CGACCTAAATGGTCTTGCAGGTGCAGCTGTAGACGTTTCTGCAGACAGCATTGCTATTGTTGACGCTACCGATAGCTCTACTAAGCTAGAGGCTATTGCTGACGTTGTCTCAGCTACGGCTGGTACTGGTCTTACCGCAACTAACGGAGTTCTTTCTACAACCCCAGAAGCCACTGGGCTTACCTCTATTATAAATTCGGGCTTTACAAAGCTCGGTACCGCAGGAGACCAAGAGTATATTACTTTTGGAACCGCTAATGAGGTTAACACGTTCGTAAATAATACTGAGATACTGAGTGTTACAAGCTCAGGAGCTGATGTTACTGGGACTCTTACTGCTACTACGGTAACAGATGGTACTGCGTCTATTACTGGAGGTGCCGCTACAGGCTTTACATCTCTAGTAGTTGACGATCTAACGATCAACAGCACTAGCATTACTAGCACCGGCAACTTAACTTTAAACCCCACTGGCGGGAGCGAAGTGGTTCAGGTTTCTGGTGACATAAATGTAGCTGGAAAGATTATAGGCGGTGACCAAGGTATCGACTTCGACGGAGCTTTGGTCTACAAAGAAAGTAGCAATACCTCGGTTGCTTCTACAGATCACGTAGTTTTCTGTACAGGTAACGTTACCCTCCCTAACTCAGCGTTTCAGACTGCTGGTCGAGAGATAGTAGTGGTAAATACCAACGAGACTAACTCTATTACCGTGACCGCAAATGGCGGGGCTATTTACAGCGGGGGGTCGAATATCTCTGGTAATAATCTAGGGTCTCGCTCTAGCCTGAGAGTAATTTTTAATGGAACTGATTGGTACGCCGTATAATGGATAAACTACCACTCAAGTCTAAGAAGTTCGTGGCCTACCTGCTCGGAGAGCTTGGGTGGAAGTTTACCATTGGAGCAGTCCTCTGGCGTAATGCTGGAGAGATTGACTTCTATGTGTTGACCCTGCTTATGACTATTATCATTATTAGTGGGTTCTTACAGGTAGGTTATATCCTTGGGCAGGCCAGCCTGGATAAGTACGTTCAGGTCAGCGGCCAGCTGCTAGATAGGGATAACAACAAAGACGGAGAGTAAAATGGACTACAAGGCCCTTCTTCTGAGCAACCAGCAGTATCTGATTCCAGCGCTGGCAGCGTTGCTTTCATTTCTAGGAGGGAGGGCCAGCGTAGGCACGACTCCCCACTCTGTAGAGTGTGCGCCTGAGATCCAGCACGTAAAGGTACTGGAGCAACAGATTGCGGACTTAGAGAGTAGCGTTCAGGGTAAGATCCTAGCGGCGGTTCAGTCTTGTAAAGAGACGGAGCAAGAGATCTGCACTCATAAGCTTGAAGAGTTCAAGGTAGCCTGCGAAGAGCTGCATTGCTCTATTTGCGGAGGCCGCTAGTATGTTCTGCTCTCTTCTACTTACACTGGCGTCTTCTGGTCTTGACTACAGAGAGATTCCACTCAGCCCGACTCTTACTCTGAATGTCCCCTTGCTGAAAGCACAGCAAGCTGCACCCCACCGGGGCTTCCTTCTTCGCAAGGGAGATCTCGCTCACATTAGGGCTGAGCTTAGTACAGCGAATGCCTCCTGTGATAAAAGGCTCACAGCTATCCAAGAGGCAGCTGATGGATTTCTTTTAGAAACTCAGCAACGCCAGGAGAGGCGAGTAGCTGACTATGTAGTCAGAATTGATGAGCTACAGCTAGAAAGGGATTACCTAGATACTCAGCTTAAGGCTGAGGTCCACAGAGGTAAGACCTTTCGACTTATGTCTTATATTACTGCAGGAGTCCTGGTTTCGGCTGTGGGCTATCTTGCCATAACAAAGTAGGTACTAGAATGATTGCAGTAGTAAAAAAGCCTGGTATGAAGGGTGCCGTAGACCCGGGGCTAGTCGCAGATCTAAAGAGTTCTATGAGCTCTATGCCTATGATGATGTCTCAGCCAAAAGGCGATCACGACGTAGAAATGGTTCTTACTAGTCTAAGGAGCATTCGACGTACTACTCAGATCCTTGAGCGCCTTATCTGCGGGTGCGAGCCTGTGCCTAGCTGGGCAGAAGCTAAGATCTACAACTCGTCTAAAGACTTCCAGAGCGTTCTTGGCTACATGCTCGGCAGCATGGATGAGGGAATGTGATGAGGCACTGGGAGCCTAAGTTTATAGAGAACTCTAGGATTCCAGTGATCCTCTCTAAGTTCGCGCCTATAAACATAAGCGCGATCACTCTTGGGCCTGTAGTTATCAGCCGAGGCAAGATCTCAGAAAGAACTAGAAGGCACGAGACTATACACTACCAACAGTATTTAGAAACTGGGTTTATAGGCTTCTTAGTGCTTTACCTCTGGTACTTTCTATGCGCTTGCTACACCTACGGCTACAGCAGAGAAGCCTACAAGAGGATTAAGTTCGAGCAGGAAGCCTACGAGCATCAGAACGACCCTTCCTACCTAAAAAATAGGAAAAGGTATAACTGGCTTCGGTACAGGCTCTAGCTGTTGAATCTAAAAAAAAGAGCTCTATACTTCTGGCCGAGTTACCGAACAGGAGGATAATATGAAGCTCTTTTTTTACCTCATTCTACCTTTGTTTACAATCTCTTGCGAGTCTGCAGAGGTTGTCCACCGAGGCACCGGGGATGCAAAGCCCCTGTCAGTAGATATGTACTATACTGAGACAGAAGCTGGTACCCCCGTCCAGGTCTTTGATTTTAGTCTGGATAGCGGTGCAGATCAGTCTGACCTTGGGTTAGACGCTAGTCTAGACTTAGATCTAGAAAGTCTGGAAGACTAACATTGTTCTCCAGGAGCAGCTCTTTAATCTCCCGGCTGGTCCTGATAGCAATTCTGGCGTACCTTAGGCTCTTTCTGTTAATAGAGCCGCCCCCGTACATAGCCAACCCATGCAGCTCACCGTGCTCGTGCACGAGCCTTGCAAGAAGGCGAACACCGGTTGAGAGGGTATCACACCGGGGGTTTCGCTTGCAGTGGTAGATCTTAAGGATCTGCATAGGGCCCTCGGCGCGCACCTTACGCCCGCCTCTAGTAGTGAGCCAGCGGCCCTTAGCATTGCTGTAGCGGCTTTCTAGCCAGCCTACAGCCATTGCGAGCTCGGGCCTAAGCCCTTGCTCACTGCTCTCTGTGTATATGCGAGAGCAAATCTGTAGCCGAGACTTATAGCCTCTCGGAGTTCGGTTGTTTTCATGTAGCTCATCTATTGTGAGCGCGCAGTTAATTGCGCCCAGTAGCAAGTTCGTAATCACCAAGGGAAACATAGTTCCTCCTTTCCTTGGTAAACCGGTAGAGGCTTATGCTTATGTCAGGATATTCATATAATTTCAATGGGAGGGCGCCATGGCAGAGTTTGTATCTACCCTTGCATACCCAGCTGGAAGGGTTTTTATTTCCTACTTAGTTAGAGACGCTGATAGGGCTCTCTATAACTATAGTACTGGCTCTTTTGATGAGGGCGTTTTCCTCAGTGACTTACAGGGCGCTGCTCGTGAGCCGTATAGGATTCCTTATGAGGAGCGAGCTCCCGGTAGCTACTCTTGGCAGCTAACCACAGATACTCTACAGAGCGGAGATTATAGCTACCAGTCTAGGGAGCTATCTAACGAAGTAGAGTATGATAACGTTAAGGTAGAGACCTTTAAAGTTATAGAAGGTGCAGTTCAAAGCTCTGACGTAGATCTTAGGATAGAGACTCTCCCTGGTCTTACTCTATTTATCTACCTCAAGCAGCTATCTACTGGCCTGTTCTTTAAGGAGGCCGATAGCTCTTTTAGCTACCTAGACCTTAGTGGAGCCGCAGTAGCCGTACGAGAACCGTACAGAATAGCTTACAGAGAGAATACCCCTGGGGAGTACTCTCTTACTCTTGATGCTAACCTCTTTGATAACGGGAACTATGAGGTCTTTACCTATCAGCTCTCGAATAATGTAGAGCTGCAGGCAGGGCTTCCCGCCGTAATACAGATCCAAGATAACCGAGAGCAAGTAGGCGTTATCTTTGATACGGTAGCGATATCTGAGAGTACCGGAGGTGAGGATAACCTTCGTTATATTACATCAGCTAACCAGGGTGTTAGTGGGGCTAAAGTAGTTGTGTACCTAGCTGCTGACTACGATCAGGGAAACTTCGATAGCCCTTTCGGCAGTACTCTTACTAGGCCTGATGGCCGTTGGACAGACCCTATACGCGTTCCAGCTGGTCGTACTTATAAGGTTACTTTCCAGAAAGAAGGCCATTATGGCCCTGATGTACAGGAGGTAGTAGTCTAATGGCTGTAGTCGCTACACCAGTAAACGCCACTAGCTCTCTAGCAGGAGACCTAAGGTTCTTCATGCGAGACTACTTTGATATGAACCCCCTCCACGACGATGTTGAGTTCTCAGATGAAGAACTTAACGTGGCTATAGACCAGGCAGTAAAGCACGCTAATGTGATTGGGCGGCCTACTAATTATACTTCTAGTAACTTTCCAAACGACTACGTGCTTAAGCTTGGCGCGGTGTCTCACCTATTTAAGTCTGAAGCTATGCGCCAGCTGCGCAACCAGGCCCAGTTTCAAGACGGTAATATCCAGGGTGTTGGCATGGATGAGAAGAGCGGTAATTACATACAGCTCTCTCAGATGATGCAGCAAGAGTTCACGCAGCATGTGAATAATATAAAAGTTACAAGTAACCTACCCATACGTGGCTCAAGATCACCCCTTGGCAGGAGGTTCTTTAGGCCATGACCCCGGTTATTACTCAGGTTCTTCCTGTCTACCCTCAGTACATGCATATTCAGTGGACTGTGGATGATCGCGAAGGGCACCTAGGTTCCGTAGATATACTCAGGGCCACCACTCCTGATGGTACTTTTCAAGAGATAGCCTCCGGGCTAACCTCTAGGATATTTACCTACCACGACACAGAAGCGGCTCTTCACGGGTTTACTACTCGGTACTGGTATGCGGTAAGAGCTACTAGCTCTATCAACCCTTCTGAGAAGGTTATTAGCGAGCCTAAAACAGTGGAGTACGCCCTTGAAGGGCACCGCGCTAAGATAGCGAGAAAAGCTAGGCGTGATCTAAGAGTTCAGCTGGAGAAGCTCAATGGAGTTCCTCTGCTTGTGATTAAGAAGAAGCGGTTCGGGCCAAGGTGTCCCGAGTGCTACAACCTCGCTACTGGCGAGTCTGTATTCTCCAACTGCAATACTTGCTTCGGGACCACTTACGAGGGCGGCTACCATGAGCCCATCAAGGTATACGGCAAGCTAGACCCTGTAGTTATTCAGCCCACTCTAGGTACCTCTGGCATATCTGAGAGTGCCGTGACTGGGCTAACAATAGTAGACTATCCTGAGGTGGATAACGAAGACGTAATCGTAGAGTTGCGGACTAATCGCAGGTTTAAAGTTCTTCGTAGAATGGTTACGGAGAGCTCTCGTGTTCTAGTGCATCAGGATCTCCAGGTGTCAGAGCTTTCTAGAAGCGCCGTAGAGTATAATATACCTCTGGAGTTTAACTGATGCAGAAGCACGGGTATGTTTACAATAAGTCATCTCTAGACGTAATCGGCATGTTCTTAGAGATGGTAAGAAGCAGGTTCGTTCAGCCTGATAATCCTAAGTTCCCCTGGCAGTGGAACGCAGATGATAAGAAATCTCGCATAGTTATAGAAGCTGCTTCTAACCCGTATTTACAGGCCAAGGACTCTAGGCCGGGAGTCTTTGTAGACCGAGGGGCCATCGTATTTCCTAAGGTAGTCATAGGAGATAGGGCTGCTTCCCACCTTACTACAGGCGGAGAGCTGTTCTACACGCATGCTACCGGCGGTATGACCATGGATTGCGTCTCTCAGTCTAAGGGGGAAAGCGCCTTACTAGGAGACACAGTCGCTCAGCACATGGTGATGAGCGCTAATATACTCATGCGGCAATTCGACTTTAAGGCTGTTACGCCCGTTACTCTTATGCCAACCCAGCCCTGGGAGAAAGACGATAGGTGCTTTTTAACCAGGGTTCAGACAGAATTTACCTACGATATAGCGTGGGCTAATATACCGGATCAAAAGAAGGTTGCGCGATACGTTACCTTTCAGACTGATAAAGAACAGGCAAGAACCTATACTTTTGGTGATTCGGCCCTCATCAGCATGAATATTGCTGATACCCAAAGCTAAACCCATACTTAGTGGGAAGTTACTAAGGAGCTGGTTATGCCTAGACCAATAGTTGAAGTCTTACAGACCGTAGCCAATATTACGACTACGGTAAACGATCCCGAGCAGAGCGTCCTTCTTGTTGGTCCGCAGTACGACCTTACTGCTTTTGACCGGGATAACCCAGGGAGCGCTCTCGCTGAGTATAACCCGTACACTGGAACCAGTGTAATGGACTTTAATACAGGAAATCCCTATAATTTTGATATAGATATCAGCGACAGGGGTAGCGTAGATACTGCCGCAGGCTCAGAGTATGCTGCTAAAGTATATCTAACAAACGCATACTTTCAGGTAGGCGGCGGGACAAGCGTAGTTGCTCCTGCTGCTAACAGCGACGCTAACGTGGGCGCTCTTCGCACCCAGCTATCGTTCCCTGAGAACCTAAACTCCGTCGGTGGGTACTCAGTTCTGCCTAATGACAAAGTGGTTATTAGCTTTAAGCAGGCATCGCGCTTCGTGGCTAGCGCGGGGGTAGAAATCGGAGAGGCATACCGGTCTCCTGCTAGTGTCTCTATCTTGCCAAATCACGTAGAGGCAGCCGCGTTTGACGGGTCTCAGGTAGATCTCTTTTACTCTGAGGCGCAGCACGGACTAGGCAGTGCTTCTGAGCTCCTGCTCTCGGACAAAACTAAAGACTCATTCTTTAGTAAGACTGATGGTGCTGACCCCGCAACCTTATCCTATCCTGCGGGCACCGAGGTCACTCTTAGGCTTACTGATGCCGAAGGGAACCACAGCTATGTACAGGGAACTCTAGCTATCCCAGAAGACCAGATCACTACGGTGGTTGAGGCGTCTGCGCAGGGGTCCACTCTACAGCTGGCTGACATTCCTAGGCAGCTTTGCCTAGGTGGCGGAGATGCTGCCGATGACGCAGTTCGTGGTCTTTCGGTTCGTATCGAGCGGCTAGTATCCGCTGAGTACGACATTCCTCTTGCAGGCCTGGAGATCGCTAGCTCTGAGTGGGCAATCGACGGCGGTGACCTTAACATGCAGGGAATCATCCTCCTAGAGGATACTAACATTCCTGGGGCGGCCAACCTATCTGAGTCTACCATCACTCGGGGAGACCTGTACCTGCGTACAAGGACTCTTAATACGCAAAGCAGTGCACTGGCGCTTACGGTCAGCAGCAATGACTTCCAAGACGTACTTGGAGAGCCCTCGGTTTACAACCCTCTAAGTCTCGCAGCGAGCATTGCGCTGCAAAACTCGGGCTCAAGCACTGTTAAGGTTCTTCGCTTAGCGGAAGATTCTTCTCAGGGGTACCTCGACGCTCGCTCGTATATCAACGCTGACCCTGACGCTTACGCTATTATTCCTCTAACTACAGATCTTAGCGTGATTAATAGCCTCGTAACAGACGCTGTTGTTAGCTCTGAGCAGAAGTATAACTTCCGGATCGTAATCGGTGCAAGCGAGGGTGCACCCCTCCGCAAGTACTGGGCAGGGTCTGACTCTGAATACCTCTCGGGGAGGATCTCTTCCTTTGAGCAGCAGGGCCAAACTACTACCGCTGAGTTGCTTGACGCAGATGCCAGCTTCCTAGCAAGCGTGAGCGACGGCGATCTTGTAGAGTTCTACTTCGATTCGGACGCTGATGTTCTACTTAAAGCCACGGTTACATCCGTAAGCAGTAACTCTACCCTTCAGCTTACACTCACTGAGGGCAACATTGCTGCAGTTGGAGCTATCAAGTTCATCGGCTACGCTGATATTAGCTCTAACAAGGCTGAGCAGGTCGCTGTCCTTAACGACAGGATCTCTACCTTCAGCTCGCAGAAGCGCCTAGTAATGGTCTACCCTGGGTCATGTACTGTTCTTGGAGAGTCTGGACAGCCGGGCTACTACCTGGGTGCCGCGCTAGGCGGGATGCTTGCCGCATTCGAGCCTCATCGTCCGAAGAATAACATTGCTATCTCTGGCATTGATAACTTAGCTGCGTCTAACCTCGGCTACTTTAATGATGATCAGATCGATTCTCTCTCGGACAACGGATACTTTGTTTTCGTTCAGGAGACAACCGGTGGACTCCCATTCTGCGTGCACCAGGTAACATGCGCTTACCGTGACTTCGCTGGGACCCAAGAGTTCTCGGAGCTTAGCGTTGTTAATAACTTTGACTATGTGAGCAAGGTCTTTAAGAATACCCTTACTCCCTACGTCGGAACCTGGAATGTTATTCCGCAGGCCCTCGCCTCTATCGCAAGCTCCCTCGACTCAGCTATCCTCAGCCTAAGGGCTAGGGTCGTTGATCGCATCGGTGCGCCCCTGCGAGACGCTGACATTATTTCTGTCGAAGAGTCTCCCAGTGATGCGGGTACGGTGGTTATACTTTTAAATGTATCGCTACCAAAGGTTCTTAATAAGATCCAGATCACCCTTGAGTCCCAGTAAGGAGTTCTAAATGTCTCTAGGAACTACTACCGCAATAGGAAACTGGAATGTTCAGGAGAACTGCGTAGAGCGTCTTACTGATAACATTCCCTATACCAGTGCAAACCCGGACGACGCTCTCGTCATGGTTGGGCCCCCACGGTACTCGCAGAGCCAGAACGACTCTAACCTGTATCCAGTAGGCCTCCTGCAGCAATTTACTTTCAGCCAGAGCCGCCAGGTTGCGCCTATGCAAACCATTGGGTCGGGCCGTGCGTACTTCACCACGGGTAAGAGCATGGTTCAGTTCAATATTGGCCGTCTCTTCGCTAAAGGCCCTAACCTGTTAAAGGCCCTCTATAAGAACGCCGAGACAGCTGGGGTTGACCTAGCTAAGTTTGGAGAGAGGCCTGTCTCTGAGGGCACCTCCGACTTCGCTATTAACCTTGACTCTGAGCTCTTCCTGATCCCCTTCGGGCTTCAGGTTATGTTCAGGGACAAGGCTAATAATAGCCTTGGTGCGGTATACCTAGAGAACTGCATGATCAACAGCTACAACATGGGTCTTGCCGCCGGGCAGAACGTCATGATGGAAAACGTTGCTGGTCTAGCAGATAGGCTCTTCTCTGTAAGGGCTAACCGTACTGAGACTCAAGGCGGGTTCCCCACAGGTGCATCCCAGGTTCAAGGTAGCCTCTCTAGTACTGACCTTACTCAGGCAGTATTTGGCGTACCTAACGATGGGATTCAGTCCTAATGAAGGACCTTGAAGTTACGAGGGTCTCGACCCCGTATAGGTATAAAGCCTCCGACAGGCGCGTAAAGCCTGTGGAGCTTCTAGTTATACACTATACTGCTTCCCCTTATAGTGTTAAGCACGGGGGGAGTAACCGTAGGCGGATAACTAGCTGGATGAAAGGCCTCGGCCGAGAGTCCAGTACTCACTTTACTGTCCTGCGGGACGGCACAGTCATTCAGGCCGCTGGCCTAGATGAGCGTACTTGGCACGCTGGCGGAAGTAGGCTTGTGCGTCAGGATGGCTCGGAGCTAAAGGGTATTAACTTTAGGTCCATTGGGCTCGACTTCGACAATGTAGGTATGCTCTACAAGATCCCTGAAGGTTGGGTAGATACCTACGGGTACTCTGCTTACAAGAAGGGTAAGAAGTTTAGTCTTTACCAGGGTCCAGAACCTTTCGTGCATGTAGACGAAAAGGGTAAAGAGACTTACTGGGAGCCATACTCTCCTGAGAGCATCACAGCTATGCAAAGGCTCATATACCACATCAGCACTCACGTGCCTGAGCTGGTAGAGACGCCTGAGTGTATAGTCGGTCACTCAGATATTAAAAGCACTAAGTCTGACCCTGGCCCAGCCTGCCCTATGGGCGAGCTTCGCAAGGCAGTGAGTAGCTTCTTCGATCCGGACAAGCTTACTCTAGATTAGATAGACATTGTAGCGCCTCGGCCTATATACTTTAGCGGTATCTCAAATAGGTTCGAGGTGACTACATGTTTGTATACACTGGAGAGGTCAGCGAGTGCTCTCCTAATACGCACAGCTTTCAGATAGAGCTGGCGGATGGAAACATAGTGCCGGCTAAGGCGCTATCTCAGTACACAGGCCCAGATGGAGCTAGCTCTCAGATCTCCATGTATAGGCCTGGCTCCCAGGTCGCCCTACTAAAAGGTGAGTTTGACGAGTATATAATTCTGGGGTGTGTCCCTGGAAGCTACACTCGGCAGGTGCCTGGGGATCTTTTAGCTCTAGGATCCAGCGAAGTAGAAGTAGACAACACCGAACTATCTAGGCATCTCGCTGATCTTAACTATGTGAGAAGAGGCTCTGACTCTCACAGAGCCCTTACTCCAGCAGAAGCGCTTCCTGGGGATTACATATACAGAGCCGAAGGCGGAAACTCTCTTAAGATCCTTAAGGGCGGCATCAATGTTCTAGACTCAGAGACTGCTAAGGTAACAACTAATAAGCTCACTGGAGAAGTGGCTCTAGACTGCTCTAGCTTCAGGCTCTCTACAGCTATGGGTAGTCTGACTATTACCCCTGATGATAACGGTGAGTTTGCGCTGGAGTTTAGCGGGTCCACTAGGTTAGAGCACTCTAGCCCTATTACTCAGTCAGAAGGAGCCAGGGATAAGCCTATAAAGCTGAGGTTGGGTAATAACTTAGAAGTAGTTTCAGCTAATGGCCACGGCATAACCATAGACCCGGACGGGGATATACTCCTTAGAGGTACAAGCGTAAGCCTACAGACTCCTGACGGCGCTATACGTAACCTCGGGCCTCAGTCTTCTTCAGAGAACCAAAGGATAGAGGCTCCTGGGGAAGTAGCCATAGAGGCTAGTTCTATCTCCACAACTGCATATAATTCTAGCTCTACTAATATACTTGGGGAGCGAGAAGTAAATGTATCTGGCACTGACTCGACTAGCGTGGGCGGTTACAAAAATACTACAGTTACTGGACCTACTGTTTTCCAGAACCCTGTAGTAGCTGCCTCCCCTGCTAACGTTGCTAGCAGAGAAGACATAACCTCTGCTGGTTCACATGTGGTTAGAGTTGGCACTCACCTTAGTGCTGGCGGTAAGTTCCTAGTGAACACTGTAGGCGGAGATATACGCTTAGAGACTACTCCAGCTCTTGGTATAAACCCCTCCTTAAACGGGGCTACAGTAATAAGTAACCCAGTTTTCCCTACTCTTACAGGTGGAGCGTACTCTACGGTTGTTAACTCCCCTAAAGTTCTAGTAGGTAACTTTCCAGCAGTGCCGCCTAGCCTTATACCCGGGACCCCGGACCCTTGGTCATTCACCCCTCATGTCCCTGCAGTACAGAATCCAGTGCTATCCGGTGCGTGCAAGTACGGGACGATGGCCGCTTTTTTGCAGGCCCTACTTCTGGCTTTGGACTCTCACACTCATGCTGCTCCTGGGGATCCTCCTAAGCCTACAGCCCCTGGCGGATACTTTGTCGGGACTATGTCTGGGCTTATCCCATCTATAGAGAGCCAGACTACTATTCTAGGAGGCCTGTGATGTCTAGGACTAGGGAGCAGAAACTTAGGGAAGACTTAGAATTTATCAAAGATGCCCTTCCAAAAATAGTGGAGGGTTTTATGCGAGAGCAGGCTAAAGAGCTAAAAAAGATAGTAGACGAACTGGAGCGGTCTCGTGGCAAGATCAACTAAGTACGACACTGGGACCACTCCGACTCAGGCTGTGGCCGGACTTAATAGGACTCTTACTGGGTTTACTGACTCCCTTGAGCCTCAGCTTGGAGTAAGCATAACAAGTAAGACACAGAACCTAGTATCTACTATCGGAGCTACCAGCCCAATAAGTAAGTTATCTAGCATAAACAATACGTTAGAGCAGGTTTTAGGCTCGCAGAGCCTGGAAGACTTAAGCATCAGCTACCAAGGCCCACTTACTCTAAAAGTCGGTATCCCCGAGGCAGTAAAAGATACCGTCTCAGGTATCGGTGCTACCTTAGAGAAGATTGTCTCTGCTCTAGAGACTGCCAAGACTATCCTGGAAGCCCTCAGGGCCCTAGTTATAAGCCTAGAAGATGCGCTAAAGATCCTGCTCGAAGAAGTCCTTAACAGGATTACTAGTATACTTAATATATTTAAGGTAGACGCTAAGGTTAGAGTCCTTGCTATACCTCCAATTATCCCAAGCCCGAATGGAAGCACAGTAGGGCCTAGTGATATAGACACCAGCATAGTTAACGGCTTTGCTAAGGTAGTGGATAAAGCTTTTGTAGCCGCAGATGGGTCCGATGGTAGTCTGCCCGGCTTCCTTACTAGGGAAAATCTGCGTGATCAGCTCGTGGGCTTCAGCCAGTCCGGCCGAAACATGCAAGGCTCTGCTACCTTCTTGGATACCTTTAGCAAGAGCTTCAGTGACGAAAAGGACTTTAACAGGCCTACAGAGACTTTGGGTTGGTCTGCAGGGCTCCTCGTAAAGGCTGGGTTCCCCTCGGCCCAGGAAGTACTAACTACCTGGGAGCAGATACAAAAGCTCCTAATCTCGGGGTACAGCAAGTTCTTTGATGACGACCCTCAGCTATCCCCGGCCAAGCCTGCTATCTCTAGAGTGAAAGTCGTAGGGTATGACGACGCCTTGGCAAGCGCTGATCTCTTTGTGGATCTCAATAATCCTTCCGGAGCCTTAGAAGGTACTGATCTGTACCCGTCTTTGGTTAAGTATGCAGGAGAGACTTACGATCTCTACGTAGTTCAGGACCCTTCTACAGTTGCCGATCCTACGCAGAAAGCCCAGCTTTTCCAGCCATTTGATAAGTACAGAGATAATAACTTTGAAGGCCTAGACCCAGTAGCCTCCGGAGGTTTTCCTACTTTTGGTAACGCCTCTGCGCTAGAGCTGGCAATAAACTCTAGTCAGGAGACTATAAGCTCTGACTCCTCTGGCCAATTCTTGCTTCAAGGGTCGACATACAGTTTAAAGCTCAGGGTTAAGTACAATAGATACTTCCTAGAAGACGGGGCTTACGTCTTAAACAACCCTGATGAAGAGATCGTTAGGTACTCATCTCCAGTATCTATAAGAATACCGGTGAACCCTAACCTATCTGCTAGACCCTTAATCTCAGAGGGTGTTCCGCCCAACTGGCTAAAGTACGGCAAGGACTGGACTTTTCCGGTCTTTGATGATCTAAAAGTGTACTTCAACAAGTTAGTAGAGTACTTGAGATCCTTCTTAAGTACAGCCAGTAATGCTATTCAGCAGATTATTAATCTCTACATACGGCTCATTGATAAGCTTAGAGGTGTACTGCAGGTACTGCTTAATGTTAACTACCTCATAGAGAAACTTCTTAACTTAGAACTGGGTGCGAGTGTAGTCACTTTCACGTCTAACGGCGGTGCTGCTGGTATCAAGAAAGCCGTAGAGGACTACTTAAACACGCAGAAAGCAGGCTACGAAGCTGCGGTTGCTAACGAAGCTGATACCTCTGACTACGCTTGGTTTGCTAACGGTGAGTCTGTCTGCGGAGCTGTGCTTGTTGCTACCTCAGAAACAGCTGAGATTATAGAGAGACTATTCTCTGCGTTTAGTCTTTTGTTTAGCTCTGAAAGCGGGTCTAACCCCTCGGATCAGTTGTCGGTGGATTCCTCTTTAAGTAATACTGCTAATATCTCTACGGGAGCTATCTCTTCTGGAAGCTCCTTCTCAATGTTTTCAGATGCTCTAGAGGGACTAGATGCATCTGAGCACCTACAATCTCCGGAGAATACCTGTGGTTAAATACGGAACAGATGATAAGTACGTTGACTACGATAAAGACATCAAGGGAAGCTTTGAGAAGGAAGCTAAAAAAAAGGATGAAGAGTTCCCTCTGCCCTCTTGGGTAAAAGACAAAGACTACGGAAAATACGATAAGTACTCTGATCTAAAAAAATAATGGGCTCGGTGGGGATTGAACCCACGACCAACCGTTTATGAGACGGTCGCTCTGACCACTGAGCTACAAGCCCAAGGAAGGCCTCCTTATCTAGTCGGCTTCAAGAACAGACTCAATAAGGGCGTTGAGGCCTCCGGGGATGCTAGATCCTCTAAAGGTGTAGCTAGCACCTTTCTCTTCTTCTGTAAATCGACTTGAGAACTTTTTATAGAACTCAGCCGAAACGGGCTCTCCCCCTAGAGTGTAAGATACTCTAATCTCTGACCTTACAGCCTTCTTGGCCTCTTTTACGGGGCTCTCTTCTGCAAGTGCAAGAGTCCTTTCGATACTGCGGAGGTCTACATAGACCAAGTAGCTCTTCAGCTTTCCGCTAGTCATATACTTGTTCCTAGTGAATATTTTACGAGCGTAGAGCTCGGAGAAGATCCTTCCGCTTCTTTCCTTTGGAAGTTTCTCCTCACCCATCACGCTACGGATATACCCTGCGATCTTCTGGGTATTGTAATAGTCTTGAGGATTACTTCTGACGTAGTCAGCAATAGCGCTGAGCATAGTAAGGTAGTCTGCATCAGACTGGCGCATGTTACCTCCTAAAGGGCATGTCTAGATTCTTATGACATAAGAACGAGTTTTTTGGTGTACTATTAGGCGTATACTTATAGTGCTTAACCCGGAGGAACCATGGCTAGAGACTACAAGAAAGAATACAAAGAGTATCATTCTAAGCCAGAGCAAAAGAAGCGCAGAGCCATGCGTAACAAGGCTAATAGAAACTCTGACACTAAGCCTGGCCAAGAAGTAGACCACAAAGTGCCTTTGAGCCGAGGTGGTAGTAACGACCCTAGCAACTGGCGAGTAGTCAGTAGGGATACTAATAGAAGCAAGAAGGATAAGCTGGCTGAGGCTATAGCCGAGAAGACCTCTGCTACCTACTCAGATATGTCTGAAGAAGAGGCGAACGCACTTAGAAAAGCCGTGCAGGAAAAAATAGAGTATCAAAAACAATTTGATGCCCCTGAAGCCCCTTCTCGTATCTACCACGGAAGTCAGAATAAGATAGATAAGTTTGAAGCTAGGCCTCACTACTTAGCAGAAGATGAGCCTGTAGTGTTTGGTACCCCTAGTAGAGCACAAGCTATCTCATTTATGGCACCTTGGAGAGACTCCGATTTTGAGCAAAGTACCTATAATGGTGATCCTACTCTTCATATGACGGAGCAGTACCCAGGGGCTTTTGAGAAGGTCTACAAAGGACGCAAGGGTCACTTATACGAGCTTGATCCCTCTAATTTTGAGTGGGGGCCTCAGCTAATGCGTAGCGAGTTTATCTCTAAAGAAGCTCCTGAGGTTCTTGGCTCTGAAGAGCTAGATGTATATGAGGCACTGCTTGCAGAAGAAGCTGCTGGTAGGCTTAAGCTACATAGGGCCATACTGGAGAAGAGTGCTAGTGAATCCGACTTCACCCCAGACTTATCTCCAGAGCAACTAAAGGAGCTAGGAGTCTACGACCAAGTGTACGGTGACGCTCCGAGTGAAGCTTCCATGAAGGAGTGGCCTGAGCACTGGATCAATAAGCAAGACCCTAAGGGCTGGTTGCAGTGGTACGAGAGGTACTCAAGGGGACGCCGTACAGACGATGATGAGAGGCAGATCAAGCGCTGGAAGAGCTTTAAGGCTAGGCACTTAGCTCAGTACTTAAAGAACCCTACTAAGCGTAGAGCTGCTGCTCTGAGGAACTGGGGAGTTGATGTGGAGAAGTACGAGAAAACAGCTAGCGCCCAAACTACTAACCAAGGACCAGGTCTAGGTGCTTACGCAGCAGGAGCTGCCGCTGCCGGAGCACTTGGTTACGGAGGTTACAGGGCTTACAAGGCTTACAGAGGCAATAATACTAGCCAGCCTAAGGCTTACAGCCCTGCCCAACCGCAAGAGTCTTCTTGGGCACCTTGGTTAGCTGGGGCTGGCCTAACTGCTGCCGGAGCTTACTTAGGTAGAGGTAAGCTAAAAGGCTTAGCTAGCGCTATAAAGAAGAAGCCTGCTGGCACTGCTGGCACTGCTGGCACTGCTGCCATGTCGGATTCTCAGAAGCTGCACCAGCATCTTACTAAGCGCATGGGCTACACTGAAGAACAAGCTAGCTCTTACGTAAGGGGTAAGGACCCATTTAAGTTTGACCAAGCTAAAGCGGATGCTTCTGCAAAAAGGTTTTCTCAGGACCAAGAGGCGCTAGGAAAAGTCTTAGATGCCAAGCAAAAAGAGTTTGAAGCATATTATGGCTTAGGCGCCCTTAGAAACCGAGACGCTAGCTTTCCAGTGCAGGATGCGTACGCGGCTCTGTATGGCAGGCAAGGCGCAATTCCTCATATTGCAAATTCTGCTATGGCAGCCGTAAACCCGGGTAAAACGGGCCTGTACCATAAGAGGGTGCTCAGGGAAACTCTGCGTAAAAGAGGGCATACTGAGTGGCAAGATAGCCTAGGATTACAGGACAATGTTATTCCCTACTTAATGCAGCAAGGTCAGAAAGGAGTGGCAGGTAGGATAGATAGTTTCCTTGCAGGACTACCTGCTCACCTAAAAACCGCAGGGCTAGCTAGTGCTATAATTGAGAAAACAGCTAGCGCCCAAACTACTAACCAAGGCCCAGGCCTAGGTGCTTACGCAGCAGGAGCTGCCGCTGCCGGAGCACTTGGTTACGGAGGTTACAGGGCTTACAAGGCTTACAGGGGCAATAATACTAGCCAGCCTAAGGCTTACAGCCCTGCCCAACCGCAAGAGTCTTCTTGGGCACCTTGGTTAGCTGGAGCTGGTTTAACTGCTGCCGGAGCGTACCTAGGCAGGGGTAAGCTAAAAGGCTTAGCTAGCGCTATAAAGAAAAAGCCTGCCGGTCCTCCTCCACCGCCACCAAAGCCGGCTCCCGCTCATGCCCCCGCACCAGCTACTGCACCTACCCAGAGTGCTGATGACCTGGTGGATTTTCATGCTATGTTTACTATATCTCCTGAGAAATTGGAGGGATACCTAAAGAACAGAGGGATCAACCCCGCCTCTGCCTCGGCAGAAGCTCTAGGTAAAGAATATAAGCTGGGCCTGGAGGAGCTAAACGCAATACTCCAAGAGTCATCAATGGGAATGGGCGCGAGATCTATAACTGCTAGGGGGGTGCAAAACCCTGCCTTTGCACCTGGCCCACAACAGATTAGATGGGGAGGCCTTGGGCGAGCCCCTACCGCGAGCACACCGCACTCATTAAATGATTTTGCAGCTATTAGTGTATACCCTATCTCTGTAACTGGCATACCACGCAAGCAAGCCGAGAAATTGATGGCTTCTAGATCTGCTGTTGCGTCGCAGGGGTGGCTCAAACAGGGACTAAAGGCTAACCCGGATATGGTAATTACTAGGGGCCCTGTTTCTTACGGGGATGTGCCTCTAATCAAGCTAGTAGAAAATAAAACGCTGGAAGAAGGGCTAAAAAAGTACCATGCCGGTATGCGCGAGGGAGCATACAGTTCATCTGGTTACACGCCCGAAATGTTTAGTGGTGCCCTAAAAACCGCAGGGCTAGCTAGTGCTATAGCCAACCTAAAGTACACCACAGAAGTAGCCCCGGACTTCCAGCCCTACATCAAGCAGAAGCGCAAAGTTCTTACTATACCTACCGAGTATCTACCTAAGCCCGACTATCCGCCTAACGACTCTGAGGCTACTAGAGAAGAGTTGCTAGAAGTTAAGTATCACATGGACAACCCCATCATAGATGAACCTACTATGATGATGTGTGATCGAGAGCCAGAGCAGCTATTCTACATAGTCTGCGAAGAACTAGGTATCGATCCGCTCAAAGACCAAGCGGAAGGTATCTACGAAGACTTTAACAAGATAGCCTTTGACCTTAAGTACATCTTCCTGCGGCCTAGGCCTTGGTCTCTCGCTGAGTACCATGGCGTAAATCTAAATGTAATGCCTCCTCCTAGCTCAGATACACCTAGCTACCCTTCAGGCCATGCGATGATGGGTTACGGACTACAAGCCTTCTACACTGAGAAGTACCCTGAGTACTCGGAGTTATGGGAGAAGCTAGGGCACACTATACAGCACAGCAGGCTTCAGGCTGGCCTACACTTCCCCAGCGACAACCTGTACTCCAAGCAGATAGTGGAGTTTGTTATGGCTAGGGAGGACGCGGGGTCTCGCCTAAAAAAAGCTATAGTAGAAAAAGGCCTCAGATCAAAAACGGCGGGAGTACTAGGAAACTACATAAAGCAAAAAAACTTAGAGACTCTAGAGCAGGCTTACCTCAGCCTGATAGGCGCCGGGCACGTTAAGGATATAACGCCATTTGTTCAGAAGACGGATAACCTTACCCGTAGGCAAGCCTTGGGTAGGATACTCTGGGAGACTGCTCAGGCTCCTAGAAAAGTTAAAAATATACAAAGAGAGGTGTCTAGGGCCGTAAACCCTTTTAGTCAGCATGCGTCTTTATCTGAGACTGCCGCTAACGTAATGGCTATGTATAACCCTTTGGCTGCGCCTCTTAGCCCTCAGGGTACCCTTGCAGTGGCGGAGCTACCGGGATTGCTTCTTAACCTAGAAAATATAGGAAGTCGCTTAGGCAGAACACTAGATCCTAGGGGCTGGCAAACAGTACATAAAGATATAGCAAATAGGGCCAGGCAAGCTATAGATAAGGTAGATGACTTGTCCTACGTAGCTAAAGATACCCAGAGGGCTATTGACGCTTATGCGAATAAAGGAGTAGCTGCAGGCCATCGAGAGGTGCTGAATGCCCTCCAAGATGGGGCTATACGGAGGGGGACCACCCTTACTGATCAAGTAGCCCAAAAAGCTCAGACCTTAATTCCGTCTGTTGGCGCAGTAGAGGCTGGTCTAGGTAGAGAACTTAGGACTAGGTCTAGTCTAGCTATAGCCGAGAGAAACAGGCTTAGGAGTATGACTCCGGAGCAGCGTAGGCAATGGAACCGGGAGAATACTATTAGCGGCCGGCTAGCTGCCTCTATAGAGAAGCGAGTTCAAGGAGCTAAGCAAAAGGCACGAGGTGCTCTACTTGGGGCTACTATGAGGTTTGGCCCTAAAAGCACTGGAGGAGCCCCTAAAAGGCTGTATAGCCAAGCACCGATGGAGTCTGTTATGCGCAAGTCTGCTTCTATGAAGTTCAGAGCTTTCGACGCTGCTACGGGGGCCCTCGCCGGGTACGCAGCCTCTGGAGAAAACAAGGGTGCTCAGGGAGCACTCGCAGGAGCTATCGGCGGCTTGGCTCTTGGGGCTGGAGGCCGTAAGTACATAAACAGTCGGTACAAAGATCTAGGTTCTACTGGGGCTAACTGGATGAATGCCCTCGTTGGTACAGGTATGGCTGGGGGCGGGGTAGCGGCCTCCGTGTTTGCGGGAGGAGACGGTACTGCTATGAAAAATAACTATAAACTATCTAGTGCTATAGCGTCTTCTATGCAGAAGAACGCCAGTGTAACTAAGCAAGCTAAGCTCAAAGGTAATGCGCTAGAGACTGTTCAGCGCCTCGTTGAGGGCGCAAAGGCAGCTAACCCTCAGGCATCAGCAGAGCAGATAACCTCTAGCGTAGTCAACTCTCTTAATAAGGGTAGAAGTGGTGGTGGAGGGCTTAAGATTCTAGAGAATGAGCTGAATATGGGCCGCGTAGGTTCTGAAAGAATTCATAGCTCTCAAATAGGGGCAGCGCATCCTCTTCAGAGAGAAATAGAGATGTACGTCCAAAAGCAGGACCCTCTATACCAGAGGTGGAATGAGCTCACCTTTAGTAGCAAAGATCCACTAGGTATAAACCATATGTGGGAACATAACCTCAAGCCTTTATCTCCTGATAGCTTAGGTCAACTAAGGAGAGAGTACCAGGCTGCGGAGGGTGCCAGAGCTGAGGCTATGCGCAGAGTAAAGGAAGACAACCGTATACGCAGGCTACGGAGAGATAAGGCTAGAGCTCAAGAAAGAGCTAAAGCTCAGGTCCAAGCACAGCTTGCCGCCCCCGCCCCAGCTCCTGTGGTACTGCCTACTCAGACAACTGAGAGGGGGCAAAGATTCTTATTTGAGCCTGCAGCTGGCCCTGTGCGGAGGGTCTCTGCGTCTGCGGAGTCCGCGGCTGTCGCCCCTAGAAGTGAGCAACTAGCGCTAGACTTTAGTGCTCCGGTGGTTAGGCCTAAGCCTACTCCAGTAGTTGCCCCTACTCCAGTAGTTACGCCTACCCCAGTAGTTGCTCCTACTCCAGTTTCCAGGGCTCCAGTCTCCCCTACTCCAGTAGTTACGCCTACCCCAGTAGTTGCTCCTACTCCAGTTTCCAGGGCTCCAGTCGCTCCTACCCCAGTAGTTGCCCCTACTCCAGTAGTTACGCCTACCCCCCTTGAGAGGGTAGTGCAAAGACAGCAGCGAATGCAGCCTGTGGACACAGCTCTTTCTAAGGTATCTCCTCCTCCAAGTACTCAGGCTACAGAGTCCCTAAGAGAAGCTGTTGCTAGCCAGCCTACAATGGCTTCTGCAGCAGAGGAAGTCGCGGCTGCAGCTGCTAACAACCCGGAACTAAGAAGAGCCTTAATGCTAGGTATCCCCGTCGCAGGATTAGGGGCTGCTGGGTTATACGCTATGGGCGGCTCCGAGAAGACCTCCAAAGCCAAAAAGCCCAAAGGCACCGCTACTAAGCGAGACCCTAAGAAGTGGGCTGCAGCTAAGGCACGGGCAAAGGCTAAGATGGGCGGCAAGTGGTCTGCTCGTGCAGCTCAGCTAGCTGTAAAGTACTATAAAGACTCAGGCGGAAGGTACAAAGGCAAAAAGCCCACTGCTAAGAATAACAAGCTTAAGAAATGGACTAAGCAAGACTGGCAGTGGAGCGGTGAGCGTAAAAAGGAGGGTTCTATGACATATGCATCTGATTTGAAAAAGCTTGCTGCTGCAAAATCTTTAGCCTCAGAGGCAGCAAAAAACAGGCTTAGGGTGGCTATCCTAAGCGGCTCCACAGGTAACGACCCTGAGGAGCTGTCTAGGTCTCGCGCACTTGCAGAAACTTACAGGGACTATCTGGAGAGCCAAGGTGCCGAAGTTGACTGGATGGACATGCGTGATATGGGGGACATGCCTGATACCTACGACTGGGATACAGACTGGTACGATGATTATAAGAAAAGATTAACCGACGCAGACGCTATGGTTCTGTCTACCCCCGTATTTAACTATGGTCCCAGTGGTAGAGTAATGCAGTTCCTTCACAGGACACTAGATAAAGAGAACCAGCAGTACAAGCCTTACGCTCTCCTATCTGGTGCGGGCACACCCAGGTCTGCTTTAGCACTTGGTGGTCTGGCTAACCAGCTGGATACTGAGATTAAAGGCATCGGTATAGGGGGCGGGGTCCAGGTTGCTGGGGATGAATTTAACGTAGAAACAGGAGAGATGGATCCTGGTATAGTGTCTAGAGCTAACGAAAACGCAGCTAAGCTACTACAGGTAGCTAGAGCTATGCGCAGCAAGCAAGATCTAACCACTAAAGAAGCCAAGAGCAAAGGGGTCTACCTACCAGCTAAGTCTATAGACGCGCTAAAGTCTTCTAAGAAGGGTCGCAATAAGCTAAAGGCGGCGATTCGTAAGAAGAACAAAGCTACTCGTGAAGGCGAGCAGCACGCAGATCACGGCTTGCACAAAGGTAAAAAGCGCAGCAAGTTGGGCGACTGAGTCTATATAATTAGTATTAGTAAAGAGACAGGAGTACTTATGAGCACCGACCCTAGTGTTAGGCTACTACAGAATCTGCTTGAGAAGACCGCGGAGGCTTCCCTCCGCGGCATGAGTTATGACCCAAATAACAAGAATATACTTAGCCTTAAAAAGAGGTATGGAAGTAAGTGGAAGAGCGTTTTAGCAGAGCAAAGAGGTATTCCTGAAAGCTCAATAGTAGAGAAAACCGCAGCCCCAGAAGGAGTAGAGCGGCTTCCCTCTGGTAAGCTAAAATACAGGGACGAGATCTTTCCCGGGTACAACAAGCCAAAGGCAGCACCTAAGGGTAGCAAGTACAAAAAGCGAGTGCTGGCTAAAAAGGGCGACAAGGTCAAAGTAGTTAACTTTGGTGCTCGCGGATATAAGCATAACTACTCTGCAAAGGCGAAGAAGAGCTACCTTGCTCGTAGTGCGGGGATCAAAGGCAAGGACGATAAGTTCAGTGCTAACTACTGGTCGCGCCGAGAGCTTTGGCCTAAGAACCAGAAAGCTGACGGCAGCGCTAGGAAGAAAACAGCTCAAATGGACGGTGGCTTAAACTTGCAGTACCTTCAGGATCAAATTAATGATCTTGCTGTAGCTACTATGAGGGATAAGCCTTCTATTCCCAGGCACATGCAGCGCGCTCAGATTAGAAGGCAGAGCGGGTTTAACGCCGAGTCTGCGATGGCCAAAGTAGACAGGCTAGGAACTAAGCTTGACACTTTACTTGCTCAGCAGGAGCAGGCTAGGCAGCAAGCAGCTCACTCGGTTAACCAACTTCCAGTCTCTATGTCCCCAGGTGCTTCTAGCGGGGCAGCAGTGTCTAACAATATTGTGTTCCCCGCCCCTACTGGAGATCCCGCGCAGGACTTGATGTCTTCAATCGGCAAGAACGTGGCTCTTCCAGCGGGGGTAGCCGCACTAGCCGCTGCTCTAGTAAATAACTTTACTAAGAAATCCAACTTAAAAAAAAACTAGTTAGAGCAGAACCTAACTACCAGACTAAGGTAGCGTACTACGCAGAAGAAGAGTACCTAGATGAGTACGAAGACTCTCACGGCAAAGTCTTTGTGCTTCTTAGGGACGGGATCTTCAAAGATATACAGTTCACTAAGAAGAACGCTACCGGGGTACAATCCCGGCTTAATTTATCTAGCCCTAATATACCTGAGCTAGAGTACATCCAAAAGATGTGCTTTATGTCGGCGCTTCACCCTAGTCCTAAGAAAGTATTATTCTTGGGAATGGGCGGAGGCAGCCTTCCTAAGTTCTGGATAGATAACTTTCCAGAAGTGCAGAAGACTATAGTAGACCTTCGCCCGCTCATGTTCCAGGTAGCCCAGGAGCACTTTGAGTTCATGCCTGACGCTAACACTCGTTTAGTCGGGGAAGACGCTAATAAGTTCCTGCAGAAGGCGAACAAGGCAGGAGAAAAATACGATATAATCTATGTAGATATCTATATGGAGGGCCCCGCAGATATCCAGAATAATCAATACTTCTGGAACGATGTTAAGGGCTGCCTTGCTGTAGGCGGTATCTCTTGCTCAAACATATGGGATGGAGGAGAGCACGCTATAAAGGCCGGGAATATTACTAAGTATCACAAGAACATTTTTGGTAATGTATTTAAGCTAACTAACCAAGGTACTTACCAATATGCGCTATGCGGCACAGATACTCCCAGTGATGAGGTAGTATCTCTAGAGTCAGGCATCAGAGCCATTGAGCTTACTGGTAAAACAAACCTAAACTTTACCAAGATGATGCAGTCTAGCATTAGGCAGCTGTGAGGAAATATGCGTAAACAGTCAGACTTAAGAAGGGCTCTGCTTAGCGGAGCCATAGGTTCAGGCGTAGGCGCAGCCTCTGGGGCCGCATCTGAAATTCTTTCTAGCGGCCTTGACTCTCGTGACATAGGTAGAGCAGCTATTACTGGTGCTCTTATAGGCGGAGGATCTTCAGCCCTACTGCGAGGAGGCAACAGGACGGCGGCTATACTGGGAGGAGCTGGTGGAATATCCAGCGCTCAGGCCGACGTGCGGGAAACTCTAGGTCAAGGACGAGGGGACGAAGTCTACTTACCTCAACAGATGATGGATTATGGTGACGAGATGTGGCAAGACTATTACTCACAAAGCCCTGAATATCTTCAGAATAAGTATGCCAGCGAGGCTCCACCTAGCAGCCAAAAGAAAAAGGCTTCTATGTCCCTCAATGACCTTGCCATCATGGAGAAGGTCTCGGGGCATACTTTAGGTAGGCTTACCCTAGATAACGGATGCGTAGTCGTAGAGGATCAGGGTAGGTATACTACCTATGATAAAACCGGCGCGTATACCTACGGCACCTTTGATACTCTAGAAGGCGCTAAGACTGCGGCTATGAGCTTTAATCAGTACAGTATGGCGGATAGCGGCACAGGAAGAGTAGCCCGCAGGGGCTTCTTTGGGTTAGGTCCTGCAGAGTATACTAATATAAATAACATGAGCGGAAGAGAAAGGGCGCGGATGGTCGGGTCGCGCTCTGGTAATAGGATTTATAAAGACTTTATGGGCCGCCAAAATAACGCGCCTACGGCTACAAGTACAAGACCAGCAGCTCCAGCGCAGCCAGCTGCTCCAGTGCAGCAGCCAGTGCAGCCGCAGCAGCAAGCTCCGGCCAGGCAACAATCAAGAGGTCCTTCTAGAAGAACGCAGAGGCAGAATACAGCGGTACGGGATGCTACTGCTGAGACTAGAGCCAGGCTTAAAGATCAGTATACGGCCCAACAACAGGAGGCACTAGCTAAGCAGGAGGCCGCCTACAAGAGGCGCATGGCGCTGGCGGAAAGAAAGGCAGCAGAGAGAGAAGCTGCCGCTGCGGGTAAGCTAACAGCGGCAGAAACCAGAGCTACTCAGGCGGAGGCCAGGGCCCTTAGGTCTGGTAGGTACCTAAAGGGTGGTATTGCAGGTCTAGGTCTTCTCGGTGGCGGGTACTTATTAAACAAGTTCCTAGGCAGCTCAGAAGAGCCTCAGGACAGCTACAGTAATTACATCGCTCAAGCGGGTAACTACGTAAATCAGGCTATGCCTTACGTCAACCAAGCCGTAGGTGCCGCTCAGCAAATGGGATACTTAGGTGGAGGCGCTCAAGGCGCGTATCAGCAGATGCCTGCTTACGGGCCGCCTCAGTACAGGTGATCTAGGGGGCCATCTCCATGGTCTCCACCATCTCTCGTACTTCTGCTTCCAGCAGAAGAGCTGCTTCCCTCGCTCTAGCCATCTCTAGATTGCGCTCTTTAAGCGCGTCTATAAGCTCTTCGTTAGAGGGAGTAGCAGGCTTTGGCTCTATCGAGGGGGACCCGTAGTCTTGGACGATTGGCGGGTACACTCTGTAAAGAGAGCTTTCTGCGTGAGGGTTACTGGCCCCAAAGCTAGCTACTAGAGTAGTAAGCACAAAGGCCAAGATAACTATGATTGCTGAGTCGTAGGTTCTCTTTTCCATGCGGTCCTCGTCTAGTCAGAAGAAGAGGGTCCAAGGACCCTTGATTTGATGATCCTTATGCCCTCTTCAATATACTTGAGGCTTACACGCATTTCAGTGATTGTTGTAGTATTCTCTGCAGCCCGGGCGCTCACTTTTTCGTAGTCTACCTTTAACCCGGATACTTTCTCTTTAAGTCTAGACACGTCAGACTCTAGCGTGGCTACTTGCTTGGTTACCTGCGTTACTGCTGGCACCTGTGTTTTTTCTAGCCTAGATACGGTGCTTGTAAGTTCCGACACCTCTAGGTTGAGATTTATAAGCCAAAGAGCTAGCGGCAGTACTGCGCCTGCTAGAGACTTAAACACAGTCTCCAACCTTATACTAATATTCATTTGGCTTGGCCTTTCTAGGAGGGTACTAAATTATAAGTGCATTTGCTACACTGCAAAAAATCTAAGGAGGTACAATGCGGTGCTGGCATCACAATATACTTAAGATAGTTAAAGATAGCGAGTTTAAGGCTGGGCTGCTGGAATGCTTAGAAGTCTTGGAGCCTGACAGGGATAACCACTTGATCCTTGACATGCTTAAGAACTACTTCAATGCTCGAAACAAGGGCTTTGGAAGTAACTGGTTTCCCTTGCCATCTAGCAGGGCTATCCTGTATATAAACAAAAGAGGTATATACTTCTCTGGTGAGTACATACGCAAGAAGCACTTGTACTTGAAGCTAGAGGAGCTGAACTCTAAGCTAAAAGAAAGCGTAGGGTTCCGTAACTGGACAGTGGCTTTTAGAGAGCCCTTTAACGACTAGAGGTAACGATGACTACTAAGTGCGTAAAGGCAACTGGCACCACAGGTTTAGGCATGTCGGTTGAGCGCATCTATATTACAGAAGACGAGAAGGCTGCGGAGAGAGCCTTCATCGAGACTCCTATGGAAAAGGGCGGAGTGTCTAGCTGGAGTATGGAGGCCCTGGAAGAGGTACCGGAAGAGCATAAGCTTGAGTGCCCTCACTGCAATAAGAACTTCCCTAATCCCAATACCGTCGTTGAGCTATGAACTCGCACTTCTTTAAAGAAGAAGCTACAGGTCTAGTATTCTCTTGTGAGATTTATGAGTGCGAAGTATGCGGGGACGACACCGCTGCGCCTGAGACTCTGGTAGAGACTACTGAAGAAGAAGCCGTTGCAGGTGGACTTAAAGAAGCTGCGACTGGCTTAGATGAAGGCGTAGAGACAGCCTTTGGGTATATGTGCATGGGGTGCTTAGAGAAAGTCTAAGTAGCTTTGATAGCTAAAGAAAAGTTCCTTAGGCTTCTCTTTAACCCCGCAGCCTTGTCAGGGCTTTGGGGGTTGGGGGGTTAGGTTAGGCGGTCATGGACTGCCAACATTAGGATTAAGATCAGGCATCCCGCTATCAACTTAGAGAAAACCCATGCTATGGTAATAATCATTTTGCCTCTCCCATTATTCGGGTTCCCCCGTTTGCCATATGATTTTTAAGTAGCTTTTGGTATTGAGAGGAGAGCACCTTGAGACGCTCGGACAGAGTCTTTACAGTCCCGTTGAGATTGGCATTCTTCTCTTCTACCTCCCCCAGAAGGACGAACCTTGCCTCGTGGGAGCGCACGCTCTCGGAGTATTCACGCTTCACATGGTACAGCTCTCTAGCGGTGCCTTGTAGCTCTTTAGTGAGCTCCCTGACTCGTGCTTCATAGTCATTTGCTAGACCCTTGTATTCTGCCACCTGTCGGTGGAGTGACTTCAGCCGTAGCGATCTGCGGGAGAAGAATGAGATCGTGTGGGTGAGCGCCATGGTGGCGACAAATGCGCCACAGGAACAATAAAAGAAAATCTCAGCGAGTTGGGCAGCGTTCATACGCATTACCCTTTCTCCGGGGTTATCCCCGGGTCTTTTCGGGGAGAAATTCCCCGGATCATATACTTATGCCATTTTGCTACCCCTGTTTTGCGTCTATCGTCAGGCGTCATAGCTAAAAGAAAAGTTCCTTAGGCTTTTCTTTGTTGGGTGGTTGTGGGTTTTTAGAGCTTGTCGGCAATAATGAGTCCTCCGACGAGGAGGCTAACGCCGACAATAATCTTAATCAGTACATACGCAATCATTACCCATTCTCCTTAATTCTATAGAAGTAATCATCGATAAAATAGATGCTTCCGAATAGCCACCCGCCAGATAGCAGGCTCCCCATCGCTGTGCTCCCTAGGAGTCGGCATAAGATTACGCACAGCAGGCAAACGATGCCTGCCTTTAATCCCGTTTTACGGAGCCACTCTTTAAATCTCATTTTCTCTCTCCTTCCACTCGCGCTCCCCCTTACGGAGCTGGTTGAACATTTCGTAGAGACGCCAGTAGACGGCGAAGCTCCACCCCAAAAAGATCCACGTCCCTAACATTATTACATGCTCCTCGTGTAGCTCACGTCCCACACCAGCTCCGCTTCCGCCTCAGTGGGCTTCCGCCGCTCTCGGTCGGTGAGAGGCCTCGCGGCCCGCACGACGTGCTCTTGGGTCCAATCGCTTGAAGTGATTGAATACAGCTTGCCCTCCCACTCGAAATGATTGAGGAGCTTTCGCTCCGCGATCTGAACGAGAAGGTCCTCGACTGACCCGAAGGTCAGTAGGGCCGCGATGCTGTCGCGGCCGTTACAGCCTGAGTGGTGCCAGCAGAATCCTCGTAGGTCCCCGCGAGGGGTCTTGAGGGTTACTGGAACCAGGGGCTGCCCTGCGTCCCTCGCCGCCAGCGCCTCGCTCTCCAGCGAGAGCTCGTCGCAGCGGTGGTTGGTGATCGCGTGAACGCGCTCCCCGATCTCGACCGGAATCTCGTTAGAACAGAACCAGGTCTTGTACCCGGGGAAATCCCCGTAGAGAATGTTCCCGGAGGTGACGGGAGGGAGGGCAGGGCGAAAGAGGTTCTTGAAGAAATTCAGCACTTTGAAACTCCTTTGTGTGCTGTTAAACAATCGCTTCATATACTTATGCCAATTTGCTACCCCTGTTTTGCGTCTATCATCGGATGTAAGAGCTAAAAAAGGGCAGGGCTCCGAGAGCGGGTTCAGGCCCCGCCCCGGGCCTAGAGCCTGGGGTGGATGTGGACTGCCCACCACTCCCAGAAACTCTGGAAGCTGTGGCCGTATGGCAGCCCTTGCCACTCGGCGGCCATAATAGCCTTCCGGAGAGGCTCTAGCCCCCCGTCCCACCGCGGCAGGTGGGTCAGCCTTTCTATGCGCAGTTGCTGGAGTAGTAGCTTGGCTACACTACAGCTCTTTTCCTCTGCGCGCCTGCGCAGCAGAAAAGTGAACGAGGGCCTCTGCTGAGGCTCCTCCCACTTTCTTGAGCGCGCACCGGCTCTCCTCCTCGCGACTGTGCTTTTCTTCCACTCGCGGGAGGTAAACACCGCCCCTCCGAAAGTGATTGCTTCTGGGGCTCCGCGGCCCCTGCGCCATCTTACTGGTCTTCCGAAGCCTGGATTTCTAGTGGCTACCTCCTCTGGGCACCAGGCCCAGCAGCGACGGGAGTCCCCTCCCCAGTCAACCTCCGTGGGCTCTAGGCCCTCCTCCAGGAGGTCCTGGAGGTGTCGGTTGTCGAAGAGTCCCGTAGCGGACCCGCTTAGTAGATTCTGATTATTAAAGTACCCACTAAAAAGATAGTCAGACATATCTCTCTCCTCGGCCTTAGGCCTGCGTAGAAGTGGGCTGTGTAAGCCCTTTTTTTGGTTCAGATGCTTATGCCAATTTGGAGGTACCAATTTACGTCTATCATCAGGTGTAAGAGCTAAAGAAAAGGCCTCCACGCGTCAGAGAAAGACCCACCAAAGTGAGCCAGTTCTTAGCGCTTCAACCTTCCTTTAGAGCAGCCTCCACCGAGAGGCATCTACCCGACAGTTACCAATGGCCTGCCGAGGCTCTGCTAAGATATTCGGATTGCCCTATATAAGGTGCGCACCTTTCTCTTCTAGCCGCCGGTTTTGCTTGTTATTGTCCCCGACGTGGGTAGGCTTTCGCCTATTGCACGGAACTCCGGGACGAGCCCGAAGTTTTCCCATTACTTATCCATTGTGAGTGCCGCACCACTACACTGGAAAACGCTCAGCAAATGTCACTTAAGCTGATCGTAGAGTGTCTTTTGTTTTGCAGCGAGACCCTCTCCCCCGCTCAGTCCTCTCGAACTGCTGACAGCCGAAGCTGCCAGGCTATAGCTTTACGTGACTACGTCAAGCTCCAGTGCACTCCTCAGCGCACCGCCTGGTAATTTTGTTAAATAGGGATACCAAGCCCCAGCCCAGGTAGATAGTCTTCGGCAGACCTCTGAGCTTTTCCCTGCTGAACGCCACAGACGAATCTGCTGCAGGTGTGGCCGTCGCGCTATGCTTCGCAGCACAGCAAAAGTGAAGTCCATGCGCAACCGGTAGGCCGCTACACTACATAAATGCTTCACTCATATACTTATGCCATTTTGATGGGTTCTTTTTGCGCGTAGAGATCCTTTAGTATTTCTCCCGCTAGTTCTGCCAGTGGGCCTCGGTACTGAGAGTCTAGCTCTATGGCTCCGCAGTGAGGGCTGTCCCAAAATAGGTCTGAGTCTAGAAGGCAGCCTAGCCCTGTCTCTTCTGGCTCTAGACCTATGTCTATTTGCTGTAGGTCACCCATCACTATGATCTTACTTGATTCTGCTACACGGGATATAACAGTAAGTAACTCATGGGGTGTAGTATTCTGGGCTTCATCGATGATGATAGTACTCTTATCAAAGTTCATTCCCCTAACAAGTTCAAGGGGTTGGTAGACTAGCTTCTTCTCTTCTTCCAGCTGAAAGAGGTAATGCTCAAAGTTTTCACCTAGTATATTGTTCATAGCAAATAAGTATGAATCTATGTACCCAGCCATCTTCTCACGATGGTCTCCGGGTATAGGTGCTATGGCGTTGCTCATCTTTGTAGTAAAAGAAGTAGGCTTCAGTAGTACTATGTTATTGTCTTTCTTAAAGTGGGAGTGAAGGGCAAAGGCGCACGCTAGCGTTGTCTTACCTGTTCCAGCTGCGCCCATAGCTACAGTGAGCGGGTAGTTAGCCATAGAGAACATCATGCAAGTTTGCTTAGAGTCCCTTGGCTTTACTCCTTGGAAGGTGAGCCCCTTTGACTCTATGAGGTCGATGTAGTCTCCTCTGCAATGAACAAGAGCTGACTGATTGCCAGACTTGAAAGCATAGAAGCCTGATTCTAAGTGTTTGGTATTCTTAGCAAATCCCCTGTCGTAAAGGTCGTCGATCTCACTAGGCGAAACTTCCAACTCACTAAAAGTAAGCATGCTACCCTCCATTACCGTACACACAAATCTTAGGGTTGGATCTGGTATAAGAAATTGGACATGGCTTTAGGAGGTCATTATGTCTGCAACTGGGGGAACCTCAGATACTAAAAAGAACGCCCGTATTGGCGTTGCAGGTCAGGGCTGGGATCTCGACAAGATCTACCAGCAAGACTTAGAGGACGGTACTGTCCTCAAAGCAGGCGAAGGTGCCTGCGAGGTCGAAGAGCGCTCCTGGGTTGAGGTGCTCGTAGATCAGCTGCTCTCTGAAGGCGGCGACGAGAGTGAGAGCCTCTGTGACGAGATGGTCCGAGCGCTCATCAATTGCCAAGACGAAGAGTACTCTCTGGAGACCAAGCTTGCTGGGTTTCAGGTGGATCTTCGTCAGGCGATCCGCAGCCTCGGTGAGGCGGTTGGGCCCTGCTTCAACGCTGACTTCTGGTGGCGTTCGATGGAGGTCCAGGAGGTGGACACAGCTCTCAATGTCCTGAGAGCTATGGGTACCTCTGGGAAGGTGCTTGAAGCCTTCGAGGAGTACCGGAGGATCCACCGGGAAGTAGACTGGAGGCGGGACCGCCTTCATAATGTCCGCTCCTGGATGGTGCTTTTGGCTCCCGGCCACTTGGAGAGGCGCGGAGCCAGCTACGGCTGGATCCGTGAGTATCGCAAGAGGCTCCTGAAGTGGGGTGCGAGCTTTCAGACCCAGGACGACATCTTTGACGATGTTGTCGGAGAACTACCCTTCGGGTGTGTCCACGTATCTGGTGGCCTAGCTGACGCTAATGGCCTATCGGATGTTGACATTCTCCTGCCAAGGGAGATCTCTGAGGGTGAGGTTAAGTACCTCCCTAAGGGGTCCTGGGAAAATAAAGATGGGTGTGCACGCAGGCTCTTCTCTATCCCAGGGTACGACCGAGAGGTCAACCTCTACGTGAGCGCGGACCCAGCCGCTCGGCAGAGCATTCGTCACCGCGAGACGATGCTCATCCTTGAGAAGGAGTTTCCTGAGCTTGCTGAGAAGGCTCGCTTCTACAAGGGCCGAGGGAGCAGGTGCTCGGAGAAGGCGTGGGCCTTCACCTTGGATCTACCTGGGGATCCATTCGAGGCGATGGAGGATACCGAGAGTGTCCTCAAGATCGCCCGGATCCACGCCCGGATCCACGCTAAGCTCGCAGCTAAGGAAGGTGGCGAGAGTTGAGCGAGCCCGAGCACGAGCCCGAGATGAGCTGGGGAGAGATACTCAAGCAGCTCTTCAACCGGGAAATCCAGGTACTCCTGGGCTGCTTGGCAGCGAGCTGTATTGCGATTAAGGGTTCTCCATGGATCCCTGATGTGATCGCAATCCCAATGTTCATATCACCCCTGTTCGGCTTTGTCTGGGTAGGGTGGTACAGTAAGGAATAAATCTAGTTTAAAGAAAAGCCTAAGGAACTTTTCTTTTAGCTATGACTAATCAATAGCAAAAGCTATTAGTTTGCTGTCATAAGCTTTTGCTAATGTCTTTTAGGAGATGAGCATGTGCTATGCTGAACTCTATTATAAGAAGCTCTATACGAGCCTATTGACCTTTAGAGTCAAAGCTGCCAATGTGCTTGGGCCTGCCCAGGTGGCGGAATTGGTAGACGCGCAGGATTTAGGTTCCTGTGCCTTCGGGCGTGAGGGTTCGATTCCCTCCCTGGGCATTTAGATGAGCTATAGAAGCGATGTTACCCTGGTCTTCTCTACTAGCGAAGAGCTTTCTAGAAAGACTGAAGAGTATGAGCTTTGGGTTACAGGAGAGGGTAAAGACTCTATCCTTGACACGCTTAAGTTCGTCTTTTGTACCATGCAAGAGGAAGAAGAGTTGGTTGAGTTCTCCTCTGTGAATACCAGGTGGTACGAGTTCTGTGACAATCCTAAGATAGACAGAGTAGTCTACTACCTTAGATGGCTAGACTCTCAAGGCCTGGACACGTCTTACCAGTTTATACGTCTGGGAGACGAAATCACAGATATAGAAGAGCGCGGAGCCCTTAGCTACTACGAAGTGCACCGAGTTCTCAAGAAGTTCTAGTGAACGTATTCTACCTTGATGACGACCCAGTTATAGCCGCTACTTGGCTGTGTGATCAACATGTCTCTAAGATGATTCTAGAGTCTGCACAGATGATGTGTACGGCTATTAGAGTTCACATGAGCCTGGAGGATACTCCAAGAGAAGAGCTTCCCGACGAGCTTAAGTTTCTCTACAAGACGGCTCATCCTAAGCACGGCAGTACTAAATGGGTGGGAGAGTGCTTTAGTAACTTTCAATGGCTGTTTATGCACGTTATTCAAATGCACGCGCAACACAAGCAGCGATTTGGTACGAGGCATAAAAGCTTTCGGGTCGCTAAGGATGCTTGGTTGTTCCTGCATAAAGAGAGAAAGGAGCATAACTTTATTCTCCCTGAGTCTATGACTACTACTCCTCCCTATATGGCATTCGGTCCAGCACTAGAGCACCTAAAGAACCCGATGGACCCGGCGGGGTCATACAGGAGGTTCTACATAGCAGACAAAGCTAAGTTTGCCACCTGGACTAACTCTGAGCCGCCACCCTGGTGGCCTAAAGAAAAATGTTGAACGTATTTTATCTGGACCATAATCCTCTCAAAGCAGCAGGGTGGTTGTGCGATCAACACGTCACTTTAATGCAGCTAGAGACAGCTCAAATGCTGTGTACAGCTGTAAGGATGCGCATGGGGCTAATAAACGTCCCTAGAGAGCAGCTCCCAGAGGGGCTTAAGTTCCTCTATAAGACGGCACACCATAAGCATGGGTGCACGATCTGGGTAGGAGAGAGCTGGCCTAATTTTAAATGGGCTTACAGGCATTCTATAGGCATGAGTAGCCAGCAGAGGCTTAGATTCGGTACTCAGCATAAGAGTTACCGCGTAGCTAAGTTGGCCTTTAGGTTTGCTCTAGGGCTTAGGTTAGAGGGAAGGTGCTTGTTCCCTAGGCAGGATAAGGTTACGCCCCCTTATCTAGCATTCGGGCCTGAGCTTGAGCATCTTAAAGATCCTAGTGACCCTGTGGGGTCTTATAGGAAGTTCTACGTAGCAGACAAAGCTAAGTTTGCCACTTGGACTAACGCGGAGCCTCCTTATTGGTGGCCAAAGGATATAGATGAAAAATAGAAGAAAGAATGTAGATATCGTCCTTAAGGGCGTCGAGTTTCTTACGAAAGACTCTAAAGATAACAAGTGGGGCTTCAAAGTAGTATCGAAGCCTTCAGAAACCTACGCCATTGTTACTATGGGCGATGCCACTTGGCGAGTTACTCCCTCAGGAGAGTCTTGGCTTGCAGAAATGTGTTGACGCGCATATACGCCATTGATACTAGGAAAGGAAGGATATGCCCTGGTGGTGGAACCGGTAGACACAGGAGACTTAAAATCTCCCGCCGAGAGGCGTGCCGGTTCGAGTCCGGCCCGGGGCAGTAGGCGATTCGGAGGTGCATATTGTTTGTGGTGAGCAGTTTAAGCCAAAGGGTCTTGGGATTTTCCTCCTTTTGCCCATTACCGCTCCGCAGGGTAGCCTAGTACTGCGGGACCTAAGCTGGAATAGCTCAGTTGGTAGAGCTGCTGATTTGTAATCAGCCGGCCGGGGGTTCAAGTCCCTCTTCCAGCACTTTCCCCGCCTCGTTTATTAATATTACTGCACTAAGCTCCATTGAGGTGGGGAATCTATACTCGGGTAGCTCAGTTGGTTAGAGCACCGGTCTTACATACCGGGGGTCGTGGGTTCAAGTCCCACTCCGAGTACTCACTCTGTTCATGGAGGTAAAGCATGAACAACGAAAGCAGTAGATGCTACAAAAGCACGGGTATCGTGTGTTATGGCTAGAGGTCGAAACTATACTCCGGCAGAAAGAGCGCTTCAGTTGATCTGCGCTAAAGCTGGACTTAGCTACGAAGAGTTCTCCAAGCTTATGGAGCAGTCTCAGGGTAAGGAGCCTAGGGTGTCCCCTAGGAATTCGTATAAGATGGTTCAAGAGAACTATCTATCAGACTTAGTGACATTTGCTGAGGACTGGGAAGCTATGCTCGATCATGTGCGTGGGCCTAAGAGCGGGTATGGTAGTGGCGACTTATAAAATAGTTCGCTTCTACAGGGACTCTTCTCGTAGAGACTACGGGCAGACAGGGCTCACTGAGGAAGAAGCTCAGGCTCACTGCAGGGACCCAGAGACAAGTAGCCGCACAGCTACCAGTCCTGAGGCTGTGCGTAGAACTAAGAGGTTTGGGCCTTGGTTCGATGGGTATACGGAGGAGTAAGTCTTGAGCTAGTAGAAGTTCTGGACTAAGTGCCCTCAGTCCGGTAAACCCGGACATAGGTACCAGTAGCTCAGATGGATAGAGCATCGGCCTCCTAAGCCGAGGGTCGCAGGTTCGAGCCCTGCCTGGTACGCTTGTCTCTTCAAAGGAGGAACTATGAAAGAGACGCACAAAGGGTTGCACCCTGAAGTACTAAGCAACTGGAGTAACCAGTCAGAATATAAAGATCCTTTGGAGTTTCTTCAAAAGGTTTATCTTATGAAGAACCCTCCGAAGTGGGCACTCAAGCAATTGAGGAATAAGCGCGATGAGCGTTGAAGCTCTAGTAATCGGCTTTGGTATAACTGTAGCCTACTTCCTACCGAGTATAATCGCTAGCTCCCGTAAGCTGCGCCGTACCCCCGGTATCTTCCTGCTTAATATCTTTGCAGGGTGGACGGGCATTGGCTGGTTCTTGTTGCTTGGCTTTGCGATACTTATTCGTAGGCATTACTAGTTTATCTTTTCTGCTTGGCTGTGGCGCAGGGCCCAAGCCAGTAGAGAGGTCCTCTAGCCTTCCACGTGTACTAGTTCTAAATATACAGGGAGATACTGCTGCGATAGATCTCACTGGGCAAGTGCGCAGGACTATCTCGGACCCTGCCGCCTATAGGACTCTCAGTAGTGAGAACGTAGAGGCTTTGCTGCCTGAAGGCACTGAGCTAGAAGACTGCTCCGACATGTGCTCTGTAAATATAGGCAGAACTGTCGGGGCAGACTGGGTAGTGGCAGGCAGGCTTTTAGCTGGAAGGTTATCTTTAGAGGTTTTTAGATCACTAGAAGGCACAAGTGTCTTCAGCGAGTCTTCTTCTATAGGTAACACTGGTGAGCTGTCTAGAAGGCTCGCTTTCTTTCTGAAGCTAAACGCTACTACCAGGGAAGGGGAGGCGCCTGTTAGCTTCTCTCGCCAGGGAAGAGAAGGGTTATTACTTGATGCAACTAGAGTAGCAGAGCTAAGGGCTTCTCGGTCTATGGACCTGGAGGCTATGAGAGCTCTGGAGAACGCTACCCAATCTGACTCTGACCCGAGTATAAGCGCTAGCGAGCGCCTCAGGTTATGGGACAATTTAATTCAGTACCCAGACTACTCTGATCTCGCCCTGCGTAAAGTACAGCACTACAAGCTGTACCTGAGGGACTACTCTAGGAAGTATAGTAGATTTCTTGAGATACTTAACTCTCCCAGGGTTGAGCCTATCGGCAGAGAATCACACCTAGCCGCGCTGCGAGAGGTACAGGGCTTCGATAGCGTGTCCGGGGCTACTCTGAAGGCTGCAGTCCTAGAGCACCTACAGCTATTCGGATATCAAGAGTACCTTGATGAAGAGATAGAGGCCTACGGTATAGACGTAGAGTCTCCCGCCATAGCGGAGAAAACTCGAGAGGTGGCTAGTAGAGAAGCTGAGCTGCATTCTCTAAGAGAATATCTACAGGACTCTCTTCCAGGCTGGGGCTACACTCACGTGCTTAAGGATGGCTTGGGTATCCACACTCTTAGCTCATACGATAGGTACTCCGAAGTAGAGCCGGGCCGAATAGCCGTAACGAGGGGCCTGGTGGACTACAGTGAAGCGCCCGGGGAGTGGAACTACCCTGTTGTAGTTCTAGGGGGCCTGCTCTCTTTGGTAGCTGCGGGCAACTGGTTGGCGGGTGAGTACTACAGAGATTGTGGTCGTGACTATAAGCAAGAAGGTAACCTCTGCCTAAACACAGGGGATCTTTCTGTGCATGGAGGCTTGTCCACCTGGGGGGAGAGATATCCTACTGGCCATAAGATTCTTGGTATAACGACCCTAGCATTGTCGGCCCTAACAGCGTATAGTTCCTACGTCTTGCTGACAGACGACTTTTAGTCAGCGCCCCGCTAGGGGCGCATGGGCTGCTAGCTCAATGGTAGAGCAGTGGACTTTTAATCCATTGGTTCCGGGTTCGAGTCCCGGGCGGCCCAGTATAGTTGCCTACGGTGTGAAGAAGCAGCTCAAATCGTACAGGCTGGTGGCGTGCTCATAGAAGAGTAACAGTCAGCCGCAACTACTTTACGCTTAAAGGAGGAGTGCATGTTCGGCATGGTGCTCGCAGGCGTTATCGCCCTCTTTGTTACCTGCTACGCGTATGCGTACATCAGTGTGTACACAGGCCTATCGGATATGTTGGTTACAACATTGTTTTATGCGGTGGTCTATCTTACACTAAGAATTTCCCTCATGTACTGCTTGGCCCTTTGACAGATAAGGAGCCCTTCCCATGGAAACAGTATACAAAGTCGCTATGTACGGCAGCTGTGTTCTTTTTGCAGTGCTCTTGGGAGCTGCTGCAACTCTGCTTTACTTATATTAGCTGGAGAATAAATATGGCTATAGACGAAAGTACTCGTAGTAAAGAAAGCCAAGAGAAGCTTCCGCCTGAGCACTACATCAAGGCGGAGCTAGAGCTCACTCGTAAGATTGGTGCAGAATTACTGAGGACAGATGCTCAAGTAAAGGCAGCCTTTGTATCGTTTATGGACGGCGTGATCAGTTCTAGAAATGAAGAGGAGTGACATGCCTGAGTGGGCTGTAGATCTAGAAGGTTTCACTCCCGCCGAGATATGCCTGCTGATTGCCTGCAGGAACGCCGCCTACACTTACGGGGACTTCAAAAAGCTCTGGGATAAGTCTCAGCGGTCTATCATCGGTAAGAAGGAGGTTAAGGAAGAGTTCTACACTTCCCTTCTTCTTAAAGATGCCAGCCCTGACATATCGGCATACGGCTGGATAAGCTTCATGCGCTACCTAGAGAAGGTTGCTGGTGGCAACTGAAGCTCAAAGGCTCTACAGGCTGAGGGTAGATAGGAACAATAAGTTCTGGTTTATTAAGTACTTCGACGCAAGGGAAAAAGCCGAAGAGTACATGGCTCACCATAAAGAGCATGGGGATCAGTACCCCTGCGGTGTAATAGAGATTAAGCTATCTCTAGATCCGGGGACAATGGCAAGTGCCCTGGAGTACGCCGCGCTAGAAGAGACTAGAATTATGATCAGCAAGATCAAAGCAGAGTGGAGCTAACAGTGGCCATCAGGTACCTATGTGCATACAGTAATACCCAGGGCAGTAAGACCCCAATAGAAGCTATTCCCTACGAGGCCGAGTACGATGACCCCTCTCAGATCACTAACTACTTAGAGTATAAGTATAAAGATAGGATGGGGCTAGAGGTTCTAGACCAAGAGGACCCTCCGCTCTGTAGCACTTCGGGCGAGGCTAAAGTAAAATACCTATCTGTATATACAATTACTCGCCACTACGGAGGGCCTGAAGAAGGTGGTTGGTGGTACAACACTAGTCATCTTAGGGATACAATACCCTTCGAGTACTCCGAGGGCGCAGAGTCTAAGCTTAGAGAATACCTAAAGAATAAGTGGAAGGACGAGCACGGGGGCGACATCTATTCAGTATTGGGGGGAAGTGAAATGGAGATTCTGGTAGAAGATACTCCAGGACAGCACCAAGATACAGAGGTGCCCCACTATGAGTAGGTACACATATGAATACAAAGCCACCCTGCAAAGTCATTTGGTACGGAGAGGAATGGATCTGTAGGGACCAGCTCCAAAAGTTTAGATTTCCAAGGAAGTTTAAGGAGTGCTTCTTTTTGGGTTGCCCAGGCAGAGGCCCTTACGTTGAGCCTGAGCCCGTGGCCGAGCCCCCCAAGGAAGCCCTCCCAGAGCCCGTATGTGAGCCTACGGAGGTTCCCGTGTGCTCTTTCTTTAAGTGCGACTTGCCTCAAGCTCCTGGCAGGAAATACTGTGGGGATCAGTGCAGGCTAAGGTCCGCAAGATGGAACTATGAGCAGAGGAACAAGGAGGCTAGGCGTGCCAGAAAAAGAAAGCGTAATAAAAGTAATTAAGTTCAGAGTTATACTTTTCTTTCTTAGGATATTAGAGACCCTTAGAAAGCTATTGGGTGCCGTAGACCCAAACATAGCTCAAGTCTCAAAGCAGGACCTAGTTGTAACCTATGGGGACTCAGAGGACGGTGATGGCATGGACCTGAAGATCCTTGTCCCTTACTATATGATGGTTGAGGACTCTGAGTACGTAGAGAGAGTAACTACCCTGATTGCTTGGGCTCTGACCGCACCGGACCATTACTGGAAGTCGTCTGCCCTCGGAGTAGATGTGCTTGATGAGGCTTACAGAAAAGTAGGCGCAAAGACAAAGATGCCTGCGCGCAAAAATCAGGATTAATTTGTTATAAGAATTTGATCTGGGCGCCTTAGCTCAGGTCAATCTCCCGAGATAGTGCTGAGGTTACCTCAGCTTTCCGGAACGTTGACTTCACAGTACAGTCAGCTCTCCCTCCGAAGCTACGAGTTGCTACGAGAATACTACGTATTCCTACGCAAACCTCCGCGCGGAAGGATCCGCCAACTATACCTAGGGGAGATTATACCCTATATCCTTCCAGCTGGAGGAAAAAACGCTATGCCTAACGCACAGCCTATATCTCTTAATAACTCTGGTATCAGAGTCGATATGAGTAATGAGGAGCACTCCACTATCCTACAAGAAGAGGTCATTGCCCATATCATTTGTGACGAGTTCACAAACACACAGTCCTGGGCAGCAGCCACAGGTCTCGCCAGTATCCTTATTCAGATGATCAATGGCGCGACTACCTTTCTACGTACTAGAGGGTACATGGGGCCTCAGATCCGGCAGAACGTGGATGATGAGATCTTCCCGATGCTGAATGATGAGTTTCTCTGCGATAGCTCTCACAGGCATAGAAATGAGACGGCTGGCCATGACGGCACTCACGCCTTCTCTTGGCTCAGCAAGAAGGGGTACCTCACCTACATGGGAGCCTACGTGTGGGGAGCGACTCCTAAGCTTGTTGAGGCCTGCAATAGCGTCATCTCTCGCCTGGAGGGAACCGCTTCTGAGGAGGTTGCCGGGTCCGGTCGATCAGAGCTTGACCCGCTGTCTGGGCTAAAGGTAGAGTACTTCTACCGAGGAAGAAAGATCGACAAGGACATGTACCATCACCTTCGGGACGATGGGCTGGACGGCCGGTCTCTTACCCTTGAGTTCTCTGCTTCCGGAGTAGTAGTCCACCCGGAGCAGATCCTTCTCTCGTTAGTAGAGGGAGGGACCTAGCAGGCTCTCCTTACTAATAGAGCCGCCGGGGTCACGTCCCGGTAAAGCTAGTACCACTTTATGCCGCGATGCAGGCAGGGGTTACCCCTGCTGGAGGTCGTTCTAAGATCTCGCAATATAATGCTAGTCTACTTAGACATGTAGGCGGCTGCCTGAGGTACAACTCGGAGGCACACCGAGGCTAATACAATGTGCAGGTCTCTGCTCACTACTTGCTAAATTTATTAATTAGCCATTAATAAATTTAAGCTAGAAAGTAGAGGCACCCGCCCTGATATTAGGCTGGAGCCACTTCAGCTATAGCTATAGTCGAGGCGTTAGGATTCCATCATTTTTCGGAGGACGAAAGAACGATGCCTTATCCGGCGGGTGACCCGTGTGTCCACCGCCGGATAAGAAACCTAGCAACTAGAGGGCGATGTAAGAATCCTGAGGTTAGTCTGAAGCTACTTCAGACACTCTGTTATTGGCAGTACGTTCGGCACCCGGACATATTGACATATGTCCGTCTGTTCCAGGTTTTGGTCGGTAGAGACGACCACCTGGCACGAACAGCTACATCTAGAGGATTCTGTTGTAATACTGCTGAGATAAAATCAGTCCACTAAACTAAATTCGAGAACCCTGAGAATCAGGTTGAGGTTACATCAACCACTGGTTTAAGCTCGTATAGTAGCAGAGCGGGGCACTACCCTGGAGTAGTAGTTGCCCCGTCCCCTACGGCCTGAGCTCGCGCAATCGAGCTCTGTCCTCAGGGAAAGCTACGCTTAGAGGATCTTGAGTTATGGCGAAGGTACGTCGCCGCTAGGTAAAGTGAAAGAGACCCGTAGAAAATACCTCTACAGGTACACACGTACACTTAGAAGATCTCTGATGCTAGGTCGGGGTAACTCCGGCTATAAGTACTAACAGGCGCATTTGCTCAGACAGAAAACTGACGCTTAGGCGTAACTTTTCTATCTGCTAGGCAACATCTCCCAGTCGCCACGACTGGGAATGTCACCGGACGCTACACCTAGAGAGATCTTTTTTTTTAGTATATACGGAGAGTTAGCAGTGAAAAGACCATTTGATTTCAGCCCTTTTATGGCGAGCCTATATGGGTTTGCGTTTACTCAAGATAATAGAATGCCAGTTATCGCTAGAGATAACGTTAGAGGTGGAAGTAGTATCAAAGCAGTAAAGAGTGCTGTCTACTCTGCGGAAGCAAGCTACTGGAAGCCTGAGCTAAGAGATCCGATCTACTCGGGTTGGGCTGCTGCGGACGACCCTAAGTACATCGCTATGTTCGACCCTAGTAACGAGTGGGACCTAGATGAGTACGTAGGAGAGTACCTGGATGAGAGGGACTCTAATGATCCGTGCGGAAACATACTGTATTACGTACCTGCAGTGTCCCCTTACTACCGGGAGACTCCGATGCATGAACTTCCGGTATATACCTACGGCAGAGCTGTGTGCCTCAAGGCGCTCCCTCAGCTAGAGAGTAGGTTCTGCGTCTTTCATATATATCCGAATGGAAGCGTACTCTACACAGTAAATAAGGGTGTGGGCTACATAGAGGGTCGTAAGACAATCTCCGATCTTTTCTGGGACGCAGAGACTGACACCGTAAAGATCAAAGTCTATATGTGCGACAGAGAGGGCGGGGAGTTTGTAGAGGATATACCTTCAGAGGATAGACTTTGGAAGAAACCCTTAAGTACGTGCTCAGAGTTCTTTCACTCTATCTACTACAGTAAGCTGATCTACGGCAGTATATCTGAAGATGACTTCTCTAAGATTGGCGGCGGCAGCGAACGTCATAAGAGGAACATGCTGCTGGAGGTCTTCACTATGACAATAGATAAGCTGCTGTGCAACGGTGAGCCAAAGCTAGAGGGCGAGCATGAAGTCGTAAGAGGCCGACTGCATACCGCTACCGAGTACCCGCATCCGGAGGACGCCTTTGATATCTGGTCGAAGGCTGGAGGCTATGGGCTAGCCTCCAGGGTTGAGCTGTCAGTATATGACTGTGACAGGCTGGCCAACATACGGAACCGGACTCTTAGCGTTGTATTTAGGTGATCCGAGGGTTTTGTATTACGGAAAGTAGTTGAAGGCTGCTTTTGCTACTGGAATGTATACTTTCCGTTTTTTTAGCTCTACTTTCCGGAAAGTAGGCTGAGCAAAAGATACATCTATGTATACTTTCCGTTTTTGGTCCATACTTTCCGGAAAATAGATCTTAACAATTACATAGACTTACGGCTACTTTCCGTTTTCTGTTTATACTTTCCGGAAAGTATTTTCCCAGTGATTCTATGGGGTTAGCCCCTATTTTACCCTATTTTCCTCTTTTTCAGGGAAATACTTATATACCTATATATACGTTACGCGCGAGGGAATTACTGGTTTTTTAAGTTAGTTGTTGACTCTTTGTGTATACTCTGGAGTCCAACTACTGCCCTTACATGCAAACTTAAGCCTAAGTCCAAAGCTAAGGGTTATTACAGTAGGTAGTACGATATATACTCACCTGAACACCTATACAGGAAGTAAAAAAATTAAACTATTTTTAGTACCCCTCACGGGCCCCTTTGGCGAGTGAAAAAAAAAGTAGGGCTCAGTACCTATATATAGGTATTTTCCGAAAAAAACGGAAAGTAGGCCATTTTTCGCTGTAACTATATGATATTAAAAAGGAAATCCATTTCGGAAAATAGGCGGAAAAAACGGAAAGTACAGTTAAGTGTATGATATTATTCAGACCTATTTTCCGGAAAGTATAACGGAAAAACGGAAAGTATACATAGATGTAGCAGAAATTGTATACAGTCTACGACGTTTAGTTACATGTGTGTGTAACCTAGATGTAGCAAAAATGCATTACGTAATGCATTTTACTACTGAACATCTATTTTCCGGAAAGTATCGACACTGAACTTTTGTATTTTAGACTTAAGTATGCTAAACTACACATAATACAATCTGATATTGCTACTTAAAGTACTGCAATAATGCAAAACGAGAGAGGAGGCTCCTAGCCTTGAAGATAACCAGAAAACTATTGTTAGATATGGACCGACAGCTTAAACTTACGGCCCACGGCGATATTACCGTCACTTCTTTTCGATTAACCCGCGCTCAGCGCGAAGAACTGGGTAACCTAGCCGATGCGTTGGCGTTAGAGTCTGACTTTAAGGTCACTCCTAGCCTGGTTATACGTACGCTCATCTACATCGCATTACGTGAGTTCAACCCAGGCGTATTATCCGCGGCAAGGATTCCGGAAAGTACACCTGAGGAAGATACTCCTCTGGATACCGAGGACTTTCTTCCTGAGATATTAGATACAGGCTTAGAGCCAGACTTAGAGCCAGTATTAAAGGCTCAGGACGCTCCGCTAGCGTGGACGCAGGAACCGGAGGTTCCAGGCCCCCACTCGGAGGCCTTACATAAGATCCTAAGAGCTTCTCTTAGCGCAGAGGACCTAGAGATTATGAGTAGAGTTAACTCTTCTGAGGAGTAACTCTATTTTTTAGCTTTCAGACCGCCTACGGTACTCTTTAACAGCTTCTAGAATAATGCTGCAGTAGGCGGCAGCCAGTACAGATACTGGAAGTATTACATCCATGATTAGCCTCCCCTGGTTAAAGACCAAAGGATAGGCTAGTCCTCTGGCTTACCAAAGAGATCCATCCAATCATCAAGGGGCTCTTGCTTCTCTGGCTTAGGAGCTTTTTGAGGCTGGACCGCCGGGCTAGACCCTGGAGGCTGCGTTGAGGGGACTCTGCCTCCAGAGGGCACCGGAGGAGTAGGGTTGCGCTGAGTATGCTTTCGTGGTAGCGGACTTACCGAGTTAGGCATGGGCGTCTCGTGCGGCTTAGGCATCCAGCGCTCTACCTCTGGGCTTAACTGTATGTCTGCTCCGCCCACTTCGGCTAGCCTGTGTTCTCCAACAAAGATACTGAGCCTCTCAATCACCTGAGTCTGTAGTGCCTCAAGCTGCTTGCGCAGAGTCTCTTTATCTAGCTGGGCGTCTCGCAGCCTCTCTATGAGCGCATTACGGTCACTGTTAAGCTCTTGTATAGCCTCTTTTAGGTCTTTGACATCATCCGGATCTCTACCTACAAAGATCGAGATCACAGTGCTGATGCTGCCGACGATCATCCCTATAATGCTGGTGATGAGGTCTTTATTTTTATCAGGAACCTCTAGGAAGGTTAGAAAGAATATAAGGCCAACCACGAGTGTCAGGAACACAAAGCTGGCCAGCCACGAACGTTTACCCTTATCAGACCACATACAGTCCTCCTCTCTTTGCCTAATTATAGGGAGGACACTCTCTTTACTTTCCCGCTATTATCCTTCTTCATAACATTTATAAAGACATACTCTCAGGAGTTACTATGCCTTACCTTACTATGGACGGCGATCCTTATGATCATGAGCAGGATGAGAAACTTGCTCAGGAGATCGGGCGCCAGAATAATAGCGCGATGCAAGAGCCCGGTCTCAAAGATGATATGCCCGCGCAACCCAACCAGGCGCTTGCACCTCCAGTACCTATGGGAGAGCCAGAGCCTCAAGTAGCGGTACCATTAGGAAAGCCTGAGCCAGCCCCTCTCAAGGAGAACCTTACTCCTCCTCCGGCAGCCCCCTCTGCTACTGGCAAGGGCATCGCTCAGATACAGCAGGGGATTAGCCAAACGTACTCTGTCCCAGGCACTCAATCGAGGGTTGTAACTGCAGCATTGCGAACTCATGGTTGGACAGACCCCGCTGATAGGCGCGCGCCATCAGTTGGCGGCGGTGTGTTTTACGACCCTGGATATGCCGCAGCTGAGTTAGGCAATCAGAAGTGGGACCGTAACTCCAGCGTGTACGTAGACCAAAGGCTCCTAGGTCAAGGAGTCGGTGAGTACAGAGATATAAAAAACATAGTAGAGCGGGTCTCTAGGCGTAAGAATAAGCGGCTACTCTCGGACAGGGAGTACCTAGAGAAGCGTATGGGCAGAGTACTTAACGCTGCCGAGCAGGCGGATCACCAACGACTTCAGGCCATGAGAGCCCTTAACCTCGCTGCGAGTTCACTTATTAAGCAGTCATCAATGGAGATAGTTATTATGGGTAGTAGCAACAGATTTCGGTCCGCTAGAGACCTCTTTAAGCTGGCCGCAGTCTCTGACTACGAGCCCATGTACGAGAATGAAGATCTGGAGGAGTACCAGCCAGAGCCCGCCGACGGCATGGCTAATTACTACGCACCTAAAGAGACTATGCAGAACTACATGTTTAGCTCTGCTCCTTCAGAGTATGAGACTATGGGTTACGAGCCCGAGGTTCAGACTTACAGCCCAGAAGACTACATCAACATGGCTTACGAGGCAGAGCCCTCTTACTCCCAAGACCAGTACGCTTCTATGGGCTATGAGCCAGAGGTTACCTTCGACACCCAGCAGGGCTACTCGTCTATGGGCTACGAGCCTCAGGTACAAACCTACAGCCCAGAAGATTATATCTCCATGGGTTACAGCCCAGAAGAGGTGTACTCAGCGTACAGCCAAATGTATGCTAGCCCAGAAGCAGCGGCCCCTCAGGTTGAAGCCATTCCGGATAAAACTCCAGAGCAACTTGAGTACGACAAGCAGCTAGAAGCCTACAACCAGAGCTACAACGAGATCGTGGCTTACCTCACTAACATGGGGTACAGCGCTGAAGAAGCCCAGGCTGCTGCCCCTCAGCTACTTGGCCAGGTTAATATCTCTCAGCCTGTAGCCCCTGAGATGCCAAAGACTGCTAGCCTCTTAGATATGCTAGCAAAGCGGTATACGGCTGCAGGCCGCCTAAGGGCAGCAGGGAAATCAGCCCCAAAGAACCTAGCTGAAGACACTAAAGCAGTAGCTGAAGAAGTAGTAAAGCGCAGGGATAAGGCTACAAGGCAAGTTCAGCGCATGGAGAAAGATCTTAAGGACTTAGTTAGCCAAAAAACCCTCTCCGCTGGTGACCAGTCTAGAAGAGATTTCTTGAAGCAACAGCTAAAGGAGCTTAAGGGTCAAGCAAAGACCAAGAGCACCCGAAAGCAGGTCAAAGATGAGTATACCCAGCAGTTCAATACAGCCCAGGAGCAGTACTCTAGGGATCTTTTAGATGCTCAAGAGCAAGCCTTACGCGCGGCCGCTGGCGATGCGGGTAAAGCTGCAGTAGGCGCTACTGGTCTAGGCACAGCTCTATACCTCTATAACAGAGATAGAAGCCCAATAGACAGTGCAGCTGAGAGCGTACAGCAAACACTGACTACGCCTTTTTCTGATGAAGCTAACCTACTAGGCCAGGCTGGAAGGTACTTAGCCGCAACTGGGTCATCACTAGGAGATAGCGCTATGCGCGGCCTACGTAGCGCTAGCAACTACGCAGTTGATAACCCATATACAGTCGGAGGCGCTCTTGCAGCTACCGGCGCTGCAGCTGTAGGTATTCCAGCGTTGCGCGCAGCCCTAGAGCGCAAGTCCAAAGGCAAAGCTAAAAGAAAGAAGTAGAGTCAGTACTTAACTACCTCTACTCCGTTCTGCCTCAGGTACTCTACCCCAGTTCTTATAGCCCCAGAGTACCCGCCTTCTACTAGATACACTGCGCTTATTCCGGCGTGGTGTATCGCCTTTGCGCACATGAGACAAGGCTCTGCAGTAACTATCATCACTCGCCCAGAGGTCTTGTTCCCTTGGCGAGCTGCATTCAGTATGCAGTTCATCTCAGCATGGTGACACCCTATCTCTAGGGAAGTACCCGACTTAACGTGCATAGTCTCTCTTAGGCAGTCGGTCTCCCCACATAAGGACCCTGCACCCCTGGGAGGCCCATTGTACCCGTCAGCAACTATGCTGTTAGTCTCTGGGTCTATGAGCATAGCAGCTATCTTACGGCGAGGGCAGGTGCTCTGCTCCGCGAGAAGCTCACACTGACTAACTCTTGTACTTAAGTATTTAGACTTAATATTAGTAGAACCGAGCATATAACTCTTTTTTGGCTAATTCCTTAAGCAACTTAAAGGTATCCTCTTTCTTCTTTTTTTCCTTCTTTTCGCCTTGACTGTCACCCCCTGGGCTCCTAGTCCCATAGTAGGCAGCGGTGCCTAGGCCGCCCACTCCAAGGTAGAATGGAACTACAGTTTTTAGGGCATCTTTAGTTGCTGGACTCAACTTAGACACCTTCTCCCTTCCACTCAGACTCTTATACGCTTTGTACCCGCCAACCCCAGCGAGACCCAAAGCTCCCAAAGCAGCTAGCGCTTTTTGTTTATCTGAAAAGCCCTCATCTATAATCCGATCCACCTCATCTAGTCCGGAGTCTACTCCGTCCATAGCGTCATCTAGCGCTTGAGGGATTCCACCAGCTTCTCTGTCTGCCTCCCTAGCAGACTGCAGCAGAGAGTAAGCTACAGGCAGACCTACGGTAGCTCCGATTAATGTCGATTTACCTTTATTATTAGCTATAGCTTGCCTAAGCCCCTTCAGAGCAGTCTTCTCTAGCTCTTCACCTATAGTATCTTCAATGTAGTTCATAGCATCACCCGCAGTAGAGAAAGCCGTAGACATTATCTGCCTGGCCTTGATCGTTAAAGGTTACGGACTGCATGGCTTTACCAACAGTGCTCGCTCGGACCACATCATCAGCCTGCTTCATGAGTCGTCCCGACACAGAGCTAGTAACGAGTAGGTCGCCCGCAGAGATATCTCCGCCTTCGTTGCAGACTTTGAAGCCTCGCAAGCCTCCTTTGATGGAGTCACCTACTGCTGCGACGTAGTAGATGTTGCCAGAGGTAATTACTTCTCCTAGAGAGGTAGTATGTGGGCTATCCTCTGTAGCCAGCTCTTTACTCTGTACTATACCTACGCAGTTAGCCTGGGATGCGCTTGTAGTTAGCGCAAGCGTGCCCGCATCTAGACTTACACTAGAGCCCAGAGGTAACTCGTCGGCAGAAGCGTAAACATGGGTTCCTGTAAAAGGAGCGTTAAGTAGCAAGTGCGAGTTTTCATCACTCTTGTATATATGCCCCGTAGGGTCTACCACCAGCAGTCTAAGGCTATTATTATTCGATACAGTAGCATTATCTATGGCTGTCTCTAGGGAGCTTTCCACTAGAAGCCTATCCACAGTACCAGTTCTCGCCCTGAACACTATGTCGTTGTTACTATCCTTGACCTGGAAAGTCCCGTTGCTATTGTGATCCAGGGCTACACGTACGTGCCCGTCTGTAACTAGGTCTATATCGAAAGCCTCTATGGAAAGCTTACCGTCGTCACCCTTGGGCCCATTTACATAGAAAGTGCCAGTATCTGTGGTGTGCGGGTTAAAGTTACCATTCCCGTCTACTGTAGTGAGCCGTATAGCGTTTTGCGACCCAGGCCCTCCCCCGAAGTAGGTGCTCCGAACGCCCCCTTGCTCTGCTGCCGTATCATTATCTGAGGTAATAAGACCCTTGAACTCTATATCGGATGAAGGAACGCCGCTTACATCTCTTACAACGGTAAAGATATCGGCAGTAAGAGTCCCATAGCCACTCCTTAGGGATAAGCTATTAGGCATGAGCCTTCCATTATACTCTAACTGGAAGCCATAGTTACTCGCTTCTCCGAATAGGCCCTCTCCCTCTATTAAAGAGATAGAGCTATTTGCGTTAATACTGTCTCTCAGGGTTACTGAAGACGTATTAGCTGTCTTGGAGTTTTCTATTACAACACTAGAAGCATCTATAATCAGAGGATCTTCTCCGGAAGCTTCTAGCTTTCCGTCTAGAGATAAGTCTGTAGATACACTGCCAGACAAGGATAGGTCTGCTGCACTTACCTCTCCCGTCAGGCTAAGGCTAGCAGCACTTATGTCTCCGAGTACCTCTAGGTTACCGCTCTCAGCGAGAGTAAGTAGATCAACAGGTCCGCTAGGGTCTTCAAAGTCTTTTCTAACCTTAAAGTAGTTACCGCCAAGACTATTGTCATTATGGTCGATATCAACAATAACGTTCGTATCCGAAGTTATGTTGATACCAAAACCTTCCTGCGCCCTTAGCTCATTCGACACCAGAACACCGGACGTACTTATCGTACTTGACGCAGTTATGAACCCTTGAACGTCTAGGTTAGTAGATATTGGTATATCTCCGTTAGAGGCGTTAATCGATAGGCACGAGATAACGCCACACTCCAAGTCCCCAAGGTAGGCATCTCCCCAGTTAAAGGTGCTAGACCCGATATCTACGCTCCCTCCACTGGGCATCAAGCGAGTGGTTTCTTCTTGGTCAATGGGCAACTCAACGAAGGCTTCTAACCCTGTCTCAGAGTCGTTCTTGACTTGCTTGACTTTAAATTTGGTAGCAGACATAGTTTCGCGACTCTCTTTCTGAAAGGGTAGAACGTGAAGTTCATCTATGGCGATAACATAGGTTACGTAAGTTTACTTCAGCACATGGGCGTGGACAAGGTGGTAGCAGACGCTGCAAGAGTCTCTTTCATGAGCGACACTCCAGAGTTAGAGGAGCTCAGTCCGCGAGACAGAAAGCTCATCGGGTACCTAGCAGAACATAAGCACACCAGTCCTTTTGAGCATTGCACCATGAGCTTTAAGATCAAAGTGCCTATGTATGTCGCTAAGCAACATATGAGGCACAGGACCTGGAGCTACAACGAGGTTTCTAGAAGATATACTTCAGAGAGTATTGAGTTCTATAACCCCAAAGTCTTTCGCGAGCAGCACAAGAACAACCGACAGGCGAGTGTTGAGAAAGAAAACTTTGACCCAGAAATCAATGCAATTCACGGGGCTACGATGATCTGGCCTTTAAGGGCTTCAGATGCCATTGCCAGCCACTCTAAAGCATCTCTAAAATTGTATCACGACCTTCTCGACGCCGGGGTGGCGAGAGAGCAAGCAAGGTCGGTCCTACCACAATCGCTGTACACAGAGTATTGGGCCACCGCTAACCTGCTGAATGTAATCAAGTTTTTAAAGCTACGCTTAGCGGAAGATGCGCAGTGGGAGATTCGAGTCATGGCTGAAGCGATGGCCGAATACGTACAGGAAAAGTTTCCGGAGACATACGCAGTATGCAAAGAGCACTCTTTCATTTAGATGATAAGTTCCTCGAAGAGTTTAAAGACACACAGCCAGCATGGGGGCCTCTAGGCTACTTTACCTACAAGCGCACTTACGCACGAGATCTAGGTGATGGAACTTCTGAAGAGTTCTGGCAGACCTGTAAGCGCGTGGTAGAGGGCGTGTATACTACACAAAAGAACCACTGCCAGTCCTTGCTGCTTCCTTGGAGCGACAGCAAAGCTCAGCGCTCTGCTCAAGAGATGTACCGCAGGATGTGGGAGTTCAAGTTCCTCCCCCCAGGGCGAGGCCTCTGGTCAATGGGCAGCAAAGCTCTAGAAAAGGTCGGAGGCGCCTGCCTTAATAACTGCGCTTTTGTAAGCACTAAAAACCTCGCGAGTGACTTCAGCGCACCCTTCTGCTTTCTCATGGATATGAGCATGCTGGGTGTCGGCGTAGGTGGAGACACCAACGGCGCAGGCACTGTAAGTATCTTTACTCCTGAGTACAGCACCGAAGAGTTTATCGTCGAAGACACGCGCGAGTCCTGGGTAGAGCTTATTAAGACTATCCTTGAGAGCTTCGTCCGTAATGGCTTGTACCCTAAGAGCATCGACTACTCTCGTATTCGGCCTAAAGGTACGCCACTCAAGACCTTTGGAGGTATTAGCTCTGGGTCAGGGCCACTGGAGTTGCTCGTCAGTGACCTGACCAAGCTCCTTATGCCTAAGGACGAGAAGCCCTACCTGATCAGTAGCGCAACCATCGTTGACATCTTTAATCTCATTGGAAAATGCGTAGTAGCAGGCGGTATTCGCCGCACGGCTGAGATTATGCTTGGCGATCCTGACGACCAAGAGTTCATCACGCTCAAAGACGATCAAGAGATGCTCATGTCCCATCGCTGGGCAAGTAACAACTCTATCCGCGCCTGGGAGGGCATGGACTATGAGTATGTCGCTAAGCGCATTGGCGAGGGCTCTGACATCGGCATGTTCTGGATTGACCACGCTCGTAACTACTCTCGGATGGCGGATGCCCCAGACTACAAGGATGCACTTGTAGAGGGAACTAACCCATGCGGCGAGCAGAGCCTTGAGAGCTTCGAGCTATGCTGCCTAGTGGAGACCTTCCCGGCTAACCACGATTCAGAGAAAGACTATCTACGAACTCTGAAGTTTGCATATCTCTACGCAAAGACAGTCACTCTTATTCCTACACATAATAAGCGCACTAACGCTGTGATGATGCGCAACCGTAGAATCGGATGCTCACAGTCCGGCATTGTCCAGGCAATCGCAAAGTACGGAAGGCGGTCGTACCTCAAGCTCTGTAATAGAGGGTACAAGTACCTGCAGCAGCTTGACGCGCAGTATAGTGACTGGCTCTGCGTTCCTAGGTCTAAGAAGACTACTAGTGTAAAGCCTAGCGGTACTGTGAGTCTTCTTGCAGGCGCAACTCCGGGCATTCACTACCCACACAGCGAGTATTACATCCGTAATATCCGTGTGAATGAAGAGAGCCCTCTTCTAGGGATTGCACAAGAGGCTGGCTTTCCTGTAGAGAAAGACCAGTACGCTAACAACACCTACGTTGTAAGCTTTCCAATCAAAGAAGAGCACTTTGAGAAGGCCAAGGAAGATGTCTCTATCTGGGAGCAGATGCACAACGCCGCTCAGATTCAGCGCTACTGGGCTGACAATCAAGTCTCTATTACGGTGACCTTTAAGCCTGAGGAAGCCGCGGACATTAAGCTCTGCTTGGAGTGCTTTGAAGACTCCATGAAGAGCGTTAGCTTCTTGAAGATTGATCCTGGCACCATCTACCCCCAGGCTCCATACATCAAGATCACAAAGGAAGAGTATGAGTCACTACAGGCCAACTGCAAACCCCTCCGAATCGAAACTAGTTCTCATGAAAAAGACGACGAGTTCTGCGACGGAGACGCCTGTGAGCTTCCAGCAATCCAAGGAGACGGTAAACCATCCTGACCATTACCAGGGCGGTAAGTATGAAGTGATCGATATCATCGAGGACTTCGGCCTTAACTTCTCTCTTGGAAACGCTATTAAGTATATCCTTAGAGCTGGAATCAAAAATCCTGAGCTAAAAAAAGAAGATCTACGTAAGGCCATCTGGTACTTAGAGCGAGAGCTAAAAAAAGCGGACAAACCGCTAGGGTAGGGGGCCAGTAAGGGCTGCTAGAGCCTTTTCTACTTCCCATACCCCAGCGGTTTGATTCGCAGCCTCTACGCGCCACACGTAGGACTTCAGTACCTGCCCTTCACTTTTATCTAGAATAGTGTCTAGTGCGAAGGGCAGATGCTTCTTGTAGAAGCCTTCGAGGTAGAAGTGAGCAAGCTCGAACTCCTTGGCCTCTTTCTCCGCAAGCTTATCCTCTTCTAGGTTAACAAGGACGGATATAAGCTTACGGAGATTTTCTCTCCAAGAGACAGAGACTACGAACTGCATCTAAGCGTCCTCGTAGTCAACTATATCTTCGGGCAGAGCTGTACCCAAGGGCACACCCTGAACCCACTCCCTACAGCCTTGAGCGTACTCTTTGGCTTCAGAAGCATGGCTCTTTACCCGATGAAGAGATTCATTCGCTCCCGGAAGATCCCCGGCCTGCGCGAGCTTCTTAGCCTCGGCCAAGAGCATAAGCGCTTTCCGGAGTTCCTCCTCCGCCTCGTCGAAGTTAGAGAGGCACATATTGTCCTCATGCCTAACTGTGTCCTCCTCGCTCATTGGTATTCCTGATACAAATACCCGAGAGAAGGGCTGACGAGGCGGAGAGAAATCTACAGGCTGCCCCTGGAGGCTTTTAACAACCTGTGTCTTTCCGGCACCCGCAACACCGATCATCGACGCCACTCCGCTGGGTGCTTGGCGATACAGTTACTGCCATGCACCTCAACGCCTTGAGTAGTCTCAAAGCGCATCACGCCCTGACGAAAGGAGCGAGGCTTACCGTAAGCATTGAAGTCTACGGTGAACTTCTCCCACCCATCAGGACCCTCGCAGTGAACCTCGTAGAAGCGAGGCTCCGCCGGCTGCGAGGGAGCTTGGTCTTCCTTAGCCATCCCGAGGAGGCCAATGCCAAGACCAACGAGGGCTACCCCGACTAGAAAGACCAAGATGGGAGTTTCGAGATCCCACCCTCTCTCACTCATCGACGCACCACCCTGCGCTCGATGGAGCGAATGCGGGCAACTCGGCTACGAGTTTGATCGGGCTTAGAGCCACAACCCCTCTCATAGCGAAGCCACTCACGAGTAAGCCTACCCGTGCGAACAGGAGGCTCCTCCTCGATTGCTCGCTCAAGGCTTTCACGAATAGATTTCGCCTTAGCCTTTAGCTTAATGAGCCTGGAGCTAAGCACTTTGATCCACTTGTTGTGGAAGTGCCACTCTCCAACGAGGGCTGAGTACCCGTCTTCAATGTCCCGCTCGGCAGAGAGCAGTGCATCGAGGTGGTACTCTACATCGAGACCAAGCTTATGGATCTCAATGTTTACGCGCGTAAGCGCGTTTGACCCGCCAATACCGGCGAGATCTTTATTAAGGTAGGTCAGACGTGCCATCTGATTCTCCTTATAATGGGCTATAATGCCCCGACATATTCTTATGTCAGACTGAACCCTCTGTTTTGCGCACTACGAGAACATGCCGCTTAGCTGGTTCAGGTAGTACTCATGCGGGGCCTGCTGAGACTGCACGTTAGTTACGTATGTATTTTGCGGAGACCCAGCGACCATTTGCCCAGCACCGTATATTCCCGCTGTACCTAGAGCACCAGCGCCAACCGCAGCTGCGACGTTACCCGCTTGGCCTTCTAGCGCTCCGCCTGCCCCAAAGTAGTTTCTAGACCCTGCAGCTCTTGCCGCTTGAGGGCTAGAGAAACCATAGCTGCCGAAGCTCTTGAGTTGAGTATCTAGCGCTCGCTGGGCTTCTGCCAGCTCTTTCTGGGCAATCTGCTTAGCTTCAGTGGTAGTAGCAGCCTGAAGCCTCTTAGCCGCCGCCTCTACATTAGCGTCTCCTCGGGATACAGCTCCTTGGTACCCTTTACCCCTAAATGTCTGGTACACATTCTTAAAAGGCTGAGCCATCTGTTGTCCGGCAGTTCTAGCAAGGTCTTTAAACCCACCAGCAGCGCCCGTAAGTGCTGGGTTTTCCATAGCGCTTCTGGCTGCTTGCCTACCTGACTGGAATGTCTGCCGGTTAGCCAAAGCCTTAGCTCCCCCCAGGAACTCAGACCCCAGCTGCCTCCAGCTAGCTTCTTTCGTAAGAAGGTCCCAGTCATTATTTGCACGCTGCTGGCCTAGTTCATATGCTAGTTTGCACGCAGCTTCTAGTGCTTCTGTACTTAGTTCCATATTTAATCTCCAGTCAACGTTCACCCTCTACGTACAAGTATATGCCTACAGGTACAGTAATAATTAGCATGAAGGGGTTGTAAACTATGCTGAGGAAGCTTAGCGCACCCATGCCTGTAGCACTACCTAGAAATTCTAGAGCAGAAAGGCAATACTTGCCTATTGTTTTAGTAAACGAGAGAATTTCTCTCAGCATGCTGGACTCCTAAGTGGCAGCAGACATATACTTATAACAGCCTGGATTAATTTATTACGCGGCCAGGCTTGGTACCGAGCTTTAAACCTAACTTACGAAAGGGTTAGAAAATGAGTAATCAGGCATATTTACAGGGTGTTGCAGAAACTCTTTCTCAGCTAAACGTTGACCCACAGATCAAAGTAGCTAGCTACAATGAGCTGGAGAAGGTCGCTCTTCAGGGCCTTAGGGCAGGCGCTAAGAAGTTAGTCGAGGGGGGCGCAGCCAAGCTCTTGGGTAAGGATGTGGGCGCAGCTCGAGAGGCTTTAAAAATGAAGTCACTAACTATGCCCGCGTTCGCCGGCGGCGAGGCCGCTGCCCTACGTGACGCTATGAAAAATCGTGGTATTCTTGGGGCAGCTGGCCGAATGGCTGAACGCAGAGCTCAAGGATTGGGCGACCTTGGTCTGGGAGCTGTTGGCGCAGGAGCTCTTACCGCAGCAGGCCTAGGAATCTCCTCTGCTCTCGACGACAGCGATGAGATCGCGGCAGCTCAGGCTCAGGCTCTCGCTGCTGCTCAAGCAGAGGAAGAAGCAGCTGCAGAGCGCCAGAGGAATCTCGCTCTCGCTCTCGGAGGTACCGCAGCATTGAGTGGTCTCGGCTATGGGGCGTACAAAGCTCTAAGCTAAGCTCTAAACTCCCAGTGAGTTTTTTGAATTAAGCGCCCTTACAGCTTTACGCTACTCGGGCGTTTTTTTTTTTAGATTAGCTTTTACTATAATTACTGAAAATAGGCCTCACCCATCTCAGCAGGAGTACCACCAATGACTAAGCTAGCTCACGATTCTTACTTACAAGGAGCTCTAGACTTCCTTAAGACAGCTTCAATTGATAGTGACATCGGTCAGACTGCCCTTGAAGTGCTTATTAAGGAGTCCTCAAAAAGGCGCTTTATTCCCTCTGCAGCAGAAGCTAGAGCAAGTAACCTGACTCCTACTCAAATGCAAGAACTAGCCACTACTAGGTCCGAAGCACCAATGCTACGAGAGCAGATGAAAGCCCTCAAAGCGGAGCAAGCAGCGGCTCGGGAGGCTCTTATATCAGAAATAAATCTCATGAGGAGCGGGGCCGCCGATCAATTGAGAGCTCGCCAAGGACTTGAAAGTGAGCTTGAGAGGGCACGAAGGATAGGTGAAAACTACAGAGGCAGATTCAGAGATACGAGTAGAGACCTTTCAAAGGAAATGATGAAAGTAGAGCGTGCTGTAGAAGCAGAACAAGCCGCAAAGAGACAAATGCGCTCATATAGAACACAATCCGAGGTACTAACACGTGATATTCAAGCACTTCGAGAAGCACAGCAGGCTGAGCAAGCGGCAGCTAGGGAGGCTTTAGCTGCTGAGCAGAAAGCTCTCGCAGAAGCTAAAGGCGCGTTGACTGCTGAGCAGCGCATAGGCTCAGGCTTATCTAAGCAGCTCAAAAACGTTAAGATGCAGAGAGCAGGGCTCGGCGGGTTAGCAGCTCTAGGTCTTGGATATATAGGCTACGACCAGCTTTCCGACTCTGGGGTTCCAAGTGCATTTGCCGAGACTCCTCCTAGCCAGCCTCTAGGCCCACCTCTCGCTGTCTAGAGCTGGTTCCGCTAACTCTGCGAATAGAGTTAAACCCTTCAAAGCTTTTAGGTTCACTAAAGCTTCTAGCCACTAGCTTAAAAGCTTCAAAGGGTATACGCTGACCGTTTGCGTTCCTATGGTTTCGATTACGGCAGACGTTATACGGGGTGTCTAGGTAAAGAGCATCTACCTCCCACCCCGCTCCCTTAGCTATATTAGTTACGGCGCTACGGCCTATCTTACTTGGAAAGCCTCCATCAAAGATAACGTCGTAGTCTTCCAACTCTTCTGAGTGGTTCTCTATGAATGTAGTCTTACCTGAACTTGGTAAGCCTACTACCATAAGCATTCTGCCGTCGTCTATTTCTGCAAGCAGCTCACCAAGGCGAGCGTAGCTTTCTTCCCAAGCTTGTGCAGTAAACTTAGGGTTAATAAGGAACTTATCACCCTGGTTGTAAGACTTAATTAATGTATTAGGACTAATTACTTCTGGCATTAGAGATCTACCTCTACCTCTTCTAGCGGCTCTATGATTTCGTCCGCTAACTTTTTACCCTCGACAGTAGGAACACCATCTTCTATGTTTAGCTCTGGCTCCAGAAGATCCTCTAGATCTTTCTGGCGCTTATCTCGGTCATCCATGTCGGAATGGATCATCATATACTCCTAGGAGAAATACATGTCAGGTAAGATTACGGACCTCGCTAGCGTCAAACTAGGCTCGAAGTCCATTGACGTAGAGAAGTTTATCACAACAGAAGATGTCAGTGAAGAACCAACTCCTGAGGAGATGGCAGAGCAGGAGAACCTGGACGCACTCGCTGAGGCTATCTCTAGTACGTACTCTACTCCTCTAGAGATGTGGAAGATGGAGTGCTCGGATCATAATCTCGACCTCAAAGACGCAGCAAGGATCCTAGATACCGTTATGACTAACGGTTTCTACGAAGAGACTTACCGCATGGCAGGGCGAGTATTTAAGATTCGTACTCGCACTACCGTGGACGGCGACCGCCTAATTGAGATGCTGCGTGAGATTCAACCTCGCACGGACGCAGAGATCGCCCACTTAGCATCGAGGATCAACTTGGCTTCATGCCTAGCCAGCTTTGCGGATAAGACTTTTCCGCATACATACCCATCCGACGACAATCGCGCAGAGCTAGACCTGGAGTGGAAGGACCGCTGGGACTTTATCTCATCTCTCCCTCAGCCGGTGTTCATTGCTCTAGCTCAGACTATGAACCGGTTTGACACTAAGGTCCGCCTGGCCTGCGATGCGAGAGCACTAGAAAATTTTTAAGCGCCCCTTGGGGTAGCGCTAGGGCAGAGCTACTTCTCCGAGGGGTCACCTTGCCTCCCAGAGGCTCAGTAAGATCAGCAGTATTGGAGGAGATGGTACATCGGGAGCGCCTTAGATCGTGGAAAAGGCTACAAGTAGAGATATTTAACCTCGCAGCTCAGATCACTAAGAGCCCTGAGATGGTGGACGAGGTGACTAAGAATCTCTCCGAGTTCTACAACATGGTAGTACACAACCCCAACGCCTACGATTTAAGTGGAAGAGTAACCGGAAACTCTAGGTTTAGAGACTCCCAGAGCTCATCTACAGATAGCGCAGCAGAGATGCTTAAAAAGCTAGAGGAAATACCTGATGTATGAGTCCGGACAGGGAGTATACCCTACTACAGCCCAGAGCTTTTACAACGTAAATAGCGTATACTCCCCAATGGACAATGGCAGGGCTGCCCCGCAGATCTCAGCGCCTGCCGCGCATGTGCCTATCTACAACCCAGCTCTAGGTACAGACTATCTCTCTGCACAAGCGCAGCAAGCTGCAGTCAGATTTATGACTAATCCCCAGACTAATCAGCCTGGGTATTATGATGCTAGGACGATGGACGCAGGTATATACTCTGCCTACAAGTCTGAGCTAGATGCTAGGAGCACGGCTAAACTACTGAACTACGGAAGCTTAGCGGCAGGCGTAGGCACTGCAGGCGCTAGCATGCTCTTAGGCCTAGGCATGTTTAACCCTGCTACACTAGCAGTCACGGCGGGTGCTAAATTCCTCGACGCAGGGGCGGAGTACTACAGAGGCTTCGAGAACCGTATGGGGGATATTCGAGGCATTCGTCAGATGTACTCGGGCATAACCTCTGGGGCTATGATTGACCCTACCACAGGTAGAATGACAAACGCTGCCGCCGCGGGAATAGTCAATGCCCTCGACTCTACTGCTGAAGGTTCTGGCTTCACCAAGCAGGATGTCTATCAGATACATAGCATGGCCGGTGAAATGGGCCTTATGCGGGGTCATACCGGCAGTGCTTCTTCTATAGCATCCAGAGTAAAGCAGCTTGCTACTCTTACAAAGAGTATAATGGATCTAGGAGAAGGGATATCCCCGGCTGATGCCCTTCAGATGCAGCAGCTCACAGAGAATATGGGTGTTAAGCTTGATAAGTTTAAGTCCCTTAACATCTCTAGGCAGGTAGTGACTGCTGCTAGGTTAGCAGGCAAAACGCTAGAAGCTACAAACCAGACGCTCTCTGCTGCAGCCAGCACTACTGCTGGAGCGGGCTTAGGCGGCCAACTAGGGGTAGAGTCAGCTCTCTTTTCCTCTGTTACTGCTAACTCCCAGTTCGGATTCTTGTCAGCAGCACAGCAAGCAGCTGTAGGCGGGTCTGCCGAAGCGTATACTAATAACCTTACACAAGCACACGCATCTTTTGCAGCCAGGAACGCCCAGTCTCTTGCTATGGGCTCGTACTACTTAGACCCAGCATCAGGGCAACTAAAGATTGACCAGGGCGCTTTGCAGAGAATGGTTGAGCTAGGGCTCAACCCAGAGGAAGCGAACAAGAGAGGTATGCGGCTGATTAGAGGCCCTGAGGCTAACAAGCTGCTAAGAGACAGATCTACTCGAAGCCTAGTCCAGAGCGTACTGAGCCGAGACATAGGTAAGCTCAGCAGGGAAGCTGCTAACTCTATGGACCCTGCTACTCGCCTTGGAATGATGGGCGAAGAGATAGTGCAAAGAGCTCTATCCACAAACAATCTGGATCTAAATGCAGTAGCTAGTGAGCTATACGGAGAGTCTGGAAAAGCAGTCCTTACTCAGCTGCAGACTTACAGCCAAGGCAGGTCTAGGCGTAGAGAAGCGTTTAGAAACCAGCAGCTTCAAGAGTTGGATCAACTAGCTCTCCGAAACTTTACAAGCGCAGAGCAGATACAAGAAACAGCTAGAGCTGGCTACTTTGAGTCTCTAGGTAGGCTGGAGGCAGATCGAGCTGCTGGACGAGAAGATATGCTCAGGAGAGAAGCCAGAGATAGGTTTGGGGCTACCCCAGGTCAGTACAGTAGCGCCGACTACCTCGGGTTAATAGGAGGAACAGACTACTCAAGCAGAAGCTTGCTGAGACCTAACAGAAGGGGTGGGATATACACTCGGGATATTAGTGAACGAGGATTCTTCACTGACACGTTGTACAATGCTTTCACTTCAGAAGATTACCGCTACGGACAGATGAACGATAATCTTGCTGCTCAACGACTACGGAGTGTTTTTGCCAACGACTTCTTTGGCAAAGGATCTCAAGCTTTCTTTGAGAATGAAGGCCGTGGAGCTATTGGCGAGTATCTATTTAACGAAGGGTTCAGTGGAGACAGATACGAGTATGTGGAGGGGCTGACTACTGCTCTGTACGGCAGAGGTTCTCGCGATATTGGCGCCATAAGACTGCAGAGGCTGGCTGAGATAGAGAGAATGGCTGAAGCAGGATTTACTGAGCGAACTTTAGGCCAAGCCAGAAGAGCGCTAGGAACCTTAGGAGACACTGGAGCTATTAGCAAGCTAAGAGATAACCTTTCTCTAGACACGACCCAAGAGCAAGTAAGAAGAGCATTTGATGAAACTGTTATAGAAGGGGTGGCTGCTGGCACAGGCACTTTTGCTAAATATACTAGAGCTAAATTCGATAACTTAAACCTAAGCCCAGAGCAGAGAGCTCTAGTCTACAGGGCGGAGAGGCTCGCAAGCCTTCACATTGCGAATAACCCCGGAAGCACAAGCATATTCGGGCCCGGAGAAAGAACTCTAGAAGGTCCTTCCGGAGGTAGGGATATCGCATCCGATGCCACGGCCACGGCTAGGCACTTCCTAATCCAAGCTTTTATGCGAGAAGACCCTAGTATGACCATTGAGGAGGCTACCGCTAAGTACAACGACCTCTCTCCTGACGAGGTAAAGAGGCTTACAGAAGGGGTATACGCTGCAGCGAGGGAGAATGAGGGCGGAAACCTTAATACTTTCTTAGGTAAAGTGGGAAGAGTAGGCTTAACAGGTCTCGCTCTTCTAGAAGCCGGAGGAGGCTCGGAAGCTTCCTACAAGGCGCTAATGGAAGAAGGAGTCTCCGTTACGTATAAGCGGGCTCTAACCCCGGATGAGATACAAGCTAGAGCGTACATGTCGGCAGAGGCAGCAGCCAAGCTAGGCAAAGAGACTGGGAGTGTGTCTACTCTTAGTTTGCTTACAGGGTCCTCTGCAGAGATGACCGAAACAAACTTTAGAGCAAAACTAGAAAGCTTTGGCGATCTATACACTAAACTGGGATCAACACTTGGGCAGGTGTCAGCCCAAATGCGAAACTTTATAACAAAAGAGGGAAGGCTATACGTAGGCGAGGAAGACCTAGCAGTAAGAAGGTTCATAAATACTAAACTGACATCAGAGCAGAAGAAAAAGTATGACGCTCTTTCTAGCTCTGAGAAAGAAAAGCTTAAATCCCACCTTAAAAATATAATTACAGCTACTGGGGCTACACGGGAGGGGCCGGCAACTAAGGAAAACCTGCAGTATAGGGCGTTGAACGACGAGCAGTTCGCAGCTAAAATGAACGAGCTAGGGCTTACGGGGGCCGCATCTAAGAGCCAGGGCATGGCAGAGGAGATGCTTCAGGATAATCCTCTAGCTGGGCTGTTTGGAGACAGAGACGACGCTACTGGTAACTTCCTTAAGTTCATGAGAAGAGGAGAGATAAGTCTTCTTAGATCTGCAGGAGGCCAGATGCAGATTGATGAGAGCATAGAGTCAACTCTAGGCGGAAGCATGTCTGGATTATCAGGGGACGTACAGGAGCGAGTACGCGAGCTCTTTACTAGGACCTTTGCAGGCCTACAGCAAGGGGATACTGAGAAGGTAAAAGAAGCGTCTAAGCGCTTTAGAGAAGGCGTGCTTAATATGATGGGTAGCGCACCGGTACCAGGACAAGACTCATCTGGGGACACGTCGGTAGCTGCAGCAGCAACTAAGATCAACATGCTCATACAGGCCGCAGCAGGTATCATAAAAGCTCTGGCCATAGAAGACACCAAGGCAGCTAGGGATAACCTAGAAGCTATAAAGAGCAAGTTAACAACTCTCGCTACTCCTTCTAACTCCGCAGCTATATCTAAAAGGGGCTAAGCCATGGCACAGTCAGAAGAGAGCTTGCTCTACTATAAGACATACCCTGCTACAGCTGAGAGCCAGCTTACAGCACTCCTTAGCCTCATGGTTAATGACCTTAGGAAAAAAGGCTCTTTTGTCATGGAGACATCAGGGCACTATGACAGAATGTCAGCAGTTGCCTATGGGGACTCTTTTGTAAGTGTAGCTTCATTTAAGGGAGACGGAGGTATCTTAAATGGGGACTGATATAAGAGAGCATGTAAACTACTACAGGAATGGCGCTGTACTCAGCGACCCTAAGTTCCTTCCACCTCCGGGTAACCTTCCAGAAGATGGTAGCGAAAACCCGTACATCAACACAGTGCTGGGAGACGCTACTAGAAAGTCAGTAGAAGCTCTCCTCCCTAGATACAATATTACGGAAGGGTCAGAGTCTGCAGAGGTATCCCAGGCACGAATGTACTTTACTGAGCCGGCCTCTAAGAGCAGGCTAGAGGTCTTAGAGCAGATACCAGGAATAGATATAACTTCTGGGTCTGCGTATGTAGGATTCCTATTGAGCTCTGTGAGCGAGAATAGGTCAGAAAAAGTACAGACTATGCCTCTTCATGGGGACAACTATGTAGCTACTTTCTATGGGGAGAGTCCTAGGACCTACAGCTTCTCCGGCATCTTGTACAATACAAGGAATGCTGCGTGCAGGGATATATTTACTAAGCTCTATGACTACTTGTTTAGGGGCACTGCAGCGGCAAAGAATAGAACACTCACCCAGGTAGTTTACGACAATAGAATAATATCTGGATGGATCCTTAACCTATCTCAGAACTTATCTGCGTCGAATGAGATGATGGTTAACTTTGGCTTTTCTATGCTTGTGCGTAAAGAGGTTATACTTACGCCTAAGCAGGCTTTAAGCTATAACAATGCGTACTTTACAGGCAGCCTTAGCTCTTTTGATAAGGTCGAGGGCATAGATGCCTTGCCTGCATTTGACGATTACTTGAACACAGCAAGAATAAAGCCGCCTCCTCGGCCTAGGAGAGCTTCGGGGGTTAGAAAGCCTAACTGCCGCGTTAATAGGGCCGCCATGCGGGCTAGAGGCGGGTCTGCCGCGGCTAGGACTGCACCCAAGGCTGGGACTTTCCTGTCAAGTCCAAGGGCTTCAAAGTGCGATATCAGTGACTCTATTATCCAGACGAGACGAGCACTCCAGGATAAGATAAACAGAATAAAGAGCAATAGCAGCCTCTCTGCTGAAGAAAAAAGAAGGAGACTAGATCTTCTGAACAATGAGCCAGAAGTTAGGGATCTTAGGGCTGCCTACAGGCAGACAGAGATACCGGGCCTGACAGCCGGCGAGAAGGCTAGGAGGGATGCACTCTTTCAGAGAGAAGGATTTAGGAGTATTGAGGAAGTAACTAACTTTGATACTAAAGTGGATACGGCTGCGGCTACTGCTGCACTGAGAAAGCTGAATTCTACAGTTGCAGCAGGCACTAAGACTCCTCCTGCAGACACAAAGTCCTCCCCCTCTGAGGAGTCTTCTCCAACTCCGCAGCCAAAACAGGAGTAGCTAGATGACTTTAGCCTACGACTACGACATATCCCTGCCCGACTACAAGACGGAGCACCACGCCGCTCTTCAGGGAACCCCTCTAGGGGAGGTAGCGCTACGGATAGCTACTCACATCGGGGATGTCCCAGAGCTAAACTCACTTAGGGACTCAGTTCTAGGCTCTCTCGTGTCTGAGGATGACCAGGGAAGGACTCCTGAGCTAAGACTAGCTGCCTATAGGGCCATACAGCTACTAGCAACAAATGGCTGCGCACACTTGGTAAAGCATATGTTTGCTGCAAATACGGACACTATTATAGGTACAGCGCTTCCTAACGTAGTAAAAGTGTCTAGCCTAATGGAGGACGAAGGGTCTTACCAAGTATTGTACGAACGAGCAAGAGCGCTTCTTAGTAAGAGTGGCTACTACAACAAGTTCCAGTCTCCAATGCACGAGAACATGGATGTAGCTCACACTGGTATACCTAACTTACTGAGAACGCTTGCTCTTATACTGCTATATATGGATGTAAACTAATGGCTTCAGACTACGGAAGAGACGCCACTCTAGGCGGATTCTTAGTATACATAAATGGAGTTAGAGTACCCTGTAGCTCTGCTAGCGTGTCTGTGCAAGCAGGGGGGTACGCCAGTGCCAGTCTATCTCTACCTGCTCACTCTATCCTTAGAGGCCTGGGAGATGAAGACAACCTGAATGTAGCTATCTTTTATTTAGATGTGTACTACTACGATAACCCTACTTGGTGCCTTCTCTTTGAGGGAAGGATAACAGGGCAGAGCTACTCTAACCAGCCCGACGGAGAAAGCTGCGGGTTTACCGCCGAGAGTAATGTAAACGTTTTGTCTAGCCTCTACTTCTCTTTTCTAAAGAAGAAGCGAGGATCTAATACTGCTACTAAGGATTACCCTAATCAGATCGTTGTACGAGGCAAGACCGCTAGCTCTTTCCTCACAGAGAGCCTCTCAGGTAGGCCGTTAGCTAGGCCGTTCGACTTTATAGAGAACGTGTTTAACATCTGCTTAGGGGTAAAGAGAGACACAGCTAGGTCAGACCTTAGGCAATCAGCTGAATCTTTGGAAGAGCTCGTTAGAAGCAAAGCAGGGCAGCTGGATAGGAGTTACAAGAGGCGCATACGCAGGCTGCAGGACCGTGTAGGCTCTTTTCAAGGAGCCATCACAGATGAGCAGAGGTCTCAAGCGCTACTAAAAGGGATCAATAGAGATGTGATCTCGGTAGCGGTATCTCAGGGAGGATCGTTAGATTCTATCTCGAAGTTTCAAGACCTTCTGATACGTGCAGAGATAGCTAGAGATATCCAAGAGAAGGCTATTCAGGGAAGTCAGGTTGCGATTACTGGGTTCTTCTCTAGGTATATGCGACTACTCAGATTCAGAGAGCACTGGGTTTGCTCTCCGTACCTAGAAGGCATTCCAAACTCCGACAACCCTATAAAGGCCCACATGGGTGGAGGGGTATTTCCGTTTCTTAGAAGCGCTAAAGCTAAGAAGTTCGTTAAGTCTATGGTTAGACAGACGGGCGCTCAGTACGGACCAGGAGGGAGCGCCCTAGGTTTGATCCAGAACCTGTATAATATGTACTTCTATAGTATAACCGAAGTACTTGCGCCTCCAGCATACCAAGTCGATAATTACGGATTACCTCACGCCAGCTTTTACGACTCTAAGCCAGAGTCTAAGCCAGGGGAAGAAGGCATAGACTACCCAGGATGGAGCTCGGCACTCAGCAAGAGTAAGAGAAGGCTCTGCATAGCTAGCTATCTTACTAACCCAATATCCTCTTACTCTATTCCTCCGTCATGCAATGCCATATTCCCTTCAATGACATTCTCTGTAAGTATTAGTGACTCTTACAGTGCTAAGCCTACTAGGCTTTATTATAACAAAAGAGGGCCATACGGTAAGCTAAACTTAACAAATAAGTCCCCAGGCTATAACATGGATCCTTCTAGAGTGGGGTACCCAAGCGTAGCGGTAGGGCACGCACAAAATGCTGCGGGAAGCGCCAGAGAAGGCTTAGAGTACCTTATCTTTCCGGAGGAGTACTTTAAGGGCCCGAACCCTGTCATAGATAATATGCACCCAACCTATATGGACTTGCAGAAGTACGCTAACTCAGCCAGGTTCTCAGCCCCTTCAAACCGCTCAGCAGCTACAGCTTTACCTGCAGGCTTAGACCCAGAGACAGCTAACAGGGCCATAGCAAGCGCTCAGAGGATGAGCACAAATGGGTTTAGCAGCTATGGACTCTACTTCTTGGTTGCTCAAAAGGAGTACCTATCTAGAAAGTATGGAGCTGTTTCTGCGAGCGCTTCTACTGTATTCAACCCTTATATGGTAGTGGGCATGCCTTGCTCTTTGCTGAGTAATGGCGAGACAGGACATCAGATCTTTGGAGAGATAGTCTCTATCCAGCACAGCCTGTCCCCTTCTAGCGCTATGACTTCTGTTAACATCAGTAAGGTTCGACATATAGAAGAGACTCTCAAGAACATTGAGTCTGACGCAGCTAATTTAGACATGGCGCCCCAAGAGCCGGTATCTGAAGTTCGGGACCTTCTGCAGATTTACCAGACCGCAAATGAGTACTACAGTCAGCTATTCAAAAAGAACGAGATAGGTAAGGCTCCCTTGGTGGACGAAGCTACCCGTTCTGCAATATTGGAGTATAAAGCTCTCCAAGAAGAGCTAGCTGACCTGAAAGCGAGGCTCGAAGCAGTAAGCGCATCTGTTTCATCTTCTGCAGAAGACGTAGAAGGTCTACGAGAGGCTGTAGCTTCGAAGACAAGGGACGTGGAGAGGCAAGCCGCCCTTCTCCCCGAGACAATAGACAGGGACAACCCAGATTACTACCCCTTGCTGCTGCACCCCTCAGCTTTCGACTTTAAGCAGTTCTTGGGGTGGGAATCAGTAGATTCTGAGGATCCCTCGTTCATCGTAATGAGGGATTCCGACGCCAAACTAGCCCGCCAAAAAATACCTAACGTGGATGAAAGCAGGCTCAGCAAAGAAGGCTATCAGGAGAACTCCAAGCTAGTTCCTCTTCCCGAGGCCTCTAGGTACTTCTCTAGCACTGACCATGCTATGCGGTACTGCTCTAGACCGGTATGTACGCTGGAGCAGTATATAGACTTTTACGCTACTGCGGGAAGGACGGCTGCCAATCTAGACCCTATCGGTAGAGGCAGAGGTGTAAGGCTAAACCCGAGGATAGACTCCCTCTCTGGCGCAAAGTACTACGATGTAATCAGGCAGTTTATAGGGGGTCCTGGGCTAGAGCCTGGGTCTTCCGTTAGGGGCAGATCTCGGGCATTAGCCTCCAGCCTTAACCGGCTCAAGGCCCTAGACTCCGATGATCTACAAGACTCTGGCCTGTACCTAGACCAGCTAGAAGAGCGAGAGAGGGCCGAGGCAGCTACACTACAGCTTACTACCATTACGGAGCAGGGCCCCAACCAGGTGTTCAAGTCTTTTAGCCAAGATGACGTAGCTAAATACACAGACTTAGCTGACTCTAGAAGGGACTGGCAGAGTCTACTACTAGACTACTTGACTATAATTGAGGGTACTAATCCGATTAAAGGAGCTTAAGGCATGAGCGCTAGATCAGACAAAGACATGGAGCTATGGAAGGCCTACAACGCCAACCCAGGTAAAAGTACGCTCAACCCTCTGCTTAAGCAGTTTGACGGAACTATAAATAAAGCCGTTAACAAGTGGGGCGGAGGCAATGTCGCCCCGATGGTACTAAAGATCAAGGCTAAAGGTATAGTCGCTGACGCTGTCAAAAACTTTGACCCGGCAAAGGCACAGCTAAACACGCATGTGACTAACCACTTAAAGGGACTGTCCAGGCCTGTTTACGAAACTCAAGTGGCTAGAATGCCTGAGTCTAGGACGTACAAGACAGGGACGTTTCTTACAAGCCAGGAAGAATTAACGAATAAGCTGGGAAGAATGCCTACCGTAGTAGAGCTCTCAGAGGACCTTAAGTGGTCTCAGAAAGAAGTAGGTAGATTCAGAGAAGAGCTTCGGGGCCAGTACAGTACTTCTAAGCCTACTCCTCCTGGCTTTGAGAGCTTTAACTCTGACATGGGAGAGCTGGACTTCATCTACCATGACCTTAATGACCAGGATAAAGTAGTCTTCGAGCACACTACCGGATACGGCGGAGCACCGGTTCTATCTGGGTCTGGGCTGTCTAAGAAGGCTAAGCTAACGCAAGGCCAGATATCTCACAGCAAGAGAAGAATTAGGGACAGAGTACTAACCTACAGGGGCCTTAAATGAGTGAGCAAAACTTAAGCTCAGCTTTAGTTTTGTTGAGGGACATCTCAGCCACGCTTCAAGCTGTACAGACTAAGACTCTAAAGATGGCGGAAGGCCAATCACCTTTTAGGCCGTCTGAAGTACAGCTATTTTTACAGGTTCTAGGCTACCTTATAGGCAAGGCCGACCAGTATATTTCCTCTACAGAGGCTGACTCTCTCCCAGATATGTACCACAGAGTTTTCTCTATGGCTTATGATGATCTGGTTACTACTAGGAGGGCCCTTTCTTTTAGCTCATTATCTAGTAGGCATAATGCCGGATTGCGCGCTGACTCGGATAGAGACATAATTTCTGAGCAGTATACAGCGTTCTCCGAGCAGCTAGCAGAGGCTGAGAGAGAGTCAGAGGTCCAGGCAGGTCAGGACGAACTGGAGTACGGAGAGGAGTTTAGCTGATGGATATTTCTATAGTTCCCGAAGGGTTAGAACCATCGGAGTCCCCCACGTCCTTCAGCCCTCTAAAGCCTAACTTTGTATTCGGCACGGACGAGTCGGGGGAGATTGTTAAGGCTAGCGGCCTCAGCGCGCTGGCCTCTAGAGTTCTCTACCTACTGTTTACTACTAAGGGGTCTGACCCGCTCCGACCCCAGCTTGGCGGCAGTATTGGCAGGCTAGCCGGATCTTCAGACTCCGCTAGTTTCTCTACAGTTTTTTCTAGGGCACTTATAGATATAGAAGAGTCCATGCTTAGAGAGCAGAGAAGCTCTTTTACCCCGGGGGATCAAGACGCGGTCCTTAAGTCTGTCAATCTGGTGAGCATTTCCTTCCCTACCAATGATTCAGCCCAAGTATCTATACTTATAGTTGCAGAGTCCGGAAAGACAGGCCTTCTACACCTAGAGGTATAAAATGCTAAATGGCGTAACGATCACTACTCAAGAGGTGCTCGATAAGCAGAGATACCTTCGAGCTTTCTTACAGGGAAAGATCGGAGACTCGAACCTTAGGGAAGGCTCCTTTTTCAATGACCTCGTAGTTAAGCCTGCTGCTTATGTTGCGCTTCTAGTAGAGAAGGAAGCTCAAAGAGTAGTCAATAGTTTAGACATTAGTAGAGTATCTGAAGTAGAAGACCGCTCTAGTGCCCAAGTTCTAGACGAGATAGCCAGTAACTTCTTTATAGAGAGGAAGGCTGGGACTACTTCCCAGGGCGTTGCCACTATAGTTGTGAGCCAAAGACAGGGGTTTGTGGTCCCTGCAAACACAATCTTTACGAGGACTACTGGAGTAGAGTTCTTCTACGCTGGGGCGGGAGGCTTAGACCAGGATTTGGTTGTACTAGGAGAGGATCTCTTAGAGGAGGTAGGAGACGACGGAGAGCTTACAGGGAACTACTACTACGATATAGTCGTGGAAGGCACTGTAAGCTTTATAGGCTCATCTCTCTCTCCAGGTGAGTTTGAGGGAATGAACCCTGCCGTAGACAACCTAGTGCGAGTGCATAACAAGACCGCCTTTAGTCCGGCAGAAGGAGAAGAGACAAACTCTTCTTTAGCTCAGAGGATTAAGGGAGCCCTCACCACTAGGGGCATGTACTCTAAGTCCGGGATAGAGGCCTACCTACTAGACTCCCTAGAAACCTGCGTGTCTGTTAGTACTACCGGAGCAGACTCTTCCGCTATGAAGAGAGATATTCTCTCTATAAATTCTACGGAAGTAAGGATCTTAGGGAAGAGCAACATCTACGCTAACTTGGGGTACTACCAGGACACAAAGAATATAGACACAGTTGGAACGGAGACTTCTGCTCCAGCCTCAGTCGCTAAGGCCGCCGATGTGCGGGCGCTAGGATTTAGCCTTATCAGCGAAGTTACTACTTCGGACGGCAGAGAGGTAGTGCTCAAGGAGAAAGAGCTACTGATAGACAGAGCGCATGGTGATGCTCTAGAGGCCTCTGAGTATAGGCTTAGATACGATACTCCGACAGACACTAGCGGATTAACTAGCCTGTCTGGCCCTATTTACTGCAGGACCTCTCTGGAGAACATGAAGATTCTTACTAGAGTGGAAGACCAAGCGGTAACCTTCATGTCGCTACTCCCTAAAGGACATAGCCTAGCTGAGACTACGGCTAGCGCTTCCGATATCTTACCCTTAGGAGTGGACCAGCTAGTGTACACTCCGACTGTAAAGAATATATACTTCTCTCTAAAGGTAAGACTGAGGGAAGACAGGCCGGGAGACCTGCCTGAGAGTACGGTAAAAGCTGATTTAGCTTCGTATATCTCTAGGTATCCCGCCACTAAAGAAGAGCTTAACCTTTCAGATGTAGTCCACTACATCATGGAAGAGTACTCTTCATACATAATCAACATAGACCTTAGCTCGTCTAGTTTTACCTATTCTGTGCTGCTACCGGACGGAAACAAAGTCTTCTTCAAGCCCACCACTAGCACCTCTTACTCCGACTCAAGCCCATACTATGAGTACGAGTCAACTATCGTGGAGTACAGCTTGCCTGACGGGTACTTAGAGAGCCTGCAGGTATCAGATAGTACCAGCGTGGTACATTGCTTAGCTTCTGACATCTCTTTGGGGATAGTCCAATGAGTTCAGACCTGTTACTAACTACTGTTAGTGATTTCTGGAAGAATCACTTCAAACAGTACGATGCGGTGAAAGCCCTAGTAGAGGGAGTTTTTTCTTCAGCTTCTGATAGCTACAGTAAGCTCTCTTCTGCGGCAGTGTCCAGGTCTATAGACAGCGTAGTCAGCACTAGGAATACTAAGAGAAGGCTTCTCCCTGTATCTAGGCATACTATGTTTCTTAAAACGGGAAGAGACTTTCAGACTAACGATTTGTACCTCTACTACGTGATGGAAGCGCCCAGGCAGCTCATCTCTATATCGTCTATCGTTAGCAACGTGGCAGACGATCCCACTACTAGACTCATACTAAACGAAGACTTTTTCATCTATAGAGGGAATGACTTCAACTTTATGGGCCTATTCAGCGAGGACAACTCCTGGATAAAAGAGTCTTCCGTCTACATTGTGTTTAGAACAAACCCCCTAGATACGGCGGGAGCGCAGAAGAGCACTCTGCTCGTCCAGGACTACTATAGGCTAGACGTCTCTAGCGAGAACAGTGACTGGACAGGAGACTTGGCTACAGGTGACGATATCATTTTGCAGTCCAATTTGGGAGCATCTTCATCGAGCCGAGTGCTCACCATAGTTGATGAGTCCAAGATTATCTTAGAGCCGTCGCACCCGGCCACTCTGGAGTGTTCCAGGATTAGTTACTCTGCAGGAGCCAGTACTCTAGACGTCACTCCTAGGCTCTTTACCATGGAGTCTAGGACCTGCTACTTGATAGCCAATGATTACGTAGAAGATACTGAGTACCTTTATACTCACTTTGGATACCGATACTCTACTGCTGTGCGCCCTAGCGACGAGCATTACAGGAAAATCCTAAAAGCAAAGGCTCTACTAAGCACAGCTCCGCCTACTAAAGAGACTCTACTATCTGCGTGCAATTTGTTCTTAGGCATGCCGGTGTTCGAGGCAGGGTCTTTTGTGGGAGAGGAATTGCTCACTTCTAAGACTCAGAGTCCTTCTGGCAACGTAAAGGTAACGACTAACTTAGGCGACTACGTGGTAGCTAGTGGGCTTAGCCTAAGATCAGACGTCTCCCAAGCGCTGTACATAGTTGACGATGTGGAGCAGCCGGCTAGGCAGCCTTTAGAGTTCGATAAGCTAGAGCCGTTGTGCAGCGACATACAAGTATTCGTAGGGGCTAGCACTGACTGGTGGCACGAGGAGAACTTGCTACCAGAGATCCCACTTAATGTAGCGCCAGGGCTAGTGGAAGAGCTCGATAGGGAGATTATCCCAGGACAGCACGATAATGTAGTAGGGAGCCCGGATGAGTGGGTTATCCCTGAGCAGAGGATAGGGGACTACCACTTTAATATAGGTGACGCTACGAGAAGGGTGCTCGCTACCGCGCTTACAGAAGACTTTCTTAAGTGGAAGCTTGTGGGTATTAAGTTCAGCCCAGCAGCGGCGTCTTTGCCTACGACGTTTTCTGTGCAAGAAGATCTTATAAGATCTATCCAAGATTCATTGCCAGTAGGCACATTATTATTGCACAATCTAGTGTAGGCCCGGAGTGAGACATGCCTGTAGTATTTAAGAACAAAAATTACAATAATGCAGACGACCAGTACGACTCTGGAGAGAGCACTCAGTCTTCTATCAAGCCTGTTTTAAACGGACAGAGTGTAAACCAGGCTGTACTGTCTAGGCCTTCTGAGAACCTGCGATTGCGCACGGAAGAGCTAAAAAGAAACGTAAAAAAGTACGAAGATATTCTGCAGTCTGCAGGGTTTCTTTCGTATAGCTACAATGAGGCAGTGCAGCCCGGCGGTACCGTTATAGACGGTACTGTAGAGGTAAAGTGGGTTGCAGCGGATTCAGCATTCTACGTTCAACCTAGTTCTAGTTCTTCGCTCACCATTCTGGGGGCGGTGGTTCCGGGAATGAAGTATGCGATAGACAGATCTGCCTTTGAAGCTTTTTACAGCGACGAGGTAGCAAATGGCAATAATCCCAAGTTAGGGCTCGTATCCCCAGGGGACTCTATAAGCTTTAGGCTACCATTACTCAGCGCAGCTGATGCAGCAAGTAACCCGCTAGATCTTATAGCCGCTAATACTTCTAACCCTGCGGTAGAAGATTCCACCATAGTGACCAGCCTTTACGACCTTCTCACTAATACTAACAGGCCAAACAATATTTCAGGCGCAGACGGGGACAAAGCTCTCTTCAAGAGCCCAAGTCAGTACCGCCTTAAGATAACAACGAAAGACACAGAAGACGGAGCTCTTTTTAGGTCTAAGCTATCTTCAGCTAGCGGCAGCAATCACCCGGTAGCTATCAATGTAGGCGGGCTAGAGTACTCTTTGGATGCGGCTACCGTTCGCTTTGATGAGCAAGACAGTCTTGTAGCTTATATCTTAGAGCCAAATAGAACGACCTTCCCATTTGACTCGGTAGCCTCTAGCGATACAGTCCTTATAGACGGCACAGAGTACTTTGGCGAAGGGGCGACACCTTCTTGGGGGTCTATCGACCTGGAGGACGCGGGAGCTCCTCCAGAAGAGTTCTTAATTCCAGTTGCGTCTTACACAGGAACTAAGATCATTGTTCACGGCATTGGCGCAGTGGATGCGGACGATGTAAAGAACGCTGCAAACTCTACTATTACTCTAAGCAATACTGGCGTAGCCAGCACAGAGCTTGGAGGTGCCATTGAAAGCTATGAGAGCACCTTTAGGCTGAGTAGCTTGGTAGTTAACTCTACTTCTGTCGAAGGCAACAGCCTATCAAACGACATACTGGACTTAGGAAATAACCAGTACTTGCTTGCTATACCAGTGAGCTTAGACATCCCTGAGATACCTACTGGTAGATCTTACTATTTAGACTCTATCTCTGTTTCCGGTAGCCCGTACTTAAGCGATACTTCTAAGCCCATAGCCGTCTTAGTCCAAGTAGCTAAGTACCGATCAAAGATACAGGAGTACGCGGATCTAGGAGAGTCCAGGATAGTATATACGGCTATAGGTAATGTGAACGACATCTTCGGGGCATGCCCTTCATCTAGTGAAATTACAGATAACGGGCCAGTAAAGTCAGAGCCAGGGTATTATAGAAACAGCGAGGACCTAACCTATAGCGGCACAACTCTCACGGGGAATCTACTGATACAGACGGAAGAAGATAGGGCTAAGACTATCCTGTACATTGTCATAGGGGCGGACGGGTATAACGTTACCGCCGCCTCTTACGACCTCTTCTTTCGCCTTACGTTTAAGACAGTACATGGTAACGAGCTTCCGCTTCTTGCTAGCTATGTTCCTTCTGCACCTTAGAGATTACCTCCAGGGCGGCCCTAGTTCCGGGAGTGTTGCTCTTGTGAAGGACGTCCCAGCCAAGGAGGCCTGCGGCCCAGGAATCACAGATATCTTCTTGCTTGCTGGGGCAGCCTAGAACACCTGCAAAGGCTTTCATCTTGGGCTTCTTTGCGTCGCCTGTACCTGTTAGATATTTTTTTAGCTCTTTTGGGCTTGGTGTAAGCGGTTCAAGGCAATACTCAGAGGCGCACAGAAACTTAAAGATACCGTAGGCCTCTCCCATCGAGAAAGCCTTAGTGTTAGCGGAGTAAGCAGGACCCTCCATCACTACTACGCCTATTTGAGAAGAGTCTACGTCTACACTCTCGATCCAAGAGAGCGTCTCTTCGTACATGAACTGCAGGCGCGCACCTCCTTTAAGATTGCCCGGCTTAAGGTTTTTTACAAAACCCTTACCTTGTGCGCTTATAATTGATAAGCCTGTAGAGCGCAGGCTAGCATCTATCCCAAGGGAGTAAACCATGGCAGCATCTCTTCAGTTATCTAGGGTTAGCACAATCAATGCGGACAATAAGCCTCAGACCACTCTTGAGGTAACTGATGCTCAAGAAATTCGCTCGGAAGTGTTCGTGTACTCTGTTGATGATAGAGGAGAAGAGTATGATACTTACGCATCCGTGGCGACTTTGTACGAGATAGAGAACCTCCCTAATTCTAGGCAGGGGGGCGCAGTAAGCTACCTAAAAAATAGTGTTACGATAGTATATGACGGAGTTCAGCAGGCCAGCTTCGGCCAGAGCCAGTTGACTCTGTCCCTAGAGACTCTTATCAAAGAGTACAACACCTATAAAGACAAGTTCGAGAAGAACGACACGTTGGAGATCAGCTAATGGCCTTAGAGTACGCCACTAACACACTTACATGGCACGAGGATTCCGATCAGTGGAAGCTATCTATGCGGGTTTCTCCGGGACAAGCAGGAGTGAGCGTTTTTCCTTTTGTTGTAGAAAGGTTCATCTCAGAAGATGACCTACTCAAGGATGACGGAACTTTAAAGACTCTGGCAGAGGTTAAAGAAGAGCTCGACGACTCTACTAAGTACCTTTTCCGTCGAGTGGCTACTCTTGATGATCTGCAGACTACCCCGAGTAAGGATGCTCTAGCTACAGACCTAAGGGGTAAGCAGGACGGTCGGATGGAGGATACCTCGGTAGGAGACGACTCAGAGTACACAGCAGAAATGGGCCCTGCTTTTAGCTTTGAAGACTACACGTACCCTAGCGCGATTACTGCCAGCTCTCACTACGATCATATTCCTATTTCCGGTTACTACAAGTTTAGGGTAGAAGAGATTAGTGCGTCTTACTCTACTTACGACTTAGGGGCCACGATACAAGAAGCCAACGACTCTTACTTAAGAGTGTATGCGGGGGACTTTCTGGAGGACTCGGCTGCAAGCACTCTGCCCCTTAGTGTGGGCATCTCAGGAGTGCATCCTAGCCGGACTTTTACTCCAGGATCCTTACAGGCTTCAGGCTTAGTAGCAGGCGACTCTGTCTACCTAAGCGTTTCTGGAGGATCCGGAGACTACTCATCAGAGGTGGACAAAGCAGAGCTCTTAACGGAGATCCGCGCTACGAGCCGGTACCGAGTGGCGAGGAACACTAATGAAACCGTTAAGATTAAGATTACAGACTCAAAGACGGGGGAGTCTAAGGACGTAGTGCTAACCATTGTTCAGAAGGGGGATTAAACTATGTCCTTAGATACTTTTAGCTTAGAGCAAGTAAAGACTAGCATAACGGATACAGATGGGTCGTCTCAGTACCAGATTACGGTAACGGCTAGAGTCACTGCCGGGACTACAGTTGACCCTGATTACACTCTGGACCAGAACGTTTTCGTTTATTCTTTTACCGCAGATAACTCTGAGTCATCTTTTGCTAGAATTGCTAGTATTTCTGACTTGGGTAACCTAAAAAATAGCAGGGCTGCTGCTAGCAATGCGGGACATTACGAGTACAGAGACAACACTCTCGTTCTTAGGTACCCGGACTTAGATACTGCGATAAACGCGAGCACTACAGTCACTGGCCGAGTTTCTGAGCTAGTAGCTGCGTTTATTAAGTACCAGCAGCAGTTTAAGGGTAGCAGCTCTAGCAGCATTCCCTTAGCCACTGACGCTAGCCTAGTAAGCGTTTATAGCTCTGCGTATGCTAGCGCTGTTGCGGCTAGGAGTACTGCAGAAGAGGAGCTCTCAGACTTACAGTCGTCATATGATCTTCTTCGAGTAAAGAATGAGATTCTGTCTACATACGAGAAGTGGGTGGGCGAGACACGTGATATTGCTGATGACGTGTATAACAAAATGCTGGCGCTGTTTAACACTTTTTCTGGACTAGTAGTTAACGATGCTGAGGGTAACCCCGTATCCCTCACCACTGGCGACTACTTCACTGGAGCTAAGCTTGCAGAGATTTATAGGCTTCTGCAGGTTATTCAAGCACAGTACACTTACAGAGAGGCGGAGCTGCAATCTCTTACTCTGCAGGAGCTTAGTTCTAAGGCAAGCATGGATAGCAAGAGCTCAGAGATTACAGGGCTTAGTGCCAACGAAGCTACGGCGCTTAGCAACCTTTCTACTTTCTGCCCAGAGGTAGACCCTAGTACTCTGAGCTGATAGCTAAAAAAAAACGGGTTGCGCGGGGCCAACCGACAGAAGAAGGAGGCGGAGGGCTAACCCTCCTCCTCCTTCTTCTGGCAGTTGAACCCTGCCTGGGTTCTTCGAGCGTTCTCTATCCCCAGCCCTTCAACGGCTGGGTCATGGACCCCCACATTTTGTTCTTCGCTGAGCGATTTAAGGCTCTTTTCGAGCCCGTCGAATCCCTCTCTAAGCAACCCTTTCGGGTTGCTTACTTGGACCGATATACCCGCCCATCCAGGGTTCGGGCTCAGGTATACTGAAAAGGAAGAAAAGGTCACCCGACCCGCCTTAAGGCGGGGGCCTTCGGGGCTTCCCTCCAGGGAGTCCTGGCCGAACTCCCACAGCAATTCTGAAAATTGATCTGCGGCGTGCTGGCCGCAGTATTTTTTGATCTCATCTTCAGCTGCCTTGTAGGCCGGGATCTGCTTCGATTTTAAAGGGATCTTTACCGTTACGCCCTGAATCGCCCGCCTGGCCTCCCGGAGAGCCCAAAGGATATTCGATACATCTTTCCCTCCCCTAACACCGCTTGTCACGAACTTCTGCATTTCTCTCTCCTCTAGCGCGTGTCGCGCTACATATGGCCACTGCACAGGATTGGCTACCTGGCTTGGGCCCTGGTTGATTAAGCACAAATTGATCTGGTCGTAGAATTCAATCTTGACCAGAAGCCTTTGTGGAAGGCTTAAAGATTACCTTCATATTCTTATGCCAATTTAGGCCCCCCGTTTTGCGTCATCGGTGGGAGCTAAAAAAACCAGCTTATGAGGCTGGATTTTTAGGCCTAAGCCTTTCGCACCCAATGCCCAGGATCCGCTAACTCTCTAAGGAGTATAATCCTGTACTCTTTACGAAGGCACTGGGGCTTCTCTTCTACTAGCAACCGGCCCATATGCTTAGCCATAGCATCAAGGAGCTCACCAACCTCTTCGGGCAAGGACCTCTCCAACTTCCTACAGAGTCGGTAGATCATCTCGGCAATAGTAGAGTAACCGGTAACTGACATAGGCGAAGGAGAAGAAGGCTCTGGCTGCCCGTATTTATTAACTTCGGTAACAGCAAAAGTAGAGTCTAGGCTAGTAAGACTTACGCTTCGAGTAGCTTCTTCGGTTTCGTAGTACCTTGAAACTAGCTCTTTAAGGTAAGGCAAAACCCTGGAAGTAAATCCTGCTTCTGCGAGACCCGCGGATATATGCACGAGGGACGACACAGTCATCTTAGAAGGGTCCTCTAGAGCGCGCCTAATCGTAAGGGGTACTTTCGCCTCTTCCCGGTTAGGACTAAGACTCTCTTGAAGGCACCAGGCCAAGAATAGCCCAGCCCGGTAGGAAGACCGAGAGGACATTCTTTGAACTCTTTCGTCGATAACTCCAGGGCTGATAGCTCCGTTATCACCATAGAAAGCCCTCTCGTAGTCCTTGCCCACTCTCGCGCCTACTCCGGTGTACCACTTTTTGTACATTGGAAGAGAAGATAAGAGCGTCTGCTCCACGCAGCCCATGATTTCTCTTAGGATGTACTCACCTCTTTTTACTGACCCTTTTCTGCGAACGCAGGACTCAGCGCTGAGCTTGTACTCTTCCCTTAGAGCCTTCCAGTTTAGGTTTAGAGAGTTATCCCTTTGCACTACTACTTTTACTAGCTCGTACAGCTGGCTTTTTAGGGCTCGAATAAGAGGAGTGTCAGTCTTTATACTCGCTATAGCCTCTAGATGCCTTCCAGGGAAAGACCACTGGCTGCCACCAAAGCAAGCACCGTACTCCCCGGTGAGGTCCCTTTTTGAATTGCTGTCTAGAACACTTGTATAACGATGCTCCACCTCTTCTTGTGCAGGGTGCAAAGATGTGAAGTTCTTGAGCCATCTCCAGATAGAGTTATCGTCCATCCTGCGGTTTACTAGTTCGTAGAAGCTTGTGATCATGTGTATGATATAGTTAACCTCAGATGCGTAGTTCTTATGGTTAACCATTCCCTTACTACTCGTGTTGTAGGCCCTTTTATAGCTAGCCAAGAACTCGTCCAGGCAGTCGTAGTTCATGATAAGAGGCGGAGGCTCAGTAGCCCAACTAGAAGATAGTACAGAGTTCAGCACTTTAAGTTGCTCGTCATCTATCCGCCTAGGAGCGCTTTTAAACTCCTTAGACTCTAGGTGCATTCTAGCAAAGTTTCTTAGTATGAAGGACTCGCTCTTGGTGCCTACCCAAGGGGCTACCTCTTCAAGTTTATCGAAGTCATTTGTTACTACATAATAGCTGTAGTTTACCCATACTTGCCTCCACTGAGAGGTGCTTATATATCTAGCCGAGAAGTTAGGCCTTCTGCCTAGATTGGTAGACCAGTTGTTGAGGCTTACCCTACAGATGAGGCTATTAATAATCTCGGACTGACAGCTTTTGAGCATCCTGGCTACATAGGCGGAGTCTTCGTGATCTCCCCACGGTGTGGAGCCTCCGTACCCGAAGTAGGACCTGTTGCCCGGGGCAGCCGCGAGTATGACATAGGACTTATCTTCATCTAGGAATAAGTCCTCTCCTAGGTATGAAGTACATAGCCGAAGAGTTACGTCTTTAGTGTCCCCATTAGGGCTGACCTCAAGGACAGATAGAGGCCGCAGGAATTTTACAGAGTCATGCGGTAGCGAGATCAAATGACTGCCCACACAGGATACCCGAGCCTACCTGAAGCGGGGTCCCTTTGACGCCTCTTACCGGGGAGATCCACCGATTCAAAGTCGTAACGGATGCATTCCTTTAGCACACCTTTAATCTTACGCCTAGAGCCAATTCTAGGTCCAGACCTGCCGGAGTCTGCCTTTGAGGCTGCGGGCTTAGTATGCTTTGGCAGCTCTTCTCCAGGCTGACATACTTCAATCTCCTTGCCCGAGAACTTCTTTGCCATGAAATCCTTAGTTACTGGAATTGAGTACTCGTGGCCGTGCGTCTCACATTCTACAAGAAGTATGCAGTAGCTACCCATAGGGGTAATGTTAGTAATCTGACCTTTAAGGAACGGAGGTATCCCCGCCCTCAAGTCTTTAGCCGATATCTTCATGCTGATCCTAGTATTGCAGAAGAGACGTTACCTCTTCCGGTATATGTGCTTTTGTATAAGTCTTCCACCTTTCTTAGGCAGAGACTACTTCTATCTAACCACGAATAGTAGCTTTTGAAGCTTGTCTGGGGGAACGGCCTGTAGCTGAACATCTTAACAGCGTAAGGGCTACCTGGTTCGTCTAACAGCTTAGCAATCTTACCTACGGTTGTAGGCAGAGCTACCCCTATACCATAACCCCAAATATCGTACTCCCTATCCTTAGAGTGTTCACACGATATGTACCTGGCGGAGGGCATTGCGTTCACTGTATTGTGCATAAGAATTACATCCCTAGGGACTTTTTTCCATTTAGCTTTAGTAGGAACGGAGTCTAGGGGATTGAGACCTGTGTAAGACACCAACCCTAAGAGAAGGTCTTTAAGGCGTACTACGGTAGGCTCCCTACCAGTGTAGGTATTTTGATCTTTGTACAGTAGTACTCTTATGCGGCTTGGCACTTTGCTAACGTCCAAGTCTGTGTAGTAGGGCTCTACTTTGCTGACCCTAAAGCTATGGTAGTTTTTGCTCTTGGATCTAGGGTCAAAAGCGTAAGCAACGTGCCACTGCTGCTTTTTCCTTCCACCTATTCGTGCAACTATGCCACACCCGGCTAGGTGTATATTAGCCTGCGCTAGGTAACTGCCATAGTGCGTAGCTAGCCCCGCAGACCTAGAGAAGTCCAGCATAGCTTCTCTAGTCATACCCGCAGTAACTGGGCCTTCGCAGTCTTTCATTCGGCTGCACTTTTTATCTGCGTAGTACCCCTTCCTAAGGTTTTCTACGCACCTAGAGCAATCCGTCTTCTTCTTATGGCGAGTCTTCTTCGCTTTTTCTGCGGCGAGTAACCTATCGTTAGCTACCCTAGAAGTCCCATCCCAGTCTAAGTGGTTCCTTAGGCTCAGCCTAGAGACTCTTCTCGGGCTAAATACGGAGTCAAATCCAGAAGGCTTAATGTAGCCCTTTTGCTTTTCTAGCCACTCATACACTAGGCCCTTACTGCCTCGGGCATGCTGGTAGCACGCTCTTTCTGTGCAAGAGGAGCATCCTCTTAGGATTTGCATAGGATCGGCACAGCTTCCAAGATAGCTAACCAGTTCGCTAAGCTTTTCTACTTCCACTGCCTGCCCTTCGTGCACTACTGCTTCTACATACGGGTATAGATCAACGGCAGAATGCGGGCTACCTACTTGTATGACCGCTCCGGTATTGTTTATGAACTTAGACGAGAGCCTCATAGGGTAATGACTGGCGTAGGTGCAGTCCAACAGTGAAACTTCCACCATGTTACGCCCAGCTCCAATTCTGCCCACCCATGTATCTAGGCGACGGCCCGAGGCTGCATCTATGGTTATAGCCTTAGAAGAATTAAGTACCTGAGGACGAAGGACAAACACACTATCTTGGGACACCTCCTGAAGAGATACTGCTAAGCTATCTATCTCTTCTTCTGACCCGTCGTTGGTAATAACCATTACGCCGCTTCTGGCCGGCGAATTAGAGTCTCGGACTATATCTCCGCTAAGAGCTGACTCTAAAGCGATGAACCTCAAGCTGACTCACCCTCTCTTGCCAGCGCAGCGTGGAAGGACTTCTCAAGTTTTTCTATCCTGTTTGTTACCAGGAAGTGCTTGTAGTAGCTCAGGTACCCCGACAGAAACTTTATGAACCGTAGCTTCTCTTGCTTCAAGCTGCTGCCAGCCCTTCTCTTAAATCCTAGCAAGATGGCTTTGTCCATTTGAGACTCTAGGCCGTGGTACGCGCAGTTGTGCAGGCACGCCTTGAGAGCTTTGTACTTCTCTCTAGGCATGTTAGCCTTCACGTTAACACATAGACCCAAGATCCGCTGGCTCTTGTGCTTAGGTACTATCTTTCCTTGGTGACCGCAGAACCCAGCTGCCCATACAGCTTTCTTTAGGTCTGTGAGCAAGTCTTTTGGAACTACTCCTTCTAGGGCTTCCGGACTAGCAGGCCATAGGTACAGGTTGTCGCAGTACCTCCTGTAACTCCACCCGGGGGGAGTGACCTTCTTTACCTCTGGGTCGATGAGCCACTCCGCTATTCGGTTAGCAAGCATAGGACTGGCGGGCCCTCCTTGAGGAACGAACCTCTTTCCGTCCTTGTCTAAGACGCATAAAACTCCTCCAAGGAGGTTTGCCACAGTGCTAGGATAGCCGAGGTGCTCAAAGAACTTCTTTACGGTAGACTGAAGTATACTCGGGAAGTAATTCTTAACATCTAGCTTAACAATCACTTCCGCCCCTGCTATGAGAGCAGCCGTGTCTCCTGGCCTTGATCCTGGCTCGTAGGCAGCGCTCTCCCTCATCTTAGGAACCTTATCGATGATTCTATCTCGGATCTTAGTTTGCACTGCGCTTAGCATCGCATTGGGGGAGTATATGTGCCTTACTCCTCCCCCAGACTTAGGTATTTGAAAGTGCTCATAAAGAGAGTTTTCGCTTCCGGCCTTTTCCCGAGTAGCTCCTCTAACTAGCCCATTTATGCCGCTGCCATCCAAGTCAAGTGCGTACGCTAAGCTGGTATAGTCCAGCAGGATAGGAAGAGCCTCGTTTGCAGGCTCAGTGTAGTTGATATGTCTAATCTTCACGGAGTAGCTCCTTGAGATTTAGGGTTTCTTTGCATACCTTCAGTCCGAAGGTACAAGTAGCGTCAGCACCTAAGCTATCTAGAACTTTAGGGCAGTGACTGCAGGGGCTGCCTTGCCTTTGGCCCTTAACTATTAGGCCAACTCTGCTTTCGTAGATCTTTACAGAAGAAGTTACCTCTTCTCTGCGAAAGCCCCAGGAGACTCCTCGCATACTCCAGAAGTACTCTTTCCTTCTGCGCTCAACGTCTGGCTTGTACAGCGATACATACTTGGGAGCCCCGGACCGGTCCGTAAGCATAGGTACAAGAATTACTCCGTCTTCCGCTGAGTCTAGGATTTTAGCTGACTCATCGTCGCAGGAGTCACACTCTTTTATCTTAGGAATGTACGGCTTAGCCGGAAGCTCTATAAGCACATCTACAGAGGCAGCCACGTCTGCGGCTGCCTCTGAGTCTGTACACAGGTAGAATGACCTGAAAGGAAGGTTCTTAGGCTTTTTCAGGTGTATGTGGTACGCAGGCAACTTACAGCCTAGCTGGAAGCTTGATAGCTGTGCCGTAGTCCAAGCCTTCTGCGGGCCCGTACATTCGGCCAATATCCATTCTACCCCCTCCGAAGTATCTACCAGGAAGATGACCTCTACTCGTGATCAGCCAGAGAACGGGAATGTTAGCCCTTAGCCTTTCATCAGGAAGAGGCGCTCCTCCGTCTGTAAGGTAGACTACCATATCGTAGTTTGTTGCCTGCTCTGACAGCCATTGGAAGGGAGGGTCAAAGCTTGTACCTCCGCACCCATAGCGCTTCGCAGGGAACTTACTATCTCCAGAGAGTTTTTCGATATTAGTAATATCGCTATCGCAGTACACGATAGTAACCTCTTTAAGGTAATTATGCAGTCCTACAAACTCTGCACGACCCTCTTCAAACTCTGCTTCCGACACAGAGCCAGAGGTGTCTACAAAGAAAGCTACCCGCGCCCGAGTGTCCTTAAGCTTGCCAGGAAAGAGGCAGACTCCAGTTCTTTCCAGTGCAGTTCTACGCCTATTAGGAACCCTAAGTGATTTCTTCTTGCCCACTTTAAGGGACTCTTGGATTACCATAGACCGGATAACTTGCTTAGCGTCTAGTACCGGATCTTTAAGGAGCTCCTTAAGCTCCATAGCTAGAGCGGAAGACCCTAATCCCCTGCTCTTAAGCTCCGAGCTGATCTCTTTAATAGCCGCTTGCGAATTAGCCTCTGCAGCTGCGATCAGGTCCTCGATCTCTTCTTCTGAGAGATCTGTAAGATCCTCTGCGTGTACGTACTTCTTCTTACCTTTAGAGGTTCGATCAAGCAGGTCTTTGACCTTCTGCATCTTCTCTTCCAGGTCTTTACCCGACTCAGAGTCAGAACTTCCTTCGCCGCTCTCACCCCCTTCTCCGGAGGGCTGCCACTGCGGGGGCGGCTTATCTTTCTCGATGTCCGATAGAATCTTGTAGTACTGCTCGTAAGAGAGGCCTACAGGAAGATCGTACTCGGGGGGCCATAGGCCGCGCCATTTAGATACAGGCCTACCGTTGTCGTCTATGACAGGGGCTCCATCTTCATCTAGCTCATAAGGCTCTGATGATAGAAGATCTTTTTCAGTAAACAGGTCCCATTTAACACAGGAACTGTTGCACGCAAAGTCCACCGCTACAGGGGACACCTTTGCCCACAGATCTTTATCCATTTCGAGCTGGTATAACCTCAAGCCTCTACCTGTATGGTTGTTCTGGAGGTGCACAAGCTCGTGTATGAGGATCTTGCCCACACTATCTCGGTGGGCAGGGACCTTAACCATGTCGTTAAACAGAGGGTCATAGAGGAGTTCGGCCCCTCCTTGAGGGAGGTTGCGAACTCCCATAGTTCCAAGGCCCGGAGCTTCGGACCTCCTTAGCCTAGCGATGACTGAGCAGTATGACGCTAGGAACGTACTTCTGTTAAACATGAGTACGAAATACTTGGGCAGATCGGTAACTTGTACCTCAGCGCTTAGTGCGCTAGTATTAAGAAAGCTTCGTCTACGCCGTCTCAATGGAGTACCCCCTTATGGACCAGCAGCGAGATTTCACACATAGGACCCTATATAATATACTGCAGGAGAGGCCCGGTATCGAGCCCCTCATTAAGCATGCTTCGGTCGGCGTATCCTTAGATAACCTACCTAGTTCTGCTTTTGCAGATACGTACAATAGGGCGTATCCTATCGACACGCCAGCTAACACAGCGATGTCGCTAGCTTATGCCATCAAAACTGCGGACCTTGCGCCCCATGTCTCTAGCAACCTTTCTAGGGCGGCGGAGATCTATGGGATAATCCTGCCGCCTAAAGCGCAGGTTAAGGTTGCTCACGAAGAGCCTAGGTACCTGCTACCTAAGCAGAAGAAATTCGGCATTAAGACAGCTAGTGATGTTCCCAAAGCTGAAGCGGCTCTTAAGAGGGTTAGCTCTAAGTTGAGCACTGAAGACCTTGCTACCGCAGCGACTGTCCTTGTAAAGGCAGCAGCGGATAGCGACCAGAATGTTAGCCCTGTAGTTATGCAGTGGGCGGGCTTGGCTCAGTGTGACCTAGAGAAAGCAGCAGAGTGGATTGAGGCGCGAGAAGACTCCCTTAGCGGCAAGGCTAACGGTGTATTCTCTAAGGTTGCTAGCGTAGTCCGCGCTTTTGATTCGGATAACACTCGTGATGACCTTGTTAAGATTGCAGAGACTGTAGGTAAGCTAGACGAAGTATACGGTCTGCAAGTTCACTACAACCGAAAGCTCCCTAACCCCATGGAGACAGTCTTTAATACTAAGACTTCTATGGAAAAGATGGTTAGTTTAGCAGGCACAGATGTTCCTCTAGCCGACCTCATGAAGAAAGACCCTGAGTTCTATGGGGATGTACTTGGGGACGACATTCTTCCCGAGATTACTACAGATGGAAAGCTCGACGAGGCAAAGCTAGTAGAAGAGTTACCTATCTTACCTGCTGACATGCTTAAGCTACTGGTTAGTAAGATGGGCTATCAGGTTAAGGAAGCTTCTGAGGTAATTATTCCCTCTATGTATAGAGGAGAGTTCCCTGGCCAGTCGGAGATGGAAGCTCAGACTGAGAGACTCGGGGTACTGAGAAAGGCCCTAAGCGATAGAGATTTCAACTTAACCGACCCCAATGATGCTTTATATGACTATAAAGACTTTGGCCTAGGAGGCGCAGGTCTGGGTGCGGCTATAGGCGCAGCCGCACACAAAGGTATCCCTGCGGCTAGAGGCTTACCAAGGCTGGCCGGTAGAATTGGTGCGGGAGCTGGGCTGGGAGGCTTAGTCGGGGCAGGTCTAGGCCTAGGTAGCTACTTTCTGGGGGATCGTCTGGGCTTCATAGATACTTTAGACGAAAAACGCGAACAAGACGCTAGGTTTAACCTTCTTTCAGACATACAAAAATACGAGCAGAATCAAAAAGATAGCGCACAGATAGCTAAGCAGATGGCAGCTAAAGAGTTATCCGACGCGTACCAACAAGGTTCTTTTCAGTCTGAGCTTAACTACCTTAGAGGACTAAGCGACCTTAACCCAACTAGTACAGTTACTAACCCTGTGCACTACCAACAGTTTGACCCGCTGGACGCTGTGGACGCTCAGCAGGCTATGTTTGATGAGAGCCGCAGGCAACAGCAGCTAGCTGGCGGAAGTTAGTAAATGACTCCAAGAGATATACTTACAAACCCAGAGTCTAGCGGAATGTCGCTAGTTGTGGCAGTGGATAAGCTCTTTAAGGGCCAATGCTTTGCCTGGGAGTTTGATACTATATTCGAGGAGCTTAAGGACATAGGCATAGAGCTAGACTCAGACGCTGCGGATAGGCTCATGGCTCTATTAGCGGTAAAGGCTAACCCTGCCCATTTATGGGACGGAGGGGTATTCTCTAACCTAGTAGAGACACTAAACTTCACAGAGTGCCTTAGCGACACTTATAATGAGTGCAGCGCAGGGGAAGTCTGCTGGGCTTTAGAGGAGCTACTAGAGTTCGGCAAGTACTATCAAGAAGACTTTAGCTACGAAATGTACAACGACGATCCTCGCATCTACGCAGCAGGGTGCGTAGCTAATGAGGGCTTTTTTGTAGTGCCTGAAGAGCTCAGCTTCTGCCTTCACGAGTTCAATAGGATGTTTCCTCTGAGCAAAAAGATCTCAGACGATCAAGCCAACAAGATCTTAGAAATGGCGAGTGGGCCGTTACTAGACGCTGTAGATGAGGAAGACGTAGTACAAGTACAGGTAGCTAAACTTCAAGAAGTTAGGGAGTACTGCAAGTACCGAATGTCTAACCTAAAAAAAGAGCTGCAGGCCTTAGCGGCCTACTAGCCCTGCTCCCAGAATCCATTGTGGGTGAGAACGTTCCTAAACCACATAGGTATGTCTTCCCAGCTACCGGATAGAAGCCTGGAGAAGTCCTTATCTATTATGTAGGTAACGCACTCATCTCCTTTATACCGCGAGCCTCTGCCGTAGCTCTGTATAAAGGTGCTGAGAGTTCTGGCTCTGTAGAGCTTCTTTCCAAAGTCAGTAGAGTTAAGCATTCTCTTCATTTTAGTTGATGCTAGGCTAGGCCAAGGGGTTTTTAGTATAACCTGAGCTTGAACTAGATCTCCTGCGCCGTCAAACCCTTCAGAGAGAGTAGGAGTTACAATCCAGTCTACTCGCTTGGAGGTAAACGCTTCTACCGACTCTTCCGTTTTCCTAGGGTCTGTATGGAATAAAATATTTAGTGACTTAGGGAATTTACAACCGTCTCTCATAGCTGCAGCTAAAGCGTAGCTGTGAGTATGTATGATCCCTCTTTTATGCTCAGGGAATACTTCCTGCTCTAGCAGTGACTTAATGCTCTTAAAGCTTTTAACACAGTCCGAGGGTCCCTTAAGAGAGAAAGCCTTAGGGATAGGCAACATTCCCTTATACTTTATAGGATGGTCAGAAAGGTCAAACTCGCTCGGTAAATCTATTACCACCGAGTTGACCGAGGTTAAGCCCATCTCTAGGCACTGACTGTTAGTTATGGATGCAGACATCCATATAACCTTGTTAGCCATCCTACTGAGATGCTCTTTAATGCTATCTCTTACTTTATAGAGCTTTATAGCTCCCTCCTCCGCTACCCAAGAGTCAACGCGAGGATATTGCTCTAATAGTCTAATGTACAGCTGCTCTTTTGAGTGAGCTTGCCCCAACATTTTTTTCCTGTCTACTTCTTGTATGTAGTAGTCTCTTAAAGCAGTTAGGCTAGTGATAGACCGCGCGGGAGACGTAGCACTCCTTACTTTGGGTAAGGCAATCTTAGGTATAGGTACAGCTAATTGCTCTGCCAGACGGTCGCAGAAGTTGTGCGCCTCATCTACAATTATTACCCCACGCTCTGGCCACTCTTTGCCGTAGAGGTTATGGGAAATAAAAGCTTCAAAATTAAGAAGAGAAGTGGCCGCCTCTAGCGCCCTATCTTTAGCTGCTATGTACGGGCATTTATCGCCCAGTTTCTTGTCGGTACACCTGGTGCGTAGGTACATCGCATAGTCTGCGGATGACTTAGATTGGTCCGCAGGGCACCCTGAGCAGCTCTTGTTTATAATAGGACAGGTATAGTTAGACTTGCCCCAAAAGTTAGTCATTAGCCTAGAGAAGTCCCTAAGGTATTGCTCTTGCAAATACTTGCGAGAGCACAGCAGGTACGCGCCCCCTTGAGACTTAAAAAAACGGGAAACGGTAGCTGCGATAGCAGACTTACCACTTCCCGTAGGAGCCCTAAGGACTATGTGCTTTTTAGGGCCTCTTAGGGCCTGCTCTATAGCCTCTAAAGCTTTTACTTGTAGAGGCCTAGGGGTCATACCCCCCGGAAAGTGTGCTACTAAGCTCATTCGGCTCCTTGAAGATCCAGAAGGTTGGTAGAGATCTTAATAAATCTGCTGTCCTTTTGCATCTCTTTTGTGAGGGAGCTCTTGTACTGCAGGTAAGCTAGTCTCTCGCTCTCTGGAATGTCTGACACTCCTAGCAAAGACGAGAAAGTCCCTTGCTGGTCCTCCGTGAGTTGATCGAGGAAGGACACCAGATTTCCAGCAAGCTCCGGGGTAGCATCAGGCCTATCAAGTTTGATCTTGAAGCAGACGGCCTTAATCGTCTCCCCCATAAGATCATGCCGATTCTCTTCCCTGATAGTGCGCAGGCGTTTCTCTACCTTGGACCAATCTCCTTCGAGAATATCCTCTGGTGGGATGTGCAAGCGCCCATCGATATAGCTAGCGTAGAAGCCATTGCAGATAGCATCACCAATCAGACCGGAGATGAGGGTCTTAAATACTTGAGGAGACTTGACCTTGTGCGCCTCAAGGGTCTTTACTACGTTAGATACCCTAGTCCACGAGGCAGGATTAGGGTGAGGCTTGCCCTGATTGGCCATAGCTTCGGAAAAGAGGTCGTCCGGCCTAGCTTGGATGTAGCTCTGTACCTTAGCGTGAAGGGGCAGCTCTACAAGCTCAAAGCCTTTCTTTGGCGCAGGGAGATTAACGGAGAGCTTCTCTCCTCTTGCATACTTTAGCCAGGAGGCCGGGTCCACCGTAACACCCATCCATAGCAGGCGACGAACAAACGCGTCGTCCGCCATCTGCGCCACAGAGTACTTACCTGTGGGAGGGTTACCCGCCGCCACGAAGTGGATGTTGTCCGGGAAGTCCATACCCGGAACACCTCTCTTAGATATCATGCTGAAGATAGCATTTAGGCTATCTTGATCGCTTGCGCGATTCAGCTCGTCGAGGAAGATTACTAGAGGAGTCCCCGTGTCAGTAGCCTTCTTTACGGCGTCGTGGATCTCCTCATTTACTAAGACTTTGTAGGTCTTATCGCACTCTTCATTACGGAAGAAGAGGCCCTTGATCTCCTCGGACCCCACGTGTGCTACGAAGATGTGTAGCAGGTCTGCCCCTGTTACCTTGCAGAGTTGTTTGATAATCTCTGTCTTGCCTGAGCCAGCAGCACCAACCAACATTGGTACGAGCCCAGCTTTCCAGCTGATGTAGATCATCGGTGCCAGGGTGCTCACCCCTGTAGGAAGAATCCCCATAGACTGGAAGTATTCGGCAATAGCGCCGTTTCTATTAGATGAGGTATCAATCTTGGACATAACTATTACTAGCTCCAGACTGAGTGTTGCCGAGAATTTACTATGGCTAGATGGCTCTCGGTTTAGCCTGCAAGACTACCCGTTTTACCACCAGCTGTACTCTGGTGATTATAGAAGCTCTATCTTGATGTGCGGACGACAGGTGGGTAAATCCGTATCAGCCGCGGGCTTTAGCATCGTTGATGCGGTATGTACGCCCTTCTTTAAGACCTTGTACATATCCCCATCGCTGAAGCAGACCTCAACCTTTTCTACCACGAGAGTAGGAAAGATTCTCAGGCATAGCCCAGACATTAAGGCTTTCGCAGCGGGAGCTTCAGACAACGTATTTCTGAAGATCCTAGCTAACGGCTCCGAACTTCTATTCTCTTATGCCACAGATAATCCAGATCGTGCGCGAGGTATATCTGCGGATAGAGTGGTTTACGATGAGGTACAGAACATTATCTACGATGAGGTAGTGCCTGTTATTAACGAGTGCTTGGCTAACTCTCCATTTGCATACACAAGCTATATGGGGACCCCTCTTACCATGGAGAACACTATACAGTTTCTGTGGGACAACTCTACACAGAGCGAATGGTGCGTAAAGTGCTCAGGATGCGGTAAGTACAGCTTTTATAGAACCACAAAGGGTATAGGAAAGAAGGGAATAGAGTGCCTGCACTGCTCCAAGTACGTGAACCCAAGAGAAGGGCGCTGGGTGGACATGCACCCTATACCTAAGGACGCCACCCCTGACGACCCCGCTTTTTTTAGGATGAAAGGATTCCACGTACCTCAGCTAATACTACCGCAGAACATAGAAGACCAGACCAGGTGGGGCAGAATACTAGAGAAGTTGAACCTGTACACTGAGTCTAAATTCAAGAACGAGGTACTAGGGGTAAGTGACTCTCTAGGTACTAGGCTGCTATCCATAGAAGACCTCAATAAGTGTTGCGGCCTAGCATCATTTGAAAAGCCCCCTGTAGGGCCCTTCATGTGCACAGTCGGAGGTATAGACTGGAGCGGAGGAGGAACTAAGGGTAAGTCTAGAACTGCAGCATGGATCTTTGGGGTAGACCATGCAGGGAGTGTAACAACTAGGTGGTTTAAGATATACCCAGATCAAAACCCCGTAGAAGTAGTTGAAGACATAGCTAAGCACATGAGCAAGTTTGGAGCATCATTTATAGTAGGAGACGCGGGAGAGGGCGCCCTTGCTAACTCGCTGCTAGCTAAAAAAGTGAGCGGCAAAGCCAAGGTGGCTCAGCTGCAATACGGATCCAGTGCAACTCCGCTCAAGTGGAATGGAGTAGATAGGTACTTAGCAGATAAGACCACCCTTATAGACAACTATATGATGACTATTAAGAAGCGGAGAGTTAAGTACCTCTCTAGGGATTTGATGGGAATGGCCTTTAAGGACATGCTGGCTCTCTATGAAGAGACTACCCCATCAGGAAAGAAGATTTGGACTCATAGTCCTTCTAACCCGGATGACGCCTTTCACGCTCAAGTATTCGCATGGGTGGCGGCTAAGGTCATGATGAAAGATCTCAACTTTTATTAGGATCTTTCAAGGAGACGCTCTCTACCTTAGATGGGCACACATACACTCCGTCAACGTATATGTGCCCATCTTTTATCTCGACTGAGGACGCTTTAATCTCTCTGCCGTTAATCTTAACCACTGCAGAGTTGGCTTCTTGAATGCTTTTATGCTTAAGCCATTCTTTGAATGTCACGATAATAGTGACCCAGAAGAAGAGGGCGTTGAAGAAGCCCGTCAGCTTACAGCTGCTCTTTTTAGACTTTGGAAGTACTATCTTGATAGCTACACTCCTTTAGTAGGTTCGCTATCTTTTGACATATTTATCCAGTCTTTTAGTGAGTACATATCACCGTAGTTCCATCCTATCTTGTACCCAAAGGTCATAGGCACTGGAATATCCGGGAACTCATTAGAGATATGCTCTGTGATGTGCTTCTGCAGAAAGTCAGGAAGCTTACTAACCTCAGACTCAGGGCACTCAAAAACCACTGAGTCGTGCACTGTAAGCATCATTCGGCCCCTAATTTCATGCATGTTGTTAGCCAGGTTAACGAGCATGTTAAGGACAATGTCTGAGCAGTAGCTTTGAATGTTATAGTTGATAGCCTGTCGCTCATTACGAGAAGCGACCCACCTATCTACTTTAACCAGAGGAAATCTTCTAGCCCTACCATTAGGGGTAAACACCTTACCGTCCCTATGCACAGCCCTACGGACCTCTTCTAGGTACTTAGGAATGCCGGGAAATCTTTGAAAGATTAGCTCTTTTAGTGCTTGATCGTCTGGCTCACCTCCGTAGAGAATCTTAAAGACAACGCCTTTAGTCCCGCCACGCAGGTTGTCCAAGCGCTTACCCTCTTCCGTATCCAGCTTTCTCTTTGTCTGTATATCCTCGTATGGTATCCCGTGGATCTCAGAGGTTATCCAGCTGTGGGCGTCGAACCCGTCGGTCAGGGCTTTTATTAGCCCTTTATCCGGCGCAAACCGAGTCATTACTTTAACCTCGGCCCCACTAAGATCTGCATCGACTACAACAAGCTTTTCGCCTTCTTCCCAGTTATACTTATCCATGAAGTAACTTCTGGGAAGACCAAAGGACCACCCTGGGTTATCTGGGTCTGTTATAGGTGAAGCTGTAATAATCTTCTTAATAACATACTCTGACTTGGTTTCATCCGGCTCCGTGATCACGACTCTTTCAGTGATGTTTTGGAGGTTAGGGTCAGAGGAAGAGGTACGGCCGGTCTTAGCTCCGTTAAGGTGTATATTGCCGTGAAGCCTAGAGTCGTAGCCAGATAGATAGTCTAGCTTCTCTACAAAGTCTGACAGGGCTTTGTTCAGCTTCCTGTACTTGGAGACGAGCATAGCGACAGAGTTACCGTGCTCTTTGTGATACCTCTGCAGGACCGAATCCGTGAGGCTAGGCTCGCCCTTCTCTGTCTCTTCTAGGACTGGAAGGCCATAGTATCCGAAGATTATATTACCTAGCTGAGACCCGCTGTTAAGGTTAACAGAGGTCAGATCCATGCTTGGAAAGTCTTCCGCTAGCTTAGACCTAATTTCAGAGTCCACGGCTTCTATATCATTAGTCAGCCGAGACCTGAGCTCTTCTATGTGAGCTTTGTCAGTAAATACGCCCTCTACCTGCATAAGGGCCAATCTTTCCGTAAGAGGCAGGTAGTGCCGGTCCATTAGGTTCAGCATTCTCTTTCTTGAAGACGCCTCGGCTGCACTCTTAGGGTCTTCTTTAGCTACTTTTCTTCTTTGCTCTAGGCATATCTCAGCCGTAGCATCAGCATCTATAGCGCCGTATAGGAGAAGAGTAGAGGCAGGAAGGTCTTCATACGTGTAAAGAGTAGGCTCTCCGGCAACCTTAGGCTTCTTGACGTAGAACTTCTCAGTCTCTTTTTTGGTAGCCTTATCTACTCTCGACTTAAGCGACTTGTACTCCTGCTGAGCCTCAGAGATCTTGTCTTGCAGTCGAAGAGTTTTAATTTCTTCTCCTCTTGACTTGGCCCTCTTGAGCTTTCTCTTCATTCCAGACTTTAGGCTCTCATACTCTTCTTTGAGAGTAGAGGGAGTAACGCTGTCGGCGTAGTTAGGTGAAGCTACTCCCAAGTCTTTTAAGGACATTGAGCTTAGCTGGCTCTGCACTCTTTCTTTAGCCGAAGTCTCTATCTTACTAAACTCTGTAGATAGCATGTCCTCATAACCGTACAGCTCAAACTTATAGTCAGCTACAGCTGTCTTTAAGCCGTACCACCCGTTTTTATCCTCATCTAGGATATGCTCTCCCAGCAGCCCGTCCCAACGAGTGTTGTACACACCTCCGGCTTCTTTTATCTGAGACCAAGGCTTTCCGACTTCTCTCTCAATGTCCGATAGAAGACCGGGAGTCATTCTGGCCTCTACCCTTCTTACAAGAGAGTGTCTGAACATATTCAAGTCGAACTTATAGTTCCACCAGCCTTTAGGGTGGTCAGACATAGTTACTTTGAATACGTGCGGGGCTACGTCTTCTAGGGAGTAAGGAGCCTCTTTATGCTCTACCATAAAGCTAAGAGCCTTCCCCTTTCCGAAGCCTGCAGAGACAGAGATGATTTTGCTCTCATGCCACCAGGCATGGAGAGTGTTAGTCTCTGTATCTAAGCTCATAAGAGTTTGGGAGACTGGCTTTCCATCTGAGTAGGAGCTGTACTCCGCGCAAGCCTCTTTTACATCTTCGAGAGTCCAAGGAATATCATACACATCCCTAAACTTCTCCGGATCAACGGGCTCCATTTGGAGGCCCTTTAGGATCTTAGCTGCTCGGCTGATATCTCCCTTTATAAGCGAGTACACTCCGGGACTGCCAAGTAGATAATGCAAGCTTAGGGTGAACACTAAGCTTACTTTCTTCCCAGTGGGTAAGGTGTACTCCATTACCCTACCGCGAAGATCTCTCTGGTTTACCTTAGGAAGCTGGAAGAATACAGCCGGCTCTGTTCCCAGGCAGATAATCATGTCGGGAGAGAGATCACATAGCTTCTGCATTCCTAGTGTGTTTCTGCAGTACTCTATCTCTTTCTTTACCAGAGACTCTGAGTGGCAGTAAGTAGTGTACATATACTGAAGAGATGCGGCCATCTCTGTTACCGGCTGTACTTCTTGACCTCTCTCTTCCTGGATAAGGTTGTATACTACTCCTCTCAGAAGCTGAGCGCCTTTATCTGTGAACAGGCCCCCCCAGCTAGGAGGGCAGCTCGACATGATCACTGTTTTACAGTTGCTGGAGATACCTCCAGGCTCGTAGCATTTACTCTCGTATAGGGGGCACCCCATACAAGAGGATGGCTTAATCATCATTTTCCCAGTCCTCGAACATAGGTGTAAGGTCGTAGATAGTCATATCGCTAGACTTAACTCCGACTTTCACAAACTTCTTTTTGCTCCCAAGGCGCTTTCTTAGAGTGTCTGACCACTCTAGTGCGCAGGGGTCTGTGGATAGCCGTGCCTTTAGCTTCTGGGCAGTTTCGTACCTGCCGTACTCTTGAGGCTTATTGGGCCTTAGTAGGTTAAGGAGAAGAGTGTTCCACTCGATCACTAGGTAGTGGTGCACTTTCTTAGAGGACCTTTTATCCATGTAGGCCTTATAGGTTAACCCTACTCCTAAGCTCCCCAAACGCTCCCTGTCAGTGCTGTCTGTCAGTAGATGGCGTATGGTTACCTTTCCGGTAACATTACCAATCTCTTGATACCGCACAGAACTAGAGAGGATATCACTGAGTAGGTCTCGACTTTCAACAGAGTCAGTCATCACGCTAATAGAGGTCTTTTGGCTCCTCACGAACTCTGAGATGTACTTAAAAGGGTTCCTACCAGCAAGCTTGCCGATGGCTGCTGTGATTATAGCAGACTCTAGTAGGCGGCCGGGGACCGGCCCTCCTGCTTGCTTTTGCAGCTCTTTCATCTGCTTGGTTACCTCGGTAGAGGTTCCATCCCCGTGGAAAGCGTCTTTAAGCTCTTTTATATTCTGAAGGAACTCTGGAGCGTACTTGTATACACCTAGAGTTAAGAACCTTCTGCATTTACGTACAACCTCTACTCCATACTTATCAGAGATTGTTTTCTTGGGAGAGGTCTTTCCTTCTATCTTTTTGGTCTTTAGCTTTACGTATCGGCTGATGTCAGCAGGGTCTCTTAAAGACTCGATAGCGCACGCCCAAGCTTGGTACTTAAGTACATACCTACGCTGACCGCCCCCAGGTGCCCCGTGCTGTACTACGTGCTCAGACTTTTGAACTAGGCCTCTCTGATCGCTTAGGATCTCTGTTACAGCCTTAGACCTCTTAGGATTCTTATGGCTTAGCTCGAACTCATCACAGAAGTACCCGCCGGCTCTGCCGTCCATAGAGTTTCTAACGCCTGCAGATGAGTAAGTATCAGAGCTGTGCACGCACTCAAGCAGCCTCCAGTCATAGTTGGAGCTGCATAGAAGCTCTGCGAGGGAGGATTTACCCGTGCTCCTCTCTCCGTTTATAATAGTGTACAGATGCCTGCCTACGCATGTATTAATCGTGTTTACGAAGAAGGCGTTCGTTAGGTATTCCATACCAGCGTCGCCCTCTTCTATAGTCCACCCGTCCTTCAGCATATTGAAGACAGTTTCCCAGCACTCTGAGATTGTGAGCTCTTCCGTGGAAGCATTATTTAAGTCGGCCACAGTAGAGAGCTCTTCGGACCAGTAGGCCCTCTTATCTAGATCGAAGTAGATATCTCCCAGGGTAGGCTCTGTGTACTCTTGCCAAGTAAGATCTTCTCCCGTGACCGGAGAGGATACATATACCGCATCCCCGTTTACTACTACCCATTTAAAGACTTTGTCGGAGCTACTATCTCCAGTGTTTACGTAGTGAGCGCCCTGGCCGAACTTTCTTAAGTTCCCAGCCATAGGAGTAACTTTTAGGATCTCAGCTAAGGACAGCCTTAGGTACGACTCTTGAAGCTGAGTTTGCCGCAGGAGAGAGTTCTCTACTCTTTTTTCCCCGGTTCCCGTGTACTTAACAAAGTCAGGCAGCCCTAAGTTTTCTTCCGCCCAGCAAACAAGGGCGCCCAGGTCTGTGGACATGGAAGAAATAAGGTCTCCTAGGCCTTTAGTCACATCGATAGACCTAAGCCTTCGGTGCTCTTTTTGCCATACGAGAAGGTTAGTACGAGAGCTGTCAAACTCTAAACCTATGAACTCGTATATCTCTCGAACTTCCATAGCAGTTCGATAGATAAACCCCTTCTCTGTCTCAGCTCTACCCAGGATAGATTCTGTCAGTAAAGCTTTAGAGATCCCCGTCTCCTCCGCTACAGTGGAGACGAACGCTCTGTTATCCAAAGGATTAAGCAGGCACTTTCCTATAGCAGAGGTCTCAGAGAGAATAGATCTAAGATCATCCGGGTCGCACGCATCTATAGCATCTTTAGCTACATCTACGCACCACCGCACAGCTCTTGTAAAGTTCTTTCTCTTTCCTCGGACGTAGGAGAACATCGCCTCCTTAGTTACGTCCCACCCTAGGAACGACACGGCTTCGTCAGGGTCTTTTACATCCAGAGTCCAATCAAACACGTAACAGTCTAGGCTTGTAGACGAGAGGACTTCTTTTAGCCTTAGCAGCCCACCGGAGTCTTTATGGTGATTGTCTAGGCAGAGGTATAACTTGTCTATTCCCAAGGTTTTAGCAGAGTCCAGGTTGGACATCAGGCTGCCTTGAGTGCAGAGGATAGGGTCTAAGGTAACCTTCTCTACTGTGTGATATTTGACAAGTATGGATAGAAGGTCGAACTCTCCCTCTACGACCAGAGCATCAGAGGCTTTCCACGGGTTCTTAGCCCTTTGATTGCCACCGATCTTTGCTGCAAAGTTACCCAGCCCAAAGAACCCTATCTCAGTATCGTCCCCTTTTGGGCCTATAGCTAAGATCTGCTTGTCTTTGTACACAGCAGGCTTGAGGAACTCATACCTGATTCTAAACCCGGAGATCTCTGTGGGGCTTGTATAGTAGAAGAAGACTAGGGCTCCTACAAAGTTACTGTAGCTATCTTGCAGCCAGCCCTTAAAGAACTCCATTATACCTGGCTTACAGGTAAGCTCGGAGCTTCTTTCTATCTCGCTAAAGGGAGGCAGAACTCCGATAGGGAGCTGGCTGATAAGCGCAGGGTCTGCTTGTATGCCTCTAGATTCCAGAAAGTCTAGAGTCTTCTGTGCGAAGGACCACCTAGGGTTCTTCCTATTCTTAGCAGCAGATACTAACGTGGAGTTAGCCACTAGAGCTATCTCTCCGTTTATTTTCCTACGAGTCTCCTGCTCTCGGATCTTCTTTCCTAGGCTCTGAGGCAGCTTAGCCCCGTGAGACCTAAGCTCTAGGAATGCCTCTGCATCTGATACGCCTTTTATGGCGGCTAGAAATTGTACAGGGTTAGAGCAGTATTTAGAACACCCGAAGCATTTAGCAAAACCTAGGTCGGTTCTGATGTAGAAGCTAGGGGTGTTATCATGATGGTCCGGGTAGGGGCATGTGGCTTTTACTACTGCGCCACTTGTAGTAATAGATGTGGACTTAGTGTCTGCTAGTATTGAGGCCCATGTTTCAGGACCTAGTTCTTTCCAAACCTTACCGGTCTTCATTCTCTCTCCTAGGCCTTTGCTGCAGCCCTACGAGCCCTCCTCTCCTTCTTGCATATCTCCCTGTAAATACACCACTTACATAGAGTATGCACTCGGATTTCAGGCACTACTTGAGTGTAGAATTCGTTCACCGCGCCGTTGACCCGCCCTACTATACTATTCTCACCGTCCATTTTATAGGAGATTCTTCTGGCTGTGGGGGCCCAAAGCATCTGCCCTAGAGTGAGGAAGTACAAGCCCTGCTTGACAGTTTGCACCTTTGGATAGGCGCCAAAAATTAGAGTAGTATAGAAGTCTAATTGAGGTCCCGCATATTGCAGAGTAGCTCTTTTAGACGTCTTAAGATCAATGACCACCGCTGTTTTTTCATCTTCGGAGATCATTAGTCTGTCTATCTTACCCCGGAGCATGGCGCCTGAGTCATAGTAGCTTGAGGGTGTGAGGGACGGACTTACGGCCAGCTCTACTTCTTGTCTATCATCAGCGATACTGTACTT